CAAAATTGATGCGATTAATAGTAGCACCACAGATATCTTGACCGGCGGGGTGTACAATGACATCGATTTTGATGGCGAGCGCTATATCTACGTGGCCACATCTACAGGTCTGACCCGTATTGATATCCTTGACGATACTACCACTCTCTTGGCAATTACAAATGGTGCATTTACTCTCGAAATAACTGCAGATGCTATTTGGACAGCCCCGGCTGCGGCTTCAGCTACTCCGGTTCTGACACGCGTCAATAAGAGCACATTCGTTGCAGATGCAACAGTGTATACTTTAACGACGTTTGTAGAGGCTGTAATTCTACGGGATAGCTGCATGGATGCTAAGGGTGCTGTTTACTTTGCCCCAACAGTGGCCACAGCGGGTAACTTTAAGGTGGTAAAGGTCTCAGCCAACTCCGTAATCAGCTATAGCACTTTCTCTCAGGTCGCCGCCGCCGCTCCTGCGCTTATCCCTGTAGATGAGGACAATTTGCTGTTATGCCAATGTGTAAGCAGCTCTACATTTTATCGCACACAATTCTTAGCTAGTACTTTTACAATTCCTGCGGGGGGTTCCACACTTACTGCTAACTCTTGCTCTTCGCTTGACGTAACGCGACGCGCGAGTTGGGCGCGTATCGACGGCACTATCTACGTAGCACCTCCTCCTGGCGGTGCTACTAACTATCTATTCGCGTGCCCAATCGCGCAGTCTATTACTGCAATCTACGCGGCCCCAGTAGTATTGGGAGATATGAATAACGTGCTGCATGCTTCAGGTGCACGCGGATGGATCCACTCTGATGGCGCGAGAATCTTAGGAGGCACGGACCAAGGGTTACGTGTTTTCACGAAGATCCATACGACGAAGCCGATCACTAATACTACGATTGGCCAAATGGCTCTTATCTCATGATATTCGCTACTGAGGTAGTGATGACATTTAGCGGTTTGCGTTGTCAGCCACGCTTCGGTAGCAGCAGTCCTTCCTTACAAGAAGTAGCCATCGCGAAAGGTGGCTACTCAGGGATGCGACCTGCTAAGATTTCTGTGTTTGTGCAACAAGTTTTGCTCTTTTCGGGGATTGGATCACCGAAGTTCGGGAGTATGGCTAATGTCAGAAGGTTCGGTCTGGGTGTATTTAGGACTACGCTCATGCGTGCTGCGCGACCAGGTGTGATATCGGCTAGTAGCATTAGTTCCCGCAACATTACTGAGGGTGGATTCACAGGTGTCAAAGGCGCGAAACTGTTGTCAACAAGGGCGCTCACAGGAGCTCTTTCAGGGCTACCTTTTACCGCAGCCCTTTCCAGCCTCCGACTCCCTCGCATCTCCAAAGGCCCTTCTTTGCTAGGCATCGCTTCTTCAACCTCCGGGAGATTATTGAAGAATTGTACTCGAATACTTTCGACACAGTACGTATTACGAGGCAAATTTACCGGAGTAAAGGCACCTAAAATGGGAGTAACTGCTAGCGGTGTAGTGACCGCCGCGATTGCGGCCGCCGGAGGCTTTACATCCTTCGCGCAGGCAGCTTTATACCAAACGACGATTAGGTACGCGATCAGACAAGCGACTTCCTTACCTCGCGCTATGTCTGCAGGAATGTTCTCACCCCCTGTGAAAGAACTGATGACTAAGTTTGTCACTCTGAAGCCTGCGTCTGCAATCCACTCTGTAATTGCGCTATACCCTGCTATAACCGCGTTTTCGCTTATTAGAGCAGCTCGTCTATTCGCAAACCGCTTGATGGCAGTTAACGGCCCGAGCCCTACAGGCGGGTTCAGCTCACTGGACTACAAGGCCCCGAGCAATATAATCCAACAGACTGTGAACATCACAGGGTCTGTTGTCAACTCAATTAAACAATTTTGGTACTAATATGACACCTCAAGATTTATTGCCACAGGCAACTCACATTTACACAAACGTAACTCAAGAAGAGATCGATGCGGTAACTGTCGAGCGCTACACCTCTACATACAAAGATGCCTTGATTTTAGGCACCAAAATGCCTGTTGAAGAATTGGCTGCAAAGCTAGTCCAAGAAACCGGCGGTATGGTCTTCGGTTAGATTATGATTACCGCAAGTACGCCCGCTGTAATCCCTGTCACTACTCAACCTAACGCCAGAATAGCCCCGATAACGGCTGTATCTGTTGGGGATATTGATAGACACCCGTTACGGAATGTCCTTGCGGTACTTTCAATCGAAGAAGTTGAAGGTGCTGAACAGATCTCTATGGAGGTCGGGGCGAGTGTCACCACAGAGGCTTCTCCTGCTGAACACTTGGCTATTAGATTGGCTACTGTTAAAACAGACGTCGCACAAGCCGCAGAGCATGTCAGCATGACAATCAACATCAGTGTAATCGACACAAGCGTAGTACTGGACAGTGTTAATGCCTTTATCCCATTGGACGCATCAGCTCTGGATATCGGCGAAGCTGCGGATATTATATCTTTCGGAATGCAACCTTATGTTGCGGATGTAGTAGCTGCTGGTAGTGTTGTTGAGTTACACATCCAAGACTACACGGACTGTCCCGACTACTTCGTTCATGAATACGCAGGAACAACTTACTTCTGCTAGAGGATATATGATTTCAGAAAAGATAACGCCATTAGGCATAGTTTCTTTCACACTTACAGATGAATTCGGTAATATAAAAGAAACCCAAGATTCCAACTTAATCCTATCGGCAGGTAGAGCTTTTGTCGCAAACAGATTATTACCCACCCCTACAGCGCCTGCTATTTCTCATATTGGAGTCGGCACCGGTGGTATCGCACCTAGCCCTGACGATGCCGCATTAGGTAATCAACTTGACGCTAGAGCTGTCTTAACTTCTACTACTCTAACTACTACGAATGTTACTCTGGACTCGATTCAGTACATCGCATCATTCGGTCCAGGTGTCGCTACAGGCGCATTAACAGAAGCCGGACTATTCACTGGCGCTACTGGCGGAATTCTAGTTGCCAGAACAGTCTTCGGAGTCATTACTAAGGGACCCAATGACACTCTTTCTGTGACTTGGCAAATTATTATCACCTAAGGAGGTGCTCATATGGTCACTATCGTAACCCGCGCCGCTAAAGGAACGCCGCTTACTAGCGCAGAAATGGACGCTAACTTGCAGAACCTGAAGGTGGCTGCAGAGTCCATTCCACAATCCGCGAAGACAGCCGCCTGCACACTAGGGTTAGAACATCTTGGCGGCCATGTGAGCAGTACTGGCGGAGGGTTTACTATCCCCGCTAATGTATTTAGTATCGGCAATGTTATTTTGTTACACAACAATAGTGCGACTGCGCAGACTATAACATGTAGTGCGCTAACATGCTATCAAGCAGGAATAGACCCCGCTAAGACCTCTTACACATTAGCAGTGAGAGGGCTGGCGAGTATTCTTTTTCATGGCGCGAATGCCTGTACAATTTCCGGGAATATCTCATGAGCGTCTTAACAACGTATATGGCCGCGGGAATAACACCTTCGCCTACGATGGGTTGGATTGTGGGTACAGCAGGAAACGATTCCTTAACAGGGACAGCAGGCGCTGATACTTTGTTCGGCGGCCTCGGTATCGACACATTAGTCGGTGGCCTCGGAAACGACACTTACATTGTAGACACAACAACAGATATCATCACAGAGTCCATCACAGGTGGCACAGATACAGTTCTGAGCACGGCAACGTCGTATACACTGCCAGGTAAGGTAGAGAATGTGAAATTGCAAGGCGTTGGTGATATCAGCGGTACCGGAAATAGTCTTTCGAATATCGTGACGGGGAACAGCGGGAATAACACGATAGACGGTAGCACCGGTGGTGATACCTTAATAGGTGGCGCTGGTAATGATGTATATATCGTAGATAACGCTGGAGATATTGTGACAGAACTTTCAGGAGAAGGCATCGACACCGTACAGACATTTATATCGTACACTTTGCCATCTGAAGTAGATAATCTCAAGCTAACGGGCATAGCCACAGTATCTGGTACCGGTAACTCAATGGATAACACAATAGCAGGTAACACTGCAGCCAATACATTGGTAGGCGGTCTAGGTAACGACACCTTATCTGGCGATACAGGCACTGACAGTTTAGACGGTGGCTTGGGGAATGATGTTCTATGGGGCGGCTTGCACGTAGACACCTTGACAGGCGGTGATGGAGCAGATAGCTTCCGCTTTGTAGTCTCCGCCGATTCCGGAACAGGTGTTAGCAGAGATATTATTACTGATTTCACAACCGGAGTTGACAAAATCGACTTGACGGGCTTAGCGCTGACCGGCGGAGTGATCGGGACAGCAGCCTTTACTACTGTTGGGCAGGTTAGATGGGCGTTTTATGGTACAGGTGCCACAGCTTACGCCGTGGTGCAAATTACTACGACCCCTGCTACTCCGACGACAGCATCGATGGAGATTAAGTTAAATCTAGTTACTACATTGGTCACATCAGACTTTTTATTATAGCAGTTGATACTACTCAAGAGGCGTTATGCAAGATTTAAGCTTTGATGGAATTGTGTTTACGAAAGGTGGAGAAGGATTTGAATCTGCCCCTTATTTAGACAGTGGCGATGTCCCCACTATCGGGTTCGGCTCGACTTATTATGAAGATGGCACTAAAGTCCGCATGACTGACGCTCCGATCACAATGGAGCGAGCTGCCACGCTATTCAGCGTAACCATGCGAATATATGTTAACGCTGTTAGAGCTGCCATTAAGACTCCTCTCAAGCAGTATCAGTTTGACGCGCTAGTGTCATTGTGCTATAATATTGGAGTAGCAGCGTTCTCGTCTTCTACTCTTGTGAAGGTAATCAATGCTGGCCAAGATGAAGACGCCATCACCTTCCAGTTTATGCGTTGGAATAAAGATAATGGCAAGGTTGTCAAAGGTCTAACCAATCGCCGCGCCAAAGAAGTTAAACTATACCATAAAGGAATTTACCATGATTAGTTTGCCACTAGGCACGCAAACAGAGCTCCCTGTGTCTTTGACAAAAAGCAAATTAGACCGCGCCACCAGCACTTACGAAGCTGTCCTCTCCGATACTAACGGTGTAAACACTGTATTGACGGTGAGAGTGCCAGCGGATAAAGGGGAGTGGGATCCAGCGACAGCCTATAGTGCTGGTGATGAAGTCACGATCGGGCTAGCGGTCTACGCCTTAAAGGCAGGAACAGCAGTGGTTTCCACAGTGTCACCAGGTTTGTCAACCGCATGGAAGACTGCGAAGGCCAATCACGTTTACATCCAGCTACCGCACACAGTAGTGACTGGAGGAACTGTCGAGTTGAGCGTCACTGAGACAGGTGTGGCATTTCCACAGATCTTGAAGATCTACAATGAACAAATCGAATTTACAGCAAGCCCAACGGAGCTAGTATGATAGACAAAATTGAAACACCAGCAGTGGTACAGCCAGCTGCAAAACAGTCAACCCCTGCTGCTAACTTCAGCATTGACCCCCTGAATAAAGCCCCAGGATTATGGGAAATCTCAGCTCAGGAAGATGGCACAATCAGAGCTGTACATAGCATGGTCGGCCAAGTATTTGTCGGTTCAATGGCCGACTTTAACGCAGCGATGGCAATCTAATGGTTACGGTAGCGACCCCATGCGCTGCTTACTCCTTGTTCGCTAAATTATGGGGACGTTGCCGAGCTGTATGTAACGGAGAAGCAGCTGTAAAGAAGTATGATGCAGTGCTGGATGTGTACAATTTTGAGAATTTACTGATTCCATTCTCTCACTCGATGAGCTATGATCAGTGGAAGTTCTATAAAGCCGAGGCTGAATTGCCCGGTATCTCAGCTCAATTCGCCAGAATGCTGGTTGGCGGATTACTTCGCAAGCAACCAATCCTTGAACTGCCTGCCACGGCTCCTGCAGAAGCCCATGAATGGCTGATGCAACAGTTCTGTAAAGATGACTCACCGATGACGGCATTCCTAGATGAAGCGTTGTGGGAAGAGATGCAGTCTTCTCGTTGTTGGGTGTTCTTGGACTATCCGAACATCGCCAATCCTGATGAGGTTGACCCTGAAGAGCTTAAGAACTTTAAGCCCTATCCTGTGATTCACAAATCAGAAAGCATTATCAACTGGAAAGTAGACAGCAGAGGCCTTAGTCAAGTAATTGTAAGAGGCTTTGAAGAAGTGTACTCCCCTGACAACGAGTTCCACCCGAAAGTCCTCGACACCTGCTGGGTACATGAGTTGACTGAAGAGGGCTATTATCAAGTCAGGGTATTCCAGGAAACAGGGCGCAAGAGTGAAGATAGACAGCAGACGAATACAACCTCAGTCAGAGACTTGACAGATGTAGCATCCGGAATGGTTTTGAAAGACACATTCGACAATATTCTCATGCATGGCGAGAGAGTCACATCAATCCCTGCGTGGCCTCTTAATGGTTCTATCAAGCCTGTGCCGCCCCTGTTGACCGCTATTGTGGACAAAGAAGTGAGTCTTTATAACAAGGTCAGTCGACGCAATCACTTGCTGTATGGTGCAGCTACTTACACACCTGTTATCTGTGCTGATTTGACTGATGACGCCTTTGACGAGATAGTTGAAGCAGGTTTAGGCTCTTGGATTCGTCTACCGATGGACGGTAAGGCTACAATCTTGGATACGCCTACTGCGGCCTTATCGGACATGGATCGCTCAATCGTCCAGGCCATCGAAGAGATTGCTAGACTGGGTGTGAGAATGTTATCGCCTGAGAATGTTCAGTCAGGTGTTGCCTTAGAGATTCGTAATGCTGCCCAAACAGCGCAGCTGGGTGTACTTAGTAATAAAGTAAGCCACACCATGCGAGCTATCATCGCGTTTATGATTAAGTGGCGCTATAACATTGATATTCCGTTGACAGAGGTGAAGTTCACATTATCCACTGACTTTGATCCGGTGCCTTTAGGCGCAGATTGGTTGCGACTAGCGACAGAGTGGTATGAGAAAGGATTGATCCCCCGCTCTTTGTGGTTGCAAATGCTCAAGTCTAACGACATGGTGGATCCTTCTTACAATGACGAGGAAGGGATCCAGGAAATCACTGGTGATGTGCTTACTCAGGCGGCACCTCAAACAAATGACAATTTCGCTAGCACGCTAGCAATGGAGAGTTAAAATGGCTAAGTTTGGTAATAATAATGCGGCAGGCCCTCATAAGAAGAATGGTCGCAGACTCGGTACCGCAGCCTCAATGCTTGCTGGACCAATTGGTTCTTATATCGCCGGTAACATCGCTGGAAAGCGAGGTTCAGAGTCGTCGCGAAGAGTCGTATCTTCCTCGACGGCTACCGGTATGGTTGGTGGCGCACTCGTTGGCAGTATTAGAGGTGCCATTGTTGGTAGTGCAATGGGACCAGGCGGAACGGCGGTAGGCGCAGCAGCAGGTGCTGTAGGCGGAGCAGCTGTAAGCGGCCTCACCCATTATGCTGGTGCTAAACTAGGTGTACGCATGACACGTCCTTCTGGGCCTCCTCACTCTGGCGTAGGAATGGGCTTAGACAAGTCCCGTCCAGGCCTCCACGGTAAATAAGGAATTGACATGGCTTGTAAAGGCAAAGGTAAAGGCGGCGGTAAAGGTAAATAAATGGCTAAGGTGACAGTTCAAGTCGCCAAAGGTCTTCGTCCCCGTGAAGGCAGAGCAGCTATTGTTGCTAAGTTAAGAGAACTTCACGGGAACCGCGACTGGCGCATCGTAGAGTACGACACAGTTACTGGTAAAGGCTCAGCACAGGATTAGTCATGGCGCGGTCCGTACAGGTAGAGAAGGGTCTTACAAAGAAAGAAGGTGTCAAGAGAGTAATCTCCAAGGCGCTTAAACAATATGGTGGAGATTATCGTGGGGCAACTTACGATCCACTTACAGGTAAAGGAAAGGTGATCTAATGGCTATAAATGCGAATACAGAGCTGTACGATAGAATCATTGACAGAGCCGCAATGGTGCGCTTATTTGAGCGGAGAGTTGCCGGAAGAGTCGAGTTGATCCTAGATGGCCATGCCGTTCGTGTTGATAAGTTAGTCAATGACGCCAACTTCTCCACTGCGGGCTTTTTGATATTCAGAGAGGCTGTGGATAAGGAGATTAAAAAGACATATACAGATGCATTTCGCTCTACTAAGAATGACTTACTGGGCCTCGCAAGTGACCAAGCCTCATTCACGTATGGTGGAGTCGAAAAGCTCTTCGGAGACATCTGGAAGACAGAAAGACCTAATCGGCGTATTGCGGAAGAGATTGTGCTAGAGAGACCTCTGCACGAAGAAAAGACTCTGGCGCAGGGCTGGGCAGGCATTTCTGAAGGTGAAAAGATAAGAATTGAGTCTGCTATTCGGAGAGGTCTTGCAGAGGGCAACACTAACAGCGAGTTAGCTAAGAGTGTTAGAGCTATCTCTGCGATATCGAAGAACCAAGCAGCTGCATTAGTAACCACGGCAGTCACCTCGGTGACGAATCAGGCCGATCATGAGATTTATAAGGCGAATGAAAAAGCTATTAGCGGGTGGCAGTATGTTGCTGTACTTGATTCCCGTACCACTCCAATTTGTGCTCATCGAGATGGTCAGATTTACCCTATTGGTGATACAGAGCATCTACCTCCTGCCCATTATAGATGTAGATCAACTACCACCCCCGTCCTTAAGTCTTGGGATGACATGGGAAAGTTGGAGGCAGTCGCTCAGGTCAGAAAGAGGAATCTCGGAAGTCTCACTAAAGATCAGCAAGCTTATTACGACGGGATGTTGCCTCTGCATGAGTCTTATAATGATTGGCTTCTCCGCCAACCTAAACAGACACAGCTACGGCATCTGGGGGATTACAAGAAGGTTGAGATGTTCAACACAGGTCAACTTACCGTTGACAAATTCTCTAATCCTGAGGGAAACACAGTAGGCTTGAATGAACTGAGACAGATCACTGATAGCACTTACACTATCCCTAACGACACCATGCGCTTTGCTAACGCTAAGGCGAAGTTAGACGCCATGCAACTTCATGCCACAATGCCTGAAGATTTCTTCTCGGATCCTGCATTGACACAGACACTGAAAGACTATTATCTCTTACAAGCAGGCGAGCTTGACGGCACTCTCTCACTAACTAACTTCCGTGGAGCGCTTATTGGTAACAAGAAAGCGATGAAGCGGCGAGTGCTAACAAGCCTCCCCCGCGAAGATCAGATGATATTCAATCCAGTAACAGGGCGTTATGAGGACACCCGTCTGTATCAGCCAAATCTAGGCGTGCTTAATAACAATCTGAAATTGATTCGGAATAGTCCAGATTTGAAGCAGGTAGATAAAGACTTCATAGTTACCTTCGTAGAAGGCTTGAATGAAAAGATGGGAGCCAATGAAAGAGCTGTTATTGCTGATAACTTGAGGATTGTATTCACACGTTATCGTAAGAATGGCGAGCGTTGGGGAAACTTCAAAGCTGTATCACAATCACAAATCAAGTTTGACGTGATGAACGTTTCGGATTCGATTGAGACTCAGATAAGAAGCGGCTCTGACCCTTTAAAGAAGTTACTTCAAGATAACTACATTGACCCTGTTCTGGGACCAACTCAGCTTCAAGATCTTCATGACAACTTCATTGGCAATATTAAGGCCAAGAATTTGTGGGAAGACAGAACTGCCCCTAAGATTGCGAGAGAGCTAAGGGATGCTTTTGACAGACATATTCCACTAATAATCAACCATCGCCTCGATGAAGCAAGTAAGCAGATGTTCTACTTACGCTTCGCCAACCGATTGTCATTAGCGGATACCCCTGACAGAGACCAGCTAGCTATCGCATTGGGCAGAGATCTGTACAACCAAGCTAACTTAAACGGTACAAAGGATAAGTGGTATGAGACAGGTCTGGCATTACTGGAAGGCAATACCGATCTGTTTGAGGTAGAGACTTTTGGCGTCCAGAAACGACGCATGAAGTCGCGAATGTCAGGGAATCTATTTGGCCCGTATTACGATACGCTCGCATACAACATTAGGGTCACAGACCCTAGAGTGCAAGAGTACTCCCACCTCACCAGAAAGGTAGAGCTGGGTTTGCGGGTTGCTGTAACGAAACCTGAGAATCGTCTTAAGTTCAGAGAGGGCTACAAGACGTACTTTACTGAAGATAATTATGATACTCGTATCCCGATTACCTCTACAAGCTCGTTTAGTGACTTCCCTGAGTCTTTTGTTGACAAGAACACTGTGGACGCCTTAAATTGGGCATCCCAGACTGAATATAGGGTGGACCCTGATTTCTATGATGCCGTTCAAAAGGTTCTTTACTTTGTGGATGACAGAGGTAAGGCTAAATTCTACGATGGACTTAATGAGTACAAACACTACATTGCAGGACGTGGAGATGCGTATGAACGCTTTAAATCAATGGAGTGGCTGCGTAAATCGGGTGATTCATTCTCTAATAACCCGTTTATTGATCATCGGGCTCGCATTTATGACCGTGGGTTGATTAGCCCTCAGTCTGGTGAATCTTTCCGGCCATTCCTTAACACGAAGGAAGAGAAGATTCTCGGATATGACGGTTACTTGAATTTCAGAGATCAGACTGGCGCCTTCTTAGGAGGCCTGACTGATGCCTTTGAAGGCAAAGACAACTCATTGACATTTACTGGGCGGCAGAAGATTGCCGATAGATTGTGGCCTGAGATGGTCGATGTCGGCAATAAGCTGATGAGAGGTAAACCGGCAGACATCAGAGGTGTTCTTGAGTCAAGCATGGTGCAACAGGTCGAAGGCGAAGAGCTTGGTAAGTTCTTTAGATTCGCTATGGAAGCTGCTAAGATTGACAATTATCTCAAAGACGGGACTTCTGCTGCTGTTAGCGAGGTGGTATCTACCCCAGGCCTATTATCTGAACGGCAAGATGCAGCAGGGTTAGTGCGTTTGCTTGGTGTGAATAATAAGACTGATCCTGATTACATTAGCAGTCCCGCAGAGGTAATACAGGCGCAATCAGACTTATTAAGGCTTGCATCAGAAGGTAAATTGACATCTAAGGATGTTGGCGAAGCCTTTAAATGGCTGCATACCGCTGACATTTCGCTTACCAAAGAGCGGATGGAGAGGGCTACTTATAAGACGTTCGACCAAGCCACAGGAGAGAAATTCTCTGCAGCCAAGGTGGCGGAGAATAAGGCTAAATTCGAACAGCGCTCTAAAGGTGACACACCTCGTTACATTGCCATGCAAGTGGTGGAGGAGCTCGGTGAGTTTATGGAGGAGCATCTGAAGTCTGCTTCGGTTCCAAGGAGTGCCAGAGTCTTTAAGCTAATAGAGGCTCAGAAAAGAGCTTTAAAGGCTGAGAGATTTGGCGCGGCTACTGTAATTAAAGATGCTGATAGTCCTTACTTTATGAAGACCAATCAGGAGGCTGCATTAATTGCTGCAAATGATGCCGGCCTTAAGGTAGTTCCAGGGGACGCGATTGGACTAATTGAGAGGTTGAACAAGGAAATCGGTGCTGAGAGTGTCAAGGCATTAGCTGCACCACGTGCAACTGATGTTGTGGCGAAGATGAATAGTTACAAAACAGCTCTTGCTTTAGAGCAAGATGCTTCATCCTCAGGTGCTCAGATTATCGCGCTGGCAACTAAGAACAAACAGTTAGCTGAACTTAGCAATGTAGTTCCTACCACCCAGAAGCGCCGCCTATACGATGAGATAGCTGCGGCTACTTACAATGACCCACGTTTCAAGGTCATGAATGAGCGTCTCGGCCTATCTGAGAAAGACTTAAGGAAGGCGGCGAAGGCTCAGAACATGGTTACCTTTTACGGTGCTGGAGAACGTACAGGTATTCTCAATGTTGAAGGCAAATTAGCCAAGATACTAGAGAAGCAGGGCAACACCTTAGTAGTGAAGGCGTCAGAGCGTGATACCATCCTGGACGAGATCTCTGCCAGAGCAGCCCGCTATAAGTCTTACGACCCTGACACCTTTGACGAGCTGATGACCTTGAGAGCTAATGTCAGAGATATCTTCAACAAAGGTCTAGATCCCGGTGACGAGATTATGGAGCAACTTTACTTCTTAGACCCTGGCAACCGTGCTTTAGTCGAGAAGATGTCTGCAACGTACGATTTGGTTGTCACACCAAAGGACTTTAAGGATATTGCGAACATCATGAGTGATCACCTTGGTGAACAAGTGCCGATCCTTAAAGATTTCACTAAGTTCTTCGGAAGGCTGGCAGAAGACTATCTTCGCCATGCCAAGCCTAAGAACGCTGACTTCGATTGGAAGGCTATTGGTGAAATCACGCTCTTTGGTGAACGCAAGAAAGGCAAGACAGTTGATAGAGTTGTGGGTGATTTGTTAGGTCTAGATAATAAGGTGAAAGTCCTGTTCGGATCTCGCTTCAGTGAGATGTTAGGTGTTGACCCTAAAACTCCATTGACTGAACAGGTGCTGAAGCGATTTAGTTGGTTTAAACCAGACTCTACACTGGCTGACATCCTTCTAGGAGGAAAGCAGGCAAGTACAGATCGCCGAACAGGTGCCAAGTACGCTAAAATAGAACTGTTTCAGATCTTAGATGTTACGAAGGGCTTTCAGCTATTCTACTCAAATAAGCTCCCAAAGAGCTGGACAAATGTCCCTTGGGTGAACTTTGATGGGAAGGTTCTAGAGCAGAACTTCACCCAAGCCTTCGAAGAGAAACTGCTCTATAAAGACAAGGATGGCAATACAGTAATGAATGTCATTCAGGTTCCTCAAAAGACAGAAGCAACTTGGTGGGAACAGATCATCAACAAAGAAGGCAAGATTAACGACATTGCAGATGTTACAAAGGCCAGGACAGCTTACGCGGTTAATGGCAACCACTCAAACGATAAACAAAGCTGTCGTTTTAAAACCTTGTGAATTCAGTGGAAGCCCAGAACGGGTAATACTGAGCCCTGTGTAGCAGGATGCTACTATATAGCGGGGTGCAACGACTATCGAAATCGTAATAAGAGAGTAGAGTAGGTGTCAAGTGATGCCGAAGCGCAAGGACAAGGATGTATGATATAGTCTAGACTCCATCGGAATATGGAGATGTGTGTCAGAACACATTGGAGAAGCTACAAATGAATGAAATTTGGAAACAATACAAAGATACACAATACTCTGTCAGCGATCAAGGCAGACTTAGGAATGACAACACAGGGACCTTGCTGGCAGGGAACATTACCTCTCAAGGTTACGTCAAATTTGGCATGTGGCACAATGGTGTAGTCAAGACAGTCCAAGTGCACCGGTTGGTGGCAGAGACGTTTATCGACAATCCTATGGGAAAGCCTGTTGTTAACCATAAAGATAGTAACCCAGCCAATAACGCTGTTGCTAATTTAGAGTGGTCCACTACTGCAGAAAATATTCAACACTCGTATGCAGAAGGAAATGGCAAAGTGGGTGAGGAGAGCGTACACGCGCTGCTGGCTGAGAAGGATGTCATCCTAATTCTTGAGCGTTGCGCTAGAGGCGAATCTACCGCAGATATTGCAAAAGCATTTGGGTGCAGCACAGGGGCTATAAGCCACATTCGTCTTAACAAGACTTGGAAGCATATCTCCAGAGACGCCTTCCCTAATCTTTCGCAGAAAGGGAAATTAACACCAGAATCGGTAGCTGAGATAAGGCTACTGCTAGCAGATTCAGTGCCAAAGAAAGTAATTGCTGCAACGTATGGCGTCCATAGAGGCACCATCGCAGGAATTGAGTCCGGAAAGATCTGGAAAAACCATTAATTATTAACCTCAAAATCTGACACACACAGCAAGATTAACGAACTGGCTGTAATATAACGGCAACACTCGTAAAAGGCTTTCACCTATGGGGCAAGAAGAACAACATCCCTACCAGCACCATCCATGATGCTTTCTTTGCCAACAGTGCTGATATGATAAAGGCCAGAGCAGGTCTCCGTGAGCTTTATGCTGAAGCAGTCTCCAAGCAGTCAATCAAGGCAACATTAGATGAGATGCACGCACGTGGTCTCCCAGATGAGCTTTACCAAAAATACTTAGATGAGGCAATCGATACTGGGATCATTCCGGTGGCTGGTCGCTCTCGGATTAACGGTGTGTTACTCAAGGAATCAGATATCCTTACCGAAGAACACATTCTCTCTCCAATACCTGAGCCGTCAAAATATGACAATGACTTAGGCTTTTACGGAATAGGCTGACAATGCAACCTTATCAACAAAGAGTCATTCAAGAGAATGACGAATTACTTTTAAAGATCAATGCCTTAAATGACTTTTTGAGTCGTGATGACTCTACTGCGTCTCCAGAGGAATACACCAGAATGACACGTCAGTTAGCTGCGATGCGTGAGTACGCGTATATCTTGGCAGAAAGAATCGAGGCATTCGTATGAACGAGCAGCAATTAGAGGAGGAGATTGTCGCGAAAGGACTTACTGCTCCTCGCTTGTCCCCTGAACACATTGATGCGCAGATTATTGGTGAAGCGTATTATGTGTTTCCTGACACTACTGTCACGGTGTGCTTACTTACCTTAACAAACGGTTTCCAAGTCACTGGAGAATCAGCATGTGCGTCTCCAGAGAACTTCAATGAAGCCATAGGGCGCTCTGTTGCACGCGGCAATGCCAGAGATAAAGTTTGGCAGTTAGAGGGCTATCGCCTCAAGCAGCATCTTTGGCTCTCTGAAGCCGGTCACAACTCGGTGTTCGCATGATGAAGGCATATTACGGGAGTAAGTTAGTAACTGCCACCCCGATGACACGTCTTGCCTACAACGAATTGCGCGGATGGGATTTGCCTACGAATGAGAATGGCGAGGATGACGGGTACTTGGTGGAAGATAATGGTGGTGCGTGTACTCCAAATCACCCCAATTACGGCGGTTACATCTCTTGGACACCTAAAGTGCAATTTGACTCCAGCTACCGTGAGATTGAAAGGATGACTTTCGGTCTGGCAATTGAGGCTCTTAAGCGTGGTGCATCTGTTAGCCGAAAAGGGTGGAATGGCAAGGGCATGTATGTGACATTAGTCCCCGAATCTGAACAGTTAAACTCATACTTGGCGATCAAGAATGTAAACGGCTCTACAAGTACGTGGGTACCGAGTATCAACGACACTTTGTCGGAAGACTGGGCAATCCTTTAGCAGTAATCTGAGCTGAAGCAGACACTTCGGCAAATCAACCGGTCAGTGCTGTGCCTGTGCCGAACCCCAATAGATTTGTAATCTAGGAAATTAAAATGAGCGAAGAAACAACCCAACCAGCAGCACAAGAAGCTGCGACACCTGCCCCTGCAACCGAAACGGCAAAGCCTGCTCCAGCACCTGCTGCGGCAACTATTACCGAAACCGCTTCTACTAAGAAGACTCTTACCATCACGGAAGAAGAATTGGCAGCAATGGTTCAAGAGCAGTTAAAGCCAATCAAGGGTAAGTTAGACAGTGCTTTTGCCGAAAGAGACGCTGCTCAGGCTAAGGCTGATGCCTTAGAGAAGAAAGAGCGCGATGCAGAAATTGCACGATTGACAGAAGAAGGCAAGCATAAAGAAGCCTTCGACATGCAATTAGCAGAGAAGGATGCCAAGCTAGCTGCGTTGGCGAAAAGAAACACTGAGTTATCACGCGACAATGAAGTGACGGCTGTGCTGTCTACCTACCAATTCCGTGGCAATACAGCAGCTGAAATGACTCATGGCAAGGTACTCGCTGAATTGGTCCAAACCGATGACGGCAAATGGGTGCACAAGTCTGGTATTTCAGTGCGTGACTTTATGAAAGTATTCGCTGAGAATGAAGATAATGCCTTCTTATTCAAGGCCAAAGTATCTTCAGGAACAGGAAGTCAAGCGACTTCTCCTACACCTGGCACTACTCAAAAGAGCTCTATCTTCGCGATGACTCAAGAGGAAGTGTTACAACACATCTCAGAGGGAAAACCTCTACCTAACCGGAATTAAGTAAATGACAGTTCGTACTAACGTTGCAGGCGCAACAAATTATGTTTTACAAGAAGCAATCACAGCATACAGTGATGAAGCTTACACAACTGCTAAGAAATTATCAGGCACTGGTATCGTTGGCGACAACCCATTAATCGACACCAACACAGAAACCTTTATTGGTCAAGTTCGTTGGTTCAAACCGATGAACCCTACCATCAACGTTGCATCTTTAACAGATGCTACTGATGGTACGGCTACAAGCTTCAACTCTGATTACTTAACATACATCAAAACTGTGCGTACGCATGGTGCCGAGAAAGTCAACATGCAGCAAGTTGTTACACAACAAGACGGCTTAGCTAAAATGGGTCGTGACTTTGGTGAAACTCGTGCGCAAGATGAACACAACGCTATCTTGTCTGTGTTGAAAGGTGTGGCGATGACCGAAGCATTGTACGGCGCGAAAGCGGGCGGCTTAGGCGGTCAATCTTTCACCAACGATCCTACCAGCAAAAACTACGGTTTCTACTACGATGCAGGTAACACTGCGTTAATGTTGGCTAGTGGTGGTGCTGCAGGTACTAACGCGGCTATCTCAGGTGCGGTAAGAGCGGAAACAATCTTACAAGCATTCGGTACAGCGTTCAAAGACTATGAACCAGATTGGTGCTACTTAGTTGTTAGCCCTAAAACATTGTCGTCTTTCCGCTCAGCTAACTTAGTTGACGAAGATCGCATCACTGAAGGCAACATGAACTTCGATTCTATCTTCCAAGGTAAATTCCGTTTAGTTGTTACACGTGCATCTGCGGCATTCTCTGCGGCTGAATTGGCTAAAATCAACACTGGTACAGGCGTTGACATTGCTGGTACAGATTGCTCATTCGTAGTATTGCCTGGTGCATTGGCAATGAAAGCATTGTCAGTTCCAGAACCTACTGAAATTTACCGTGATGCGCGTAAATTCAAAGGCGGCGGCTCTACATCTGTGTGGAATCGTTGGGGATATGTTGTTGCACCTGCTGGTTACGACTGGATTGGTAGCAAAGACGCATTCCCTTCAGATGCTAACTACTACGGTGTAATGGAAGGCGGCACACAGAAAGTATTAACTGCAGCTACTTCTACAGACGCTACGACAGGCGTTTGGGATCGTAAAGCTTCATCTGTGTTGTCTTTAGGTATCTTACCAATCTTCCACGGCTAATAAGATGGCCTTGGAGCTTGGTGTTAACTCTTATGCAGACCTTGACAGTGCTAATCTGTACTTTGAGAATCGTATGGATGTGGCGGCTTGGACTGCAGCAGAACCATTGATGCGTGAGCAAGCTCTAATAATGGCTACAGCTTCCTTAGAAGAAATGATGTGGGTTGGCAAAGTGAGAGATTCGTCTCAGGCGCTTTGCTGGCCTCGCACTGGTTCCGTTGTTGACGCCTCCCGTGGTGATGTTATTGTGTTTGACGACACAATCCCTGACCGTATCTTAAAGGCATGTTATGAACTTGCTTACCATTATCTAAATAATGATGGTCTATTTGATGATACAGGCGGGGTAGCCTCGTTAGTTGTTGACACTATCAATCTCGCTCGCATTAAGGCACCTGCGAAGGTTCCCTTCATTGCTAAAAGATTGATAGCGCCTTACCTCATACAAAGCCGTAACACGTGGTGGAGGGCGAATTAATGTCAATCGCATCATTGGTTGATAAAGGCCTTTTAACAGCCTTTGCACAGGTGAAGGAGTTGGCTGTCGACATAGTCATTACTATTGCAGCTTCTCAGTCCTTTGATTTCAATACAGCCGCTGCAACAGTCTCAACGTTGCCTGATGTGCACGCCAAGGCGATTATTATGAAAGAGCGTACTCTAGAGGACGGCTCTAAATCACTAAAGCTGCTAATCAAGGCAGAGAATATCAAGTTCTACGACACTGTGCTGATCGGTGACGTTACTTGGAAGATTGCAAAATACATCCAATCCAATAAGCATACAACAGTATTAGAGGTGTACGCTAATGTCTAGATATTTATCAGTAGAGAAAGGTGTGTACGCTGTCTTCGGAGCTCCTGCATGGGCCGCCGAGAAGATCCCTACGTACCCTTCCAACTTTGCAGCGAAGGCAAATGAATACATTCGCGTATCAATCATCCCAGGCAGCAGCGGGGTTAATCGTAACTCTATCGCTGGTGTGGTGATCATTGATATTTTCATCGCAGCAAATAACGGAGCGCATCGCGCATTCGAGATTGCTGATAAACTGGATAGCCACTTCTGTAACAAGACATTTGATAATGTCCAATTCAAGACCAGCACCTTAGGTGAGGGGAAAGAAGACAAGGTGAATCCCTTGTTGTTCAGAATGGGTTATACAATTCCCTTTAATTACTTTGAGAGTTTATAAATTATGGCACATATCTCAACACTAGCTGCGGCTATGTTTACTGATTTGGCACTAAGTACTACTCCTGTTCCTTCTACTCTTGCAATGGAGCACTTTGAGAGAATGGGGCTAGGCGGTGCGGTAACCAACCCTATGACAATGAATGGGTTTAATGGCTTCAGAAGTCCAGACAATGCGGGCCAAGACGCGTCATCTTACTTTACCAATGCGGTGGCTAACAGCTTATTGGTTAATACGGCGGCAAATGACGCGGCACAGAATGACCGGAACACGGCTGCAGGATATTTCTCGCAGTACACTCGTATTATCAACATCAAAGAGTTTCCAGCAATCGGAACACCTGCTAACATTGTTAAAGTTCCGGAGTACGGAACAAAGACTTCTAAGCAGATCAATGCACAGGCTGACTTGAACAACATGGAGTTGACAGTCAATTTTGTACCTGATTACTGGAAAGATAGTGCTCTTCACAAGGCTGATGGCACTAATGGCAATTTGGGGGCAGGTAGTGGCACCAATGTTCCTAAAGTTGGTGATGGCAAGGTCTACTTGTTCAGATTCGCCTTATTGGCCACTGACCCTGATACAACAAATACTGCTACAACGAAGTATAACAACGCCTATATTGATGAATCGACCGATGCCTTGGGAACAATCCCTGCAGCGACTACAACGAATTCGTTGGGGCTGATCCAGAATTCCATCTACTATTTCTTAGGTAAATTAGAAGCGGTAGAAGTGACACCTTCCTTGACAGACGCTATCACAGCTAAGTTGACTATTTCAATTCAATCACGCATCTCAGGTGCGTGGACAGAGGGCTAATCATGGCACATTTAAGTACATTGACTGCGGCGTTGTTCACTTCATTAGTTGTTACTGACAACGCTAGCACAGCACCTAAATCACTTGGTGACATTTCTGCGGTGGCAAACTGCCAAAGTAACTTCTCAGGTACCGAGGCAGCTGGTGCGTTCTTGCGTATTAAGAATGTTAAAGAGTTTCCAGCGATCGGAACACCTGCGAACATTGTCAAGGTGCCTGTTTATGGCCAAAAGACTTCTTCGCAGATCAACGGTCAGGCTGACTTGAACAACATGGAGTTGACGATCAACTTCATTCCAGGTGACTGGTCTAATAACAAACTCGGCACTTCTACCAATATCACTATTGGGGATGGTGTCCTTCGCGTGTTTCGCTTTACATTGGCAGATAAAGACCCTCAGTCAGTGGCAGGCGGCGGCTACTCAGATACAGCTGGAAGTCTAGGTGCTGTTCAGAACTCTTCTTACTACTTCTTAGGAAAAGTAGAAGCGTTAGAGGTCACGCCTTCCTTGACAGACGCTCTTGCTGCTAAATTGACCATTTCGATTCAATCGGAAATCAAAGGCGCCTACACAATATAGGTAGCAGATGACTGAGTTAGGAAAGAAGAAACTTCCACAGCTCAATACAGAGAAGGTACTTGACTTAACGGTCGGGTACCTGCTTCGTAATGTGGATTTTAGTATTAACAAAACAATCGACCGTGTAGAAGAATACGCAGGCAACGCACAGATGTCTGCTCGCGTACTCCACACATTATCCGTTTTACATCAACTTCGGAAAGTTATCAATGACTTCCATCTCTCATATAAGGATTCTTCCAATGACAACAGTAGCAACTAGCGGTATTAAAGGTTTAGTCGGTCAACGCATGACTAAAGAAGTGAAATTCATGGGCAGTAGCCTCAAAATCTCTAAATTAAGTGTTGACGAAGTAGTTAACATCCAAGCTCAAGCGAAAGACGCTGAGACAAATGAAATGGCTGGCTTGGAATTGCTCAAGACAGTTATTCGCGCAGGCTCAGAGGGCGGTGCTGATTTGACAGACGAAGACTTTGGCACATTCGCTATGGATGAGTTGTCTAAATTGTCTGGCGAAATCATGAAGTTCTCTGGAATGGGCGCAGACGCGGGAAAGTAGTTCTCGGTCCAGAATTATTGCCAATCTACGAAGTAGCGTATCATCTCCGTATGCCTGTGTATCAGTTACGTGCGGAGATGTCCTACGAAGAATTCTTAAATTGGTTATCTTACTTTGAGCAGCGACCTGTAGAGTGGCGTGCTGACGATAGAGCTGCTAAGTTGTTACAAGCGCAGGGTGTGAAAGAAAAGCCATGGGCTCTATTCCACTCCTTGGATGCGATTTACAATTCATCAAAGGCCGATGTAATTGATGGTGAGGTGGGAATAGCGGCCTTAAAGGGCTCTTCTGTATTCGCCCAATTACTAACGGCAACTGGCGGCCACAAACTGGAGTTCTAAGTGGATATAATGTTAAAGTTCAACACCGAGCTAGCGGCTCGGAAGAAAAAGGTTCTGCACAAGCTTGTGGATGAACTGAAAGCCGCCACTCCCGTGGATACGGGGGTTGCACGGGATGGGTGGGAAATTGAAGATGGAAAGATAGTCAACAAAGTAGATTACATTGATGACTTGAACTCAGGCTCTTCAACCCAAGCGCCATCTCATTTCATTGAGAGAACGCTTCTCGCGCATCAGGGTGTACATGCCAATGGCACTATTGTGCACTCAAAAGCGTAACAAAACTAACCCCCTACGGAGCTGTATTATGCCTGTAGGGGGTTTTTTACTAACAATAGGAGGAAGTTATGTCAGGTATTGAGATCGAAGTCAGCGCCAAAGTCGACAAGGTCCAAAGAGATATGGAGACTCTCAATCATACTGTGTCAGACATTACAAAGAATGTCGGAGGTATGGTAAATGGCTTCAAGAACTTAGTAGTAGGAGGCGCTGCGGTTGGCTCCTTGTTGATGATGGCAAAAGTAGCCAAGGATATCACTGTTGAATTTGGCCAACTGGAGAATAAAATAGCCGCAGTAACAGACCGAACAGCTGCTATGGGCGAAGCACTAAGTGGCGTTAGTGACATTGCTAAGTCTACACAGACCACCCTTTCCGATACGGCTGCTACTTTCGCAGCCCTAGGCAGTAGTGCTGCCTCTTTAAAGCCTTCTACCGAAGCTTTATTGACTGCAACAAAAGCGATACAAGCTGCTAGTACCATCGCAGGTGGGAACTTAGAGGGCTTTAAAGCGGCTGTATTTCAGCTATCACAAGGATTGGGCGCGGGCGTTCTTAGAGGTGAAGAATTCAACTCAGTGATGGAGCAGGCTCTCCCATTAGCGGGAGCCATCGCTGATTCGTTGCATGTCTCTACAGGTGAGTTGCGTCAGATGGCGGCAGCTGGCAAATTAACTTCTGAGCAAGTGTTCGGTGCACTTATTGGGCAAGCTGGTGCCTTAGAGGCCAAGTTAGCCAATATAACACCTACACTTGATGCGCAGATGGGGCGTGTTAAAGAAAGTTTCAAGACTACATTTGATGAATTCTTAAAGGGCACAGGGTACACCACTCAGTTTAGTCAGGCATTAGGAACAATTACCAATAAGGTCGGTGATGTGACTAAATCAGCTTTTGAGATGGGAATGGCACTAAGAGACGGAGTAGATGCTTTCAGAGAAAAGTGGGGAATGGCGATAAAGCCAGCCTTATGGTTCTTTGATATTATTGCTAGACGCGCTAAGGCTGTATTAGACGCATTTGGTATTACAGCCTTCTTTGTAAGATCATTCGCAAGTGCAGAGTTGGCTGTGTCTCATTTCTTCAATGTGTTTGTTGTGAGAATGGGGAGTGTCGGTACAGTATTGTCCTCGTTAGAGAACTTTAAGACTACAGGATTAACAGGTGTTTTCGGGTCTCTAGAGAAATCTATGGGGATGTCCTTAAAGGCCACAATGAGTTCTGCAGGTCTGTTTCTCAATTTCTTTGAGACCAGCTTCTTGGCTGGGATACGCGCCCAAATGAGTGCAGTCGGGCACCTACTCTACAGCAGTTTGGAGAGTATTGGTCTTTCTAAGGCATTGAAGCTAGACGCCTTTGTATTCTTTGGCGCTAAATTAAATACAGTACTGTCTACAATTGTCTCATTCACGAAATCGTCATTCTCAAAGCTCGCGAGGGCCATGTCCCGTACTGAGTTCTTTTACTTGTTTGATACATTTGGGTTAATCGGTAAAGGAATCAAGGCGCTAATTCCAGAGGATGCATTGTCTGGATTATTAAACTTCTTGGATGATCTCGCAGATAAGCTAGACATCAACAAGGTATTCCTAAATGCAGCGGCAGGGGCTAGACACTTTCTGAGAGAAGCAGCAGATTTTATTGACTTGATTCCTGGTCTGACTCTGTTCACTTCTACACTCAGAAAGGCTGCGAAGGTTGCAGGAAACTTTACGGGTCTGAAAGGCCTGGGCGGTAACCTTAAGAACCTAGTTACAGGACTTAGATTCTCTTTAGACACTACGTCATTCGGCGCTGTGAAGATTGTGGTGATGCGCCTCATCAGAGATTTAGTGAAAAGTGTTAGCGCTTTAGCGAAGAAGGGGTTTGCAGCTATTAACCTCGGCAAGCTAAGCTTCAAATTGAAAGACTTGTTTCCGACACCATCGTTCGACCTCTCTGCCTTACAAAGTTACTTCTCTAAAGGGTTTAAAGCCTTCAAAGACTGGGCAACTGCCCTAATATCTCGGTTCAGCTTACCAGACGTAGATATCTTAGGTAAGTTAAAGACTGTAATGGATGCTGTCCACAACTTTGTAAAAGACAGGCTAGCAGCTCTCACCTCTACATTGCCTACATTGTCTTTTGGTGATTTCTTCACCAAGACAGTAGAGGCTATCGAAGAAAGCCTGCCTTCCCTTGATGATGTTGTAGGCTACATTAAAGGGTTCTATGAGAAAGTTGTTCATTACTTCTTCTTAATCTATGACGAAGTTATTGCCCACTCTTGGTGGACAGACCTCGTAATTGATGTGGTGGATGGCGCGAAGGAGATGGTGTCCACAGTGGCGAAGTACATCTCTGCATTTGCCGATTATGTCATAGCAGCGTTCAAGACAGTATACGATGCCGGATCTAAGTTGTTCGGAAAAATAGCTGATAGCTTCAACATCGATACATTACAGGCTAAGCTCTCAGGAGTAGCAGCTAGCATGGCTGCAGCCTTTACTTCGTTCAAATCAGGCAAGCTAGTTGTAGCAATCTCAACAGGCGACTTCAAAGGAGTTGGCAGTGCTTTGAAGGAAATTGGTCATAACATGGCTAACAGTTCGGGGGTGATATTCGCGAAAGCAGTACTATTACATCTTACTGGTAAATTCCTTCCCTCATTGCTTCCGAAAGGCGATATCCTTGGCTTGTTAGAAGGCGCTGTGAAGCGAGCCGGTCAACGCGCTTGGATGCAGTTAGCAAGCTCTCTGAAAGATACCGACCTGGCTAAGAATTTAGCTAATATGTCTGGTTCTGCAGTGGGTGCGTTCCTCGGTGATACTTTCGCCAGCTTCGTAGATAATCTCCCAGGCACTATATCTTTGATCTTTGGCGTAATTGCCAGTGGCATGAGAGCTATGCTAGAGAACCTAGGCGGCGTCATCGGTCCAGCGTTCCAAGGGCTATTTAAAGTAGCAGATACTCTAGAATTAGGGAATGCACTTGGCTTAGTGGGCGGTATTCTCTTTGGCAACAACGTCTTGAATGTTCTTAAATGGATGGGCATCTTTGAGACTCGTATTCAAGGGTTACAAGACAAGCTAGAACCATTGATGAAGTTCTTTACAGGACGCTTCCGCTCTGGGATGACAGGCTCATTATTACAGACACTCTCTAGAGAGATGTTCGGTGGCGCTCGTAAGTTTGTGTTTCTTGGTGCAGCTGCTCTGGCGTTGGACTTTGTGGGTGGATTTGACTCTGTCTTCCAAGACCAACCTATTGGACACGCTGTGTTTGATGCGTTAGCGATGGCGATGATGGCTTTTGGTAAAGATTTGCCGACCCTTATGAGTCGTTATGTTACCACTCCATTCAGAGGCATCTTAGGTTCAGGGCTACGTTCGGCAGGCCTTACCAGTCTAGGAAATTGGATTCTGCCCACCGCAGGACCAAGAGCCAGCATGATCTCGGTTGCAAGTGCAATGATTTCTGGGGTACATGACTTGTTCACCACAAGAGCGGCTGCTCTTATGCGACCAGGCACACGTACCTTCATGGAAGCTTTGCTGCTAGGAAGAAGTGTTGGTTCAATCCCACCGGCCTTAAGGGCTGCTATCCCTGCTTGGCAGATGGCTTTGATTGCTGCAGAACGAGCTGGTCGACATTCAATCAGAACTAGTCTTGGATCGATAGTAGCTACAACGCCTGTCATCGGCCCTATGGTCGCTGGGCTGCAATCGCTAGCTAACACAATGAGGACTTCTACGACTGCAGGAGGTGCGTTTGCCAGAGCGATGTCGTCATTAGTAAGACCGCTTACTGTGGTAGCAATGCTCGCAGGATTGTTTGCTTCAATGGGGGCATTTGCTGCAGAAGATCAAACGGTCAAAGTAGACGTTAAGCCTACTGAGTCGCCCTACAAGAAGATGATGGAAGATATCAGAGGCCCTCTCAAAAGTGGGCTAGACGCTATCAAAGAAGTCACATCTGTCATCTGGGATAACTTTGTAATGATAGATACTGCCTTAATCGGTGGTGTGGCATTGCTGAAGATATTTGGATTTCTTGCCAGGGTGTCAGAGGCCGCTATCCTTAGTGGTGCCTCAGGGACAGCTCTTATCGGTTTAGCGCTTCGCCCTGCTACAAGTGGATTCGCTAAGTTAGCAGCTGGTGTGCAATTCTTCTCTATGCAAACAAGGGTTGCAGCTGTATTGATAGGCTCTTTATTTACCGTCCTAGCGAAGCTGAGCAGTGAAGATGCGCTAGCACCTTTGATGAACAACATTGGGGAGAGCGTAGGTGATGCGCTTAACATTGACAATAGCGGCTATCTAGACAAATTACACAGTATCTCTTCAGCTACTGGCGACTTCTTCAAAAGCATGTTTAGTTTCTTAGACCAAAGCAAGAAATTAGCTACATGGGGGCTTATCGGTGCTCTAGTCGGCGGCTTCGGGTTCTGGGGTGTTAGAATGAAGCAATTAGCCGCCGAAGCAAGGATCGCTCGTAGAGAGCTGAATCCGATGCAAGCGAGTAATAACTTCGTAGGCCCAAGAGTACCTGGATCTGTCGGTACGCCTACATTCATCGGACCTATGAATGCTGGCTTCAATAGAAATGCGCCTTACAGAGGTGCTGCTCCTGTTGTCGCCACTAAGTCTTCTGCAGGTGTAAGAATGGCAGGTGGCGCACTATTAGCTGCAGATCTACTCGGCGCATTTGACAGCGCGATTGATCCTGATTCAATAGGCCATATATTCATAAGAGCTGCTGCAGGTGCGCTGGTCTTGTTTGGAAGAACATTGACTGACGGGTTACTCGGTATGCTCGGAAAGGCAGCTTCACCTTGGGGATTAGCGATCGGCGGTATTATCGCCGCTGCGATCTTTACTGGGTTGAAGATGTCAAAGACAGAGGACCAAGGGGGTGTGCCTAAAGGATTCTTCTCTGAGTTGATGTCATTAGAAACACTCTCAGTGGCAGCTTTCGGCGTGTTTGCTGTTGGCGCCAGAAAGGCTGTTCTCTACTGGGGTGAAATCAGAGCAGCTGCGGAAGTAGCGAGAGTGGCGCAGACCGCATCTTTAGCTGCCTTCAATGTACAACAAGCGTTCGTGGGCCCTTTAGCGCCCGGCATGCCCGGATACGTAGGTGCACCTACTATGTTTGGGGGAAGAGCCTATCATGCAGCTGGTGCCCCTCCTGTTGCCCCTGTTGTAGGCAGCTTTACAGCTCGTGCTGCGGCTGCAATGGCAGCTAGTCCGCTAACGTATATGCCTGCCACGATGATGGGCAAAGCTATGCCGATGATGACAAAGATTGGTGCAACAGCTGGTATGGCATTTGCAGCCGGCTTCGCAACTACTGAGTTGTTCGGATTGAAAGATTATGGCACAGAGGCTACGTTAATTGGCGGCCTTATTGGATGGAATCTTATCGGCGGTTTGATTACAAAGATAACACCTATTCTGAGCACTGGTCTCGCGGGAATGTTTGGTCTATTGGTGGTAAGTGGCGGGCTATTGTGGGCGTATTTCAGCGGAAACGGTACCTTGTCAGAGAGAATGGACCAGGCCATGCACAAGATGAAAGAAATCATCGGCATGGGAACGAAGCTGAGAAAGAATACAGGTGATGGGCTAGATGCACCAATGACAGCTTTCGCTAAAGATAATAACTTTAGCCTGAACTATGACATGACCCGTATCAATATGGACATCTTATCGCCTAAGCAACGTAATAAGTTGGAAGGTGCTTTTGATAAGTTCTATGAGTCAATGTCTGAGCTGAAGAAGAAAGTTGATGAAGGAGAGGAGATTACTCCTGCCGACAGAGATGCGACTCAGCGTAAGTTAGGCAACTTAGAACGCCAATATGCGCGTGCCCTCAGCGAAACCCGCTTCGACTTCAAAGGCAAGATGCCTGATATCAAGTCATTTGAGAAATTCGAAGGATTCTCCAACGCAGATTATGCAAAGGCGATTCTAGAGAATCCAGGTACATTTGCCTCAGCAAAACTAGGCAGAGGCGCTCAGTCTCAGAAGGACTGGAAAGAAGCAAGAAAGGGCATCGAGCTATTTGATGGCGTCAAGAAGGGTGTTGAGCTATTTGAGAGAGTCGCTAAATCAAGCGCCACTAACAGCGTCACTCCTAACTTAACTACCGCAATAAACGGTGTCAGCGCTACTACCTTCGCTGCGATGAAAGAGCTTCGCGACAATATGGCAGAGGGCAGTACAGGCTCGTTGTGGGGACAGAGAAGTAATGCACAGTTAGAGGCTACTTCCAAAGAAGGGTTGGCGATAATGGCTGCGTTACAGGCCAGGATTGATGCAGAAGTTGCGGTAAGTCAACAATCGATTTTGTTTGGGAAAGAGCTGACTGAACTCGGTAACAGGATGTCTAAGGTTGATCTGAAGATTGACTGGGATGTTACATCAGCCACTGAGGACTTAAGAAATCAACTAAGCCAAGCCACCTTCGCACTCGATTATTGGACCAAGAAGCTAAAGGACAGAAATTCCGGTGACACGCCTGCGAAGGCAGTTACAGAGGATATGTTCAAGGCTGCAGGGCTGGTGCTCCCTAAGAAGGATGACCCTAAATATGTCACGATGAATCGGCCAGCATGGAATGAACAGCAACGTCAAGAGTATGCAGATGTGACAGCATATTCTGAGTACGCAGTGCCAGAGATGGCAACTGGTGTCGAGTACGATGATGCACAATTCCGCGCTGACACTGCTGACATAATGAAGAAACGCGCAGCGTTGTCAAAAGAGCTTGCAGCCCCTGATATGGCAGCTAGTGCTAGAGTGCATGATGAGAGTGCTCGTGCTAAAATGTACGCCAAGCAAGAAGCTGATCGTGCTATTGAGTGGGGTGCGTTAGCAGGTAGTAAGTTGTCTTCTACGTTAGCGAATCTTAGTGGTAAAGTAGGGATCGAGTTGCCTGCAGGCCACATTGCTCTAGGCGATAAGGAATCTGCAGCAGTCAAAGACATCTTGAAGGGTGTCTCTGATACGCTCGCAAGACTCGATGCACCAGAGATCTCTAAACAAGAAGCCATGCCAGACATGCCTCGCCAGGAAGACTTCACTAAGGAAGGTAAGTCTCAGTGGACACGGAGCGGCTTTACTAAGACAAGTGTGCCTGACTTTGAAGGGTACGAGAAGGCAATGACTGCTTTCACTGAGATGCAGAAACAAATGGCACTATCTGTTGCTGATAAAGAGAAGGCAGCTAGTGACCCAGAGTATGCCAGCAAGCTCAGAAGCAAAGCCGCCAACGACATCTTCGATAAAGTGAACGGAAATGCTGCGGCCAGAGCACTCAACAACCAATCGGTCTTTGAGTCAAACTCAATAGACCCTTCGAGAGTCAATGCTCGTTATGGTGCCAATGCTGCGCAGGATGCATCAGCTAAGATTCAGAGAGAGATGTTGATTCAGCAATTCTCTAAAGGTGTGGATAAGTCGGCATTCGAGGCTTCGGCAAAACGTGTCAAGGCTATCATGGAGTCTATCAAGATTCCAGACTATCAGCCATTGTTAGCTGCTGTCAACTCGATTGACTCTACAATTACTGGTGAGTCTCTGCAGTTCTTGAGCAAAGAACAGCTAGCTGCGCTGGATAAAGCGGCCACTGATATAGAGATTATTGAGTCTAAATTGAAGAATTCTGAGTTGTTGCCTGAGCAGTCTGCAGCATTGTTGGCTGAGAAGTTCAAGATAATCGAAGAGAGCTCTAAAATCACTGAAAGCATTTACCACAGAATCGGTAGTAAAATAACCGAAGCGATGGGAAAGGCTGGCTTTGATGATGCTAAAGTTGCCGCTAATCAGGGGATGAGTCCTCAGATGTATGCAGCAGGCGCGGCACTTACAGCTGCAGAGAAGGACAGAGGCAAATCAACTAGCGTCTCTGAATGGGTGACTCGCTCTCTAGAAGTTCATCGCTTAACACTTGAAGTGCAGATGCTTAATGCGAGCCTGGCACTTACCGGTGATGAGATGGCGCAGGCCTTCTCCGATATCGGCGTAACTACAGCTGCTGCGATGTCTAAGCTTGATGGAAAGTTACCATTCGCTTTATTCAGAGCAGGACGCAGAGCTAAGGTTGACTTAGCCGCAGCGAGTGATGAAGCCTCGTTCAAGAGAGCGATGAAGGAAGGCGCAGTTGTAGAGAGAGCGAAATTATTGCTGACTAAGCAATATCAATCCCTTAAGGCTGGTTTTGAGTCTGCTAAATCGGCGCTCTCATTGTCTTTTGACGAGAGCTCTTTTGGCAGAGTATCGTCTTCATTGATGAACACTCTCATTAACGTAGCGAATGGATTCGAGATAGCGTTAAGTGATGCGATGTCTAACCCTGACCTCTGGAAAAGCTTGACAGCTCAGATGGAGATCTTAAAGGACGATGCAGCAATCTTGTCAGGTCTGGACACTATCGCAAAGGATGTGGCCAATTCTAAACGTGAAAGTGGAAAGGCCAACTACGACAGAGTTACTGCAGCAAAACCTAACTTGAATCTGTCACGAGCAGAGTATAGTTTTGTGCCAGCTGCTGACAAGGCAGCCTTCACAGCTGAAGCAGACTTGCAGAGGGTGTATGATGCGCTAGATAGCATGACGCTGACACCTGTCCTCGCTGATACTGCTGATTCAATGTTCAAGAATGGCAGTACTGCAAAAGAAATCTCAGATACACTATCTAAGATAGGCGGAGATGATTTCACAGCTAAGTGGGGTGATGCATACAAGGCATCGCTATCGCCTCTTCAGTTGAACAGCACAGCCACGGAAGAGAACACGAAGGCGATCCTTAGCTGGACTTCAATGTTACAAGCAAAGCCTGCGACGGCTGTTCCTGCTGTAGACACAGCTCCTGCTAAGCTAGAGAAGACAGACTACGCAATTCACAAGTCTACACCTTTTGCGCAGGATATGCTCACGCGGGCAAAACCCTACGCTGACAAGTTGGGGCTACCTGCAGATGCGTTAGTGGCACAATCAGCTTGGGAAACAGGCTGGGGAAAGGCCATTCGCACCAAAGAGGGCGGTGGTAGTACTAATAATCTGTTTAACATCAAGGCTACAAAGAACTGGAAGGGTGGCAGATCTGCGCGACCAGCTACCGATGGCGGCTACTTCAGAGCTTACGAAAGCTTAGAGGATTCTTTAGCGGATTATGTGGCGCTTATTCAAAAGGCTCCTCGTTACGCTAAGGCAGTTATTGCTGCCAAAGCCGGTGATGTGAATCAGTACTTCAAAGAGTTGCAGGCTGCAGGCTATGCCGGTGCTTCAACACACTACGCTTCTGATCTTAGTAAGCTCAATGTGCGTGGAAAGGCTGCTGCACGTAACAAGTACGCCGTTCCTGACGAGACTGCTAAAGCTGCTGTGTCAATCAAAGAAGCTGCGAAGAAACCTGCTGAATTGATAAATGCTTCCTTCCAAGAAGTAAGCAACCAAGTAGCTGCGTCCTCTGAGCAATTAGTGGATACAGTTATAAACATCAAAGAGCGTGCGGCAGACGAGACTCAACATCTCGCAGGTAGAGTTACTCGCGAGAAGCCGTATGATCGCTCAGTTGCACAGTACGAGGCAGACTTTGAAGCTTACAAAAGTGATTTTCATGCAAAGCGCAGAGTAGCTACCGGGAACGAAGGTTTAGGCATTGAGCCTATTGCTTACAACTTAGCAGACATCGCACAATCAGCGGAGCTTACAACATTCGCAGAGCAGATTAAGCTTGCTAAAGAGGCATTAGACAGTGCCACCAACGCTGAAGATGCGGCTAAGGCTCAAGAAGCTTTATTACAGTATCAGTCTGGTCTTGAAAGCCTTACAACTTCAATTATGGAGAATGCTAAGTCTATTGAGAATGCCGGTAAGTCCTTCAAGGATGGAATGAAAGGCTTCGCTGAGTCTACCTTCAAAGATTTACTAGAAGGCAATACTAAAGGTATTGGCAAGAAAATGCTAGATGGCTTCACCGGTCATGTAACAGATACATTGTCCAAAGGTCTCGCAGCTTCTTTCGGCTTCGGAAGAGGCGGCATGATGGATAAGATGATGGAGCGAACTGGTAGCATGTTGTTCGCCGGACCAGGAAGTTTGCTGGGAAGTATCCCTGGTGTTGGTGATTTACTATCAGGCCTTGGAGGTGGAAGTCTCGTAGGTAAAACTCCGGAAGATACCTTCAGCTCTGCAGTAGATAAATTTGCTGCATCTGTAGGATTGATGGGTGCTGGAGGTGTCGGGGCAGCAGCAGCAGCAGCAGCTTCTAGCGGCGGTATCATGGACACTATAGGATCCGTTGCACCTTGGCTGTTAGGCGGGGCAGGTGTCATAGGCGCTGGATATCTTCTCAAGAACGGTATTAGTCAAGATGTACTGAAAGGGGCAGGCTACGGGAAAGCAGACATAGGTAATATAAACACCTTGTTTGGCTCTTCTGGAGAAGACTTTGACCCATTCAACGCCTCTCTCTTCGATAGTAAATCTGACAAAACTTCTTCATTCTTATCTGATCTTTTCACTGAGAAGAGTAGAGGTGAGCTTACTAGTAGTATCAAGTCTGCAGGTGGCAATCCATGGCTAGATGACGGTATGAAGTCTGTAATAGCTGGTAAATCAGACGGCATGTTCGACTGGCTCATCGGTGATGACGGCTTCTTAGGTAAGAACGGTTCTATTGCAAATATCTTCTCCTCTAAAACAAAAGAGGGCGAAGGAGGAATGCTAGACTGGCTTATCGGAGACAATGGCATCTGGGGCTTCCTTAAGAAGATGATCATGGGTGAGAACATGGACGGCACAGGCGGCTTAGTCGGTGGTATCGCTAGTATTTGGTCATCCCTGGGTTTTGCTGAAGGCGGCCATGTATCCGGACCAGGCACTTCTAAGTCTGATAGTATTCCTGCAATGTTATCTGATGGCGAGTTTGTGGTAAATGCCAAAGCTACGCGCAAACATGCTGGTCTATTACAGGCTATCAACTCCGGCAGCGAGCTTGTACATCGCGCTGAAGGAGGCTTCATCGGTACTGCAATGAGTCTTGCATCTCCTATAATGTCGCTGGTAGGTTCTATCAACGCTAGCTCTGCTAATGCTGAGTTAGAGAAGGCTGCTAAAGAGTTACAGAAGGCAGCTCTCATGCTGATGGGTGGCGGTAAAGGTGGTGTTGCTGATGGTATTTCGTCCGCTATGTCGAAGGCTCTGCCAACCACTAAGGGCGACAAAGGAATGTTCAGCGGTATCACTGATTGGCTAGGTATTACTTCGCCAGATACATCCGTAGACATGAGCCCTGTCGCTGCTGCAGAAGGCAGCTTGACTGATACCTTGGATAAGTTCACAGGAAAGACTACAACATCAGCAATGATGTCACCAGTGGATGCCAAGGGATTGACCAGCAAGCTAGATGAGATGACAAAACCTGACTCTGGATTCTTCAGTGGTATTGGTGATTCAATCTCAAGTTGGTTTGATGGCGGAGGAGGAGATGCTGCCAGTGGTCTGACCAGAGTGCCTATTGAAAAGACTGCTGATTTCATGAACGCCTCTCCTGACATCCAGTCAGCACTTTCAAGTGCATTGCCGGATGGAATCACTGCACAGAATAGTTCTTTGAGCTCTGTACTGGGCGGCGGAAAGGGTGGCGGCGGATTGTCTTCTCTGTTCGGAGGCGGTAGTAGCGCAGATAGCTTCGTAGGACCTATGCAGCCAGACCAAGGAATGTTCTCTGGATTGTCAACGATGATGGATGACATGACGACCATGATGGACGATATGCTAGGTGGTCTGATGGACAGTCTTAGTGGATTGATGGACGGTCTTATGGACGGTCTGTCAGGCGCTATGAGCGGTATTATGGACGGTCTATCAGGTGCACTAGGGGGTATAGGTGACTTACTAGGTGGCGCTGGTGGTGGCATCATGGACGGCTTGTCAGGACTTGGCGGAATGTTCATGGGTATGTTTGCCGATGGAGGCCATGTATCTGGACCAGGCACTTCTACTTCTGACAGCATTCCCGCGCTGCTATCTAATGGCGAATTTGTAGTGAATGCTAAAGCAACTGCTCAGCACGCTGGCTTGCTAAAGGCTATCAATAGTGGTTCTGTTATAAAGAGAGCAATGGGTGGCGGTGTTGGTTCAATACCTACCTCTCCTGCGATCTTGACAACGCCCACAATGGCGTCCAACACAGCTGCAGCAAAGGCTGGCGAAAAGGCAGTGAGTAATAAGTCCAGTGTAGTCAATATGAACATCACCGGAGATATCAGTCGCCAAACAAGATCTGAGATTTACAAGATGCTCCCTGATATTACTCAAGGAGTGAACAACAACAACAAAGAGTCTAACTATAGGAGTTAACTCGGTATGAAATACGGTATCCTAAGAGGCACTGATGTTATTGCGGAATTTACAGTCCCATTGACTGTCCGCAGCAATAACCCTGTGTTTCAAACGGATACCCTTTCTCTCAAGCGAATTGTATTGCGCAGAGGAGCCCAACGTTGGGAGATCTCTACAAAATTGACACCGTTGCTCGTTGATGCTAACGAGCTGATGGTTGAACTTGTTACGAAAGGGTATCACACACAGACACAAGTAGCATTCCCTCAGAACTATGGCGCCATTATGGCGATGCGCAAGGAGTACGATTATGACGCTATCTCCGCGCGTAATGGGGCACGAGCGACTATAACAATCCCGGACAGGCTGACACAAGTCGCGCCAGGCGTTGATTTTCTATTCGTAGCGACTTCAGCAGGGCAAGGTTACTATCCTGTTGTGCCTGCTAGCGCTTCTCACCCTTCACAGGGAATCACAGTAAACGCATCACAGAATGGAGATCCAGCGAAGCTGTTAGCTGCTGCTAGCACTCCCTGCAAGGTTCACTTCCCTTCGAATTATGACAAAGACGGCGCCCCTGAGACTGTGCCATGTACAAGGGCGCCACTCGCAAACCATATCGTAGTCCCGGAGGCTACTGCAGCTGATTGGCGACTTGTGCCGGGTTGGTTTGTTCAGCTAAATAACACCTCTAAGGTGTACATGGTCAAGGAAGTGCAAAGTAATCACTTGATTTTGTTCCCTGAACTACGCCTTTCCGGAACTATCTCTTCTATCCGCATTCTCAATGTTGTTGCAAATTGTTATTTCGACTCAGATACAGTGACAGGAATGGCATATGATGACGGCATTTTGATGGACTGCGGCACTATTAAACTTGTGGAGGCTTTATGATCACAGTATCAGATCGTTCGAAGAATCTACTATCAGCCGGCATGGGCGCTTACGCTGTGCTGTTTCTCGTTATTTTCGATCTTGATAACACAGCAATATACGCAACTTCGTCACATTTCGATGATTACGAGATGCCTGAGGCTACGCGTACTGCGCTAAATCTGCCTGGCGCTGGAGACCTCATCTTCACAGCGGACGGGACTTTAAAGAGTCTAGAGCCGCCGAGAATGACCTCATCAGTCGACAGAGAGACATATAAGATAGAGTCTACGGATTTACGGCTAAGTCTACTAGCTGAGAATTCTTGGGGGCTGACAGGCCGCTTCGCCACTGTACTGGCTGTTTTCACAGACGATGGTAGCATTCCTACGTCGGCTGACGAGTTCTTGACAGTATATCGGGGAAAAACTACCGCTGTCGTCACTAGAATGTCTTGCGGTGAATTCGGGGAACTTATTGTCCAAATCTCATTAGGAAGTCCCATGCAGGCTTTAGACAGAAAAAATGGGAGATACTTTTCTTCACCAAGGGTGCGTGCGCATAATGAGTTGGACAGATGCGCTGACAGTGTTTACGTTAACTCTAGAGGCGCTGTAGCAGCGTGGGGGCGTGGGTAATGACTGATCCAGTCTCAATAATCATGGCAGTCATCTCGATTGCGATGACGATTTACAAGATGGTCTCGGCGCCTAAGCCGCGAAAACCATCGTCGCAGGGTGAAAACGTTGCAATGTCATCGCTAACGTCTTCTGTGGATGTCACTATTGACGGAACACCGGGCCCTCTGCCTGTCGTATATGGCCGTGGAAAGATTGCAGGGATCAGAGCCTCTGCTTCAGTGAGAAGCGACGTCGACTTGACGAAGACTTCGACTTATTGGCAATACGTCCATCCTGAGAGCCACGAGACAACGCGCTTTAAGGCCGGTGTTAGCGTTAATGCGCCGCCCAACAATATCTTACGCACACCAATCGCCCTCGCGCATGCACCGCTGTCATCGCTTGTAAGAGTAATGCTAGAGGAAAATGACTCCTCAATATCCACGTACTGCGCCCAGCCTAATAGCAGCTTGAACGACTACAAAGACATCCCATCTAAATCTTGGGTGGGCGCGATTAAGCTAGGCGGCAACGCGTCGGAAGCACCTTTCGCTCCGAATGGTAGTAATGAGCTATTCCATGGAATAGCTGCTGCAGACTTGCTAACAAAAATCGACGATGTTCGACCTCAATTCAGTAGTGCACCAGAGTTTCAATTTCTAGTGACGGGGCAGCCCGTAAAGGCGTACTCAACGGCAGGTGCGGAACTCGGTGTGGCATCTAATATTTCTAATTCTGCGTGGGTTCTTCTTGATTACTTAACAAATGTGACATATGGAGCAGGTGTGCCCTTGTCCGAGGTGGATGTGGCTTCATTTGCAGCTGCTGCGGAGATCTGCGATAGATTCATCGATAATGGTGCAACATTTACAACTGCTGGTTTGTTTTTCTCTAAAACTGGAAGAGATGTCGTCTCGCGTAAGATTCGCTTGTTCGAGTGCAATTTAGTCGTAGATACAGGTAAGTCCATCCGGGACAATATTGAAAAGATCCTTTCTACGATGACTGGTGCTATTCTCATTTGGAGTGGAGGCCAGTATAAGCTCAGACTTTCTCATTTTGTAAATGATGAGCAAGAGGCAGCTGCCTTCGCTAATGTCCCTACGATAACTGACGACGAACTCACGCTAGATCAGCAAATCGAGATTGTATGGCCAGAAGCAGCCAGCAAGCTCAATAAGTGCGCGGTGCATTTCAGAAATGAGGGAGTTAACTTCAAAGAAGACTCCATCGAGTGGCCGATGTCGATTTTATCGCAGACCTACTCGAACGTCGTACAATCGCAAACGCCTACAAGTAACTGGACACATAGAGCACAATTTGAGTTTACGTCCGGTATCAGCGGCTCTAATTCGTGGAGAAAGACGCAACGCACGCATCTTGTGGAGAATTCTTTAGTCTTTGAACTTTTGAATAAGTACGGTGTGACCCTTCCAGTCGATACCAGCTCGGAGACGTTCATTGTTAACTTTAGAACAGGGGCTGACTCGCAGATTATTTTTGACGCGGTATTCTTTTCAGGCGCTACCTCCGTTACTATACAGGAATTTACCAAGTATGGAGAAGCAATAGGCTCTCCGGTGACTGCCACTGGCCTGGCAGCTGTAATGGCACGCTCTCCTAAGGCAGAGGGAGGGGATTACACGATGATGGCTGGCCTCGATGAGTATAGCTCAAAAATAGATGACGCGTGGGATGTACGTTATGGTGACACAATGTCTCAGCTGGGAACTAATGGCTTCTACACGGCTGATGCGACCTCTAAGAGCTGGCCTCACCAGATTTTCAGGATAAGAGGTGCTAACGGCTCTACTGATCATGCCTACACGCCGTCTGGCCTCGACGCACTCACTCTAAACTTTCGCGGTCACTTAGTCGCAGGTTATATACTAGGTGCGCATGATGGCAGTTATTGGGCGCAGGTGGATCAAGCTGGTCTGTGGAAAGATGATGTACACAATGGGACGCTGACAAATGGCGGGCATTGCGTGCGATTGGCGAATAAGGCGCTTGCCCAAAATACGGTAGGCGTTACTGGATCTGTAATGGAGCCGATTAAGCTATCGGTGACGCCTAACCAGGAGACTTGGTTGCAGGTGACTATCACATTCCCTAGTAGCGCTGGGCGATCTTATTATGGGCAGGGCGTCTCTTACGCAGATAAGGCCGCCACGGATTACATTAAGAACCTAGGCAAGGCATCCTCAACCACTTCGACTGACTTCGCCTTCACGATCAGAGGTGCTTCATCTTTGGCGCTACTTTGGCATTCTCATCAGAGTCACTATGTAGAGTTTCCTAAGAGATCTGATGCGAAAGAGACGAACTTTACTACTGTTACAGGCGAGTTGTCTACCGTCTATGAGCAGTTCTTAGTGGAAGATAATCGAATCGAAAACACAGCTGACTACGACTTGGCAGGAGTTACAACGCAGCAGCAAGCATGGATTCGCGCCGAAGAAATAGTAAGACAGTCGAGATATCAGTTCGGGATCAAGTTTTCTTACAAAGTGACGAGAATGTATCTAGAGCCCGGTGATTTATTCTTTCTAGATAGCGCCACATTACAGTATGACAAACCAGTACCGTTACGCTGTATCTCTGCAACACTTGATCAAGAGAATGTCGCCACTATCTCTGCGCAGTACTTCGATCGTGTGCTATTTGTGGAACGCACAACTACCGATTTTGTCTTGCCTGAGGTTGCGCATCGCAACACATTGCTGACTGCAGTTGAGCTGGCTGGTGTGCAAATTCAGCGATTGCAGGGCGGTTCGCTTGTTGTGCGTCTCCAGCCAAGAAGTCTATCCGGCTATTCTTTCAGTCGTGTTGTTGTCACCTCCTCCGCCTTTAGAGAAGTAATTGATGAGGTCAGGTTCGAGGCCACCATAAGTCCGTTGCATGACGGTGTAGTGTTGGTAGAAGCCACGCCGCTCAGCGATAAACGTGTGGCGGCAGGACAGACGTTAAGTACGTCGATAGATTTATCAGGCATAGAGCAGGCCTTGACTGTCGTAGTAGAGCCTCCAATCGTGAGAAAGAAAGATGGCAAAGCTTCATTGGCAGTTACCGTCATCGGTGCTGATTTGTACAGCCTCTACTTGGACGGGACGCTCATCGATGAAGTAGCAGACGGTGGACATGTAGTTCTGATCAATGACACGAGCAAGGACCACGTCTTTAAAGTGGTAGCTGATGGCCTCATTGACGAATTTACTGTGAAATCTGTAGCTGATAACTCTCGTGCATTAATCGTCGACACCCATGTTTCAGTTCCGCTGGACGGCCTGCAAGTGGTGGCGCCAGGGGTGTTGCCTATCAAGGTGCCTGTGCGTGCGTATGTCAATAACGAATTAGCGGCGGCGCCTTTAGATTTAGAGGTAACGTCTCCTTCGTGGATTACAGCCGACATCACAGAGGGCGCATTGTTCATCAGAGAGATCGCTGTTGGTGACCTTACGGAGCATGCCAAGGCTACGCTAGTTCTTTCTGCCGCCACGTACGCCTCTGTAAATGTCGAGCTTGTTCTAGCAAACTTCAGAGTAGCGTCAGTACCTGTTTCAATAAAAGGACCTGTTTCATTGCAATTCTCGCAGAGTTTTGTATGTGAGTCACCGTCGGCTAAGTTTACTTGCGACCTAGGTATCTTGTTGAGTGATGTGGCAGTCCCTGTCATCAAGTGGTACGTCAATGACACGCTTCAGACTGAAAGCAGTACAACCTTGGTAGTTAACACATCAACTACGGATATCCTCGCGTTGCCGCTACGAGTGCGGGTGGAGATCTTCAATCCTTCCGGTAAGCTATTAGGTGCCGACGTGGTGGAGGTTGGCGCTAACATGCAAGGCGTTGTAGATTCCGGTCTGTCGCTTACTAATTCGTTTGTGGCTATCCCGACGGCGCTTAATGGCACACTCTCAATGGTAGGCTCAGGCACGACAGCGGTCTTCACATCTGGAGGCAAGCTACTGACATGTAAAGGGATGTGGCCGACTACGCTGGCGGCAGGCGAGTGGGCTTTGGAACTCTCTACGGATGGCCTCCAAGGCACTGTGTCTACGTTTGTGTCTTCGAATACAGCGCTTGTTGTAGGTGACTATCCAGGATTTAGCGGGGATGCTCTTGATGTAGAATTCACCGCGCACTACCGCATAGGCAATGATACTTTTACTCAGACTAAGTTCCAACGCCTATTTAAGCAATTTTCGGGGGATACAGATGAGGACCTCAAGGCGGCTATCGCTACTAGTGCTTCTGAATACAGCAAACTGGACACTGTCGTCGATATCCAGCCTGGAAGTGTAACTACTTCTAGAAAGTTTACGGTGACAAAAATCGGGACAATCCCTTCTGCGAACAGCTTTCTTCTTTATTTGCCGTACTACAGTACTGATCCTGACGCAATTCCTCCAACCATCTCTGTGGCTGACTTTTTGGCTGCGAAAGGGCTCGGCACCACTTCTGTTAATACAGAAGTCAAACCGGAATGGCCTGATATGTACGGAGTATACGGATACCATGTCTTGGCGTGCAGGACAGTGAACGCACTGGTGGATGGCGCACTTCGTCTTCCAGCTATTCAGTCAGGGAAGCCTTTTGTTGCTGATGACCTTGTCAAGTACTCAGGCTCAACGTTTATCTATGAGGACGCGGATCTCGGGACGTTAGCGTTTACCGCTACACCAGTCACGTACGGAACTGACAAGGCTGCGTCACACGATGGTCGGATCGCTAACGCCAAGACTAACGTTGCTGTTAATCTTGAGTGGGTTGGTGAAACGACGGCCTCAACTAAGATCATGGCGCTGCTAGTGCGCGACGGCGACGGAGAAGGATATGGTAAGGTGGACGCGATGACAGTGAAAGAGATTGTCTCAAAGCCTTCTGCGATGTTTGCTGAAGTATCTGCCGTAGCTGGACCTGTCACTGTCACGTTTAAGGGTGTTGATGCTTACGCGTACTATACCGTTCACGCTTTCGTAGCGAGACAGACTGTTCGCGGCTTCGTGTTAGATAAGTCTAAAGTCATCAACAATGTCAAGTCTTTTCCGAAGGCGATATGTAGTAGTGTGCTAACATACCCTCCAGTGGCCGACGATTGTTACGCGATCAAGGACGACAGCCGACTGCCTACACTTGGCGCAATTACACTCGTGCAGACAGCGTTCAATAAGCAAGTGGTTAAATGTAAACTGTTGTCAACAGTTGCGGTTTCTGGCGCGTACTCAACGGAGGGATTGGTGTGCCGCGCTATCTTCCAGTATAGAGGAGAGGACGCCCCTGTCTTCGCTGACTTCTTGTCCAAAGGCAAAGCTGTGGCAGCAAAGACAATGACAGCTACAGCGATGTCATTCGAGTCTGGAACATTCGATGCGTTCGCTCAAGTGGATGTATATGTGGCTGTATTTAGAGCTGTGAACGAATTCGGTATTGCGACGATCGTTCGAGAAGGTAAACAGGCGTACACCCTAGCACAGGCCGCGCACTCTATTGACTTTAATGTAGAACTGCCACCTGCCTTGCCTTTTACTGCAACAGATTTTACTCAGGTGTTGAAGCTCCCTAAGAAAGTCCAGGCGGCTCTGACCCTATCTTGCGTCAAGCCCTCCAGCTTAGATCTTCTGAATCGGGATTTGCTGTACATTGCAGTGAGACCTGCTGAGGATGCTGCCTTGACTGAAGAGACTCTTTTCAAAACCGTCGAGGGTAAATTGACAGTGACCAATGGAGCGACTCTTGCGTGTTCTGTAAAGGGAGTGGACAGCTTTGAAGACTGGACTGTGTATTGGATGGTTGCGCGACAAATTAGTCAACACGCAGTTATCCCTGCAGGGTGGCATTTGTTTGACAAGGCCGGTAGAGAAGAACGGTATATAACAGATGGTGTGCATTCTATCACTAAGAGCTTTGCGATAAAGACAAGCACTGGTACTTTCACTCTAACGAATGTAACTCCTTGGTATTCGAACAATAGAGTATATGGTGAGTTACATTATAGTTCTTCAGCAGATAATACTGATGCGGATGTCAAGATTATCGGAGGGCTTATTGATTACGATGAGGATGCTTCACCTGCCAAGCGGTTAGAGGTTTTTCAAGACGGCCAAGTGATGCTTCAAAATTACACGGCGTTTGATAAAACAGTGGGCACCCATGTTCAGCGCTTGAAATGCGACACAGAGCATGGGTATTTCAGATTCTGGATGGCTATCGTAAGAAAGCTAGAGGGGACGCGTGGGGTAACAGGTACCGTTGTCTATGACGCTGCGAAGGACCCATATCTCGTCAACTCGCTGGTCTTCAGCCCTTCTGCGAGTTCGGATGCGCATATGTGGACTGACAACACTATTATTAATACGCCCACTGCAGTTTCCGTCACCAGAGGCAAGCTGACTAAGAAAGCCACAGCACCTTTCACGATATCAGCAGTAGCGGATGCAGGAGATGATACGGCGGGCGTAACTATTCGCGTCGTATATGAAGATGTTGACTTAGATACTCCAGAGACGTTTAATCATATTGAGGTATTTAACGCCACCTCGAACGTCGTTGAATTTCCAATAGGCGGATCGGCAATCACACCTGCTGTAGACGCTTTCACCCGATTGAGCCTCACAGCGATAATGGTGCGCGAAGTGGATCCGTTCGGATTGCCGCCTGAGGCGCTATTCTGGCGGAAAAAGAAGGCATATCTCATCTCTAGCAAGTATTCTACTGTGGTGGACTTCATTGCCAATCAAGACCCAGGCACTGTCGTTTTAACGTCCGCTTCGGCGGGAGATATCCTCTCTTTGACAACACAACAGTTTAACCTACAGTATAATTATAGCCGCAGTGAGACACCTGACGACAATGTTGACTTGTATGTAGGTGTGGTTACTGCGTCGGGGAAGACAGATAAGACACCGGTAGACCCGAAGACGATAATGGAGAGCACCAAGCCGCTGGCGACGATAACAACCGGTACAGACCTACAGCATGCTGTGAAAGATGCGCCAGATAAGGGTTATCTCCGATTCTACGCTTTTGCGGTGAGGAAGCTGGAGAGCCTTCATAACGTAACCGGTGTTGTTACTAAGGTGCGCTCTTCAAACTATGTAGTAGGGCCTGTTAGTTACTATCCTCCAATCACGCAATCACCTACCAATAATCATGATGACTTGTCTGATGTCGAAGTTCCGACAGGGTTCGCTGTCACGCAAACGGGTGACGTAGATGGTGACGGAATGACTGATGTAGTGGTAACGTGGGACGCACGGACGGATGTGACGCACTGGGCGCTTGACATTAAGACTGCAGTATCTGAGGCTAAGCTGAAGAATGCGTCTGTAGCGGATATTTGGACAGGCTTATTAGACGGTGCTGCCACTTCCGCTACTCGCAGCGTTCCGAAAGGAAGAGTATTCAAGGTCTGGCTTCGGGCGCTGCGATCAATAAGCGTTGCCAGCTCGAAAGTCGCTACTCAGCCTATTGTGACAGAGAGTACAGGAGGTAAGCTGCAGTCCACGTCGACACCGTATTTAGTATCTGCGCCAGTTACTTCCGCTGTTCTAACGAGTACTCCATATAAGCCAGTCTTGATCGCTAGTGCAACACAGCCAGCTAATGCAAGTTTAACGGATCGCTGGCTTAATACGACAACTTGGCGCCTCAACATTAAAACAGTGTCAGGATTTGTTCAATGCTCTGATGCCGAGGCCACCGCGCTGATCACTGGAGAGCTAGCTACTAACGCTAGTATCCGACGCACGTCTTCGACAGCGCCAACGCCGCCTTCTCCGCATTATGTATGGGTCAATTCATCGACAACAACGATAGAGGGTGTGCAGAGGAATCACGGAGCAATATGGGATGCCGCCGCTAGTAGCTGGAGAGTAATAAGTATTCCATCCGATTATGTTAAGTTTCGAATAGTGAGCATTACTGCCGCGACTGAATCTGCTGCAAAGACCGCTGCAAAGACTGCTGTAGCTTCTTTGACGTGTTATGCTGATTGTAGCGTCTTGTGCAGAGACAGTAACGGGTGGAGCGTCTTCATGACAGAGGCTAGTGGTAAGTGGTCTCCTAAGTTTACGTTTGCGAAGGCAGCTGTAGTCACAGCAACTCCCGATGCGGCGTATCTAGTTGCCAATCCTTCTATTCGTAGAGTGTTTAATCTAACCGATAATACTATGTGGTATAGTCCTGCTCCTAATGGAGTAGCGAAGCCTTTCTACCAGGTAGATCTATCTAACTTCAAGGCGGTAGTCAAAAAGGCATCAGAAGTAGGTGTGCCTTTTCCTGCCGAATTATTTTAAGGAGAAATGAATGACAGATTTCATCTCTGCAGGTGAGAGATGGGTTAATAATAGCGGGATGGATTTAACCTGTCCCGCTACAGGTACTCTTCTCAAAAACGGTGTAACGTATGAGTGGACCGGGACGGACTGGGAGACTCAGCTGGTAGATTGGAGTGCAATAAACCCTAGTGACCCAAACAGGCCTGCGGACAAGGCTACTCGCAACGAGTTCAAAGGCGCATTCGTCGCTGGCTTGTACAGTAAAGGCGACATGGTGACTTATGGCGGCGATGCCTACATTTGTGACGCTGGCACCGCCCAGTACTACTCGTCTATCGTCAGTGGGTGGTCTATCCTCGTGCGCAAGGGCCAGGGGATTGTCAAGGCTATCAGCTTTACCCGGCATACAGCTGCGCCAGATGCGCCCTCTTCATCAGATGGTACCTTCAACTCCCCTAACGCGTCTGGGCAGGTGAAGGTCGGTGGCAGCAATGTGGCTGGTATTTACTGGTCCGACGGCATTCCGCCTGGGGACAGCCAACTCTATATGACTTCGAGGATGTTTACGTCTGATGGTGCATCTCCTCAGCAGTCTGTGTGGTCTACGCCGCAGGCGATATCTAAGAATGGTGTCGTTGGGCAGGGTGTCCGCGTTGTCTTCAGTCTGACTGAGAACGGCGCATACTCGACATCGCAGGCTGGTGCTGAATGGATGAAGTCGCAAACTTCCTCGGACAATGTTACTTGGCAAGATTCTAGCATTCCGGTGAAGATCAAAGGAGAGCAGGGGTTATCGGTCAAGGGGGATCCAGGCCAGGGGCAGGTGAAGGGCGTTTCATTTACTCGTTCGGTCAGCCAGCCGAGTGCACCTTCTGGGGGCTCTTTTAGCTCGCCAAATGCCACAGCAGCCGGCTGGACAGACGGGGTAACAGCAGGTACAGGCAAGCTATGGCAATCTACGAGAATCTTCACATCCGATGGCGCATCTCCTCAGCAGTCTGTGTGGTCTACACCTACTGCGATTGCTAACGACGCACGTCATAAATTCCAGTTCAGTACAGATAATACATCTTGGTCAGATACGCCATTTACTGGCGCTCTGTATATGCGCTCTCTTACTAGCACCGACGGCACCAACTGGGACAACCCCGCTGGCGTATTGATCAAAGGAGAAAGAGGGGTCCAAGGGGATCCGGTATACACTTGGGTTGCTTATGCTGATGATGCTTCTGGAAGCACCAATTTTACAACAGGCGCACCTGCTGGACATAAGTATATCGGGATTGCGACTAATCAAGCTTCGCCTACAGAGTCACTGAGCCCTGCCAGTTATAGCTGGACAATCATTAGAGGTGATAATGGCGCTGATGGTTGCTCTCTTGTCCTTTCCAAAGAGTCTATTGTAATACCTGCAAGCAGTGATGGTACTGTGGACTTAAACGCATTAGCGACTGCTTCTAAGAACATAGTTGGTAAAGTCATCAAAGGTGGCACAGATGATACAGCTAACTGGTCATGCCTAGTCTCTTCGTCTAATACGTCTAATTTGAATACCACAGAGAATTGGTCAAGTGCGTCGCAGACTATCTCCTTATTCAGTGCGGGCGCTACGCTAGAGACGTTGACTTGGACTTTTTCTCGTACTAATTACGCAACGCTTACTAAGACGTGCACTGTCACTAAGTCTAAGCAAGGTGCGCAGAGCACGCAGGCAGGACCTAAGGGTGCCAGTAACTACCGTATTTACGCCTACGTAGCGAACAACTCCGCTATTATGCCGGCCGCGCCAGCTAATGGGAATGCGATAGCTTCTATTTCGGTATCCGGCACGTCAATGGCGACTTGGTACCAACAACCGCCTACGCTAGGTGCTAATAACGTAATGTATCAGTGCGACGGAACGTCACCTGAAGGAAGTAGCGCGATTACGTGGACCACTCCTTACCTGTCGACATTGAAGGTAGGCTCACTCGATGCGTGGGCGGTAAATACTGGCAGCTTAACATCTTCTTCTTCTAATTCCTCTTACTTGACAATCAATGAGAAGGACAAAGGGACACGAGGCACGTGGGCGTATGGCGTTGCATATTTGGTTGATCAGACGGTAGAGTATGGCGGAAGTATTTATAGAAATGTTACATCTACTAGCACGCAGGCACCGGGCACAAGCTATTGGACACTTTTAGGTACGGCTGGTGATTCCCACGAATTTAGGGTGCGCAACTCCGGGGGTCTAATGGCCGCCATAGGGGATACCACTAGCGGCACTGCTTTTGAATCAGTGTTTTACGCAAACCCATATTCTCTGAGTGCAACGCACGCGACCAATAGAGCAACAGTAGGTTTCTTCAATGAGCTGATTATTGACGCTACCTATGCCAGCAACAGCCATACGTACGGATTAGTGCATAGGTCTAGGGACCCTAGTAACAACACCTTGATGGCGGCTGTACTCGGATGGGATGGGACCGGCGCTGGCGTAACTGGCCTGCCTAACATTCATACTAGTTTCTATGGCTCTCAGAGGGACACTGCTGCTGGCTCAGATACTCTAGTGTATCTAAACTATAGCTCATCTGGAACTCGTTACGCGGGTAGCTTTGAGTTTGGTGGCAACTCTACCATACTAGGGAGTGCAAGCTTTGCAGCTAGCTTCAATGGCTCTACGAACACTACAGGAACAGCGTGGATCAACGGTAAGGTAGACATCACAGCGCCAGTAGTATCTCTCAGCAAGTCATTCGCAAGCTATAGTGCTAACTCCGCTGGTACCATCAACTCCACCGCTGACCTAGGACTCTCTTACCTAACCGGAGCTGGCCAGTCCTATGGCGGTTACTTTTCATTATCTGTCAGTGGCGTGGTCACTTCTGCTTATATCGCTACTCCGGGATACTCCGTTAAAGGCGTCGGTAGAGCTTACTTCTCTACAGCGGCTCAGTCAGTCGATTTATGTAACGGAACAGATGCACTCTCAGCGAACGGGAACATCACTGCTTCTGGCAACGTCACTGCCTACGACGGCTCTGATATTCGCTGGAAAGAAAATGTGCAGCCGATAAGGGATCCGATTCGTAAACTACTGCGCTTATCAGGGAATACTGTGACGTGGTCTGATGAGTATTACTCTACTCAAAATGCTAAGTATTTCAAGAAGGAGGATGTTGCTGTTATTGCCCAAGAAGTTGCAGCAGTGCTACCAGAAGCTGTGCATCAACAAGATGATGGGTATTTACGAGTGGCGTATCAGAAGCTCATCCCGCTGCTCATAGAGGGCTTCAAGGCGCAACAGACCGAGATTGACGATCTTAAATCGATTATAAAGGAGTTACGTGATGACATTAGTCGCAACGCCCTTTAACGGTTCGTTATCATTATCTGCAGTGAACACTGAAAGAGGTGTGGCTTCCAATACGAAGGTGTCTCTAGACAATCTTCGAAGGCTGGCGGCGTTATCGGCAACTCTAACAGGAAACGCAGGAGGGGACGAAGCGGGTTACGCAGGCGCCCCTATTTCCTTGAGAGAACTATACGGATGTACTAGGCCTGCTGAATTATTGACGTCAAATATGTGGTCGTATTTTCCGCATGGCTTTTCCTTCTCTGGTGTGTCAACAGATATTGCAGCCGATTACTACGAGATATTGTTCTACGCCAAAGACTGGGGCGTGTATATTGGAGGTGCCGATATCGCGCCTGCTACGTCGTTCAATCTAAACATTATGGACGCCAATAGCGCGTGGTTGTTGGCAGCGGCTACTCAGTATTGTGTAAAACTCTATTCCGTCAGAGGTAACTCCATGAATTACTTCTACATGACGAACTACTATACTTGCTTGGATGATCCGGTCGGTGATGCGGTAGTTGTGGAGGCACAAAGAACCACCTCTGCTTTCAGATTCACTTTGACGAATAATGTCAATAAAGCCAATAAGGTCTTCTACCGAAAGTGGGTGGATGGAGTGCTTGACGCCAGCTACACAGGGGTTGCCGTGGCTGCTAACGGAGTAGTCAACGTTGACTTCTCGGGCGTGCCAGCGGGGACTGAAGTTAAAGTACTAAGGTACTACGCAGATACTTTAACAAACATTCCTAACTCCAGAGAGTGGACTACATGGAGCTTTTGTTGGCTAGCTGACGTCGTGTTCGGGGAGTCCAATAGGACGACTACTACTGTGACGGTTTCATTAGGCGCAGTGGCCAATCAGACCGGCTTTTACTATGTTGTCACCATTGACGGTGTGGCTGCAGCTCAAGTCAAACAACCTACTGTCTCAGAGCTTAACATTCCTAAGACGCTTAACCCGGGGACAATAGTCAAAGTAACAGGGTACGCGTACCGTACTATCCCTGATGGTGAGTCTTACTCGAAGTACAATATGGCGTATACCACTTTCACATACCTATCTGCCGTTACCGGGACTATTTCACCGACGGCGAATGGTGCGCAGATGTGGATAGATGGTGACGCCTATCGGACTGATGTCGAGCTCATCTGGAGTATTGACGGAGTAGCTGATTCACCTCAAACAATAAACAGCTCTGCGGGATTCGGCACTGGCCGAGGAGCAGTAACGCCGGGAGCTATTATCAAATGTGCGGTAGCCTCTAAGCGTGTTACAGCTAATGGAACTGCGTGGTCACAGTATTACTATCAATGGTATTCGTATTGCTATCTTGCAGACCCGACTGTAGGCTTCAGTGAGAATTTCACGTCTTATGTGGTGTTCACGACATCGCTACCTGCAGCTGCCACCGCAATGATCGTCTGGGTGGAGACTAACGGTGTGATCGGTTCTAGTCGTTTCCTTGCTAAGTCCGCAACGTATCGAGTGGACTGCGCCGACGGTGTATTGATCAAGTTGTATGTGCAGTCAGCGAGAGAAGTGTATCTCGATAACGCGTGGAGAACCTCCTACAGTCTGAACTCTAGTAGCTATTCTGCTTGGTCGGTCATGCTAGACCCTGTATTGTCCAGCAAGTACTACTCTGGGGGCACGTGCGGCTGTGCGATTGCAGCTCATGCTTCGGCTACTGGGCGCCAAGTATATATGCGAATAAATGGATCATGGAGCTCAGTCACTTCGTATAACAATGCTGCAAGGAGCGTATCGTCACCGACCACAGATATCGCACCTGGCTTTAAGGGCAACATCGCTGTTCAAGACTACAACATTATAGCTGCAGGGTCTTACTACTCTAATTTTGCGTACCTCTACACGGAAGCGGAGCTGACAGCTTTAGGACCTTTGGTCGCTATGCCTACAAGTGTAGCTGGCTCAGCTGTGTCGAAATCAGGTACAACTGTGACTTGCTCGTGGTCGAGCGTTTACGCTGGTGCTACATACACTTACTTCTGGAAGGCATGGTACTGGAGCGGCGCAGCTTGGGTTGAAATCACAAGCGGCAACACCACCTCTACTTCTTTCACCTTTACAGGCTACACAGGCTACTACTGCGGCTTTACTGTGTACGCACAATCCGGCGAAGGCTACGTGAACCCTCAATGGACTCCTGTCTCTTACTTAATGGTATGATTATGATTATGATTAGATTTTTATTCTTGACGTTGATACTGTTCTCGGCAGATGTCTCGGCTGACTTTCAAAGAGACACACTTATCATCGGCTTTCATAAAGAAGCAGATAGAGAAGGTATCCTCAAGTCTGTTAAAGGCGAGTTGAAGACGATGATCGATGGCGATACAATGTCTGTTACTCTCCCTAGAGGTAGTAATTTGGAGCTACTGTCCCGAATACTCCTTAAAAAGTCTGGCGTCAAGTATGTAGAGAAGAACCAGATCTACAAGACAGACGCCACTGCAAATGATACGTACGCCAACAGTTCATATTTGTGGGGCATGTTCGGCACATACGGCAGCGGTGCTAGCTCGGCGTGGGCGAATGGTAGAACAGATTGTAGTAGCGTAGTCGTAGGTATCACTGATACAGGTACGTATAATCTGCATGAGGACTTAATCGATAACATCTGGTCCAATCCTGGAGAGAGCTTTAACACCTATGACGATGATGCCAATGGTTACAAAGACGATCTTTACGGATGGGACTTCGATGGCAACAACTCCTCGATATATGACTCAGGAGGAATGGAGCTGACATGGAACGGCTCTGCCTACGTGCCACGATACTCTAGCGACATTACTGGAGCGTCTGTAACGCAGTCTGCAAATTCTCACGGCTCTCATGTTGCGGGAACGATTGCAGGGAGAGGAGGGAATTCAATCGGTGTTGCAGGTATCTGTTGGACGGCGAAGATCATGACGCTTAAGGTCTGCGAGAAAGGCGCCTGCTACACAGATGCAGCTGCTAGAGCTTTGAATTATGCAGCCTACATGAAGAACTACAAAAGCGTCCCTATCGTGGCGATCAACGCATCGTGGGGAGGTAGCACTTCACCGTCTACTGCGTTGTCGTCAGCTATTGATGCTATAAATTCTGCAGGAATACTGTTCGTAACTTCTGCAGGTAACTCTACGGTAAATCTCAATTCAACGCCGGTGTATCCTGTATGTTACTCCCAAGCAAACGTCATAGGCGTTGCAGCAATCGACAGCGCAGGCGCCTTGGCTTCCTTTAGTAATTATGGAAGTAACTGTGTAGAACTTGGTGCACCCGGTGTCAGTATCAACTCTTCCGTCCCTTCTTTCGATCCAACGACTCGTGAGTGGAGCTCAAAATATATGTCCTTTAACGGGACTTCTATGGCGGCGCCTCATGTCACAGGAGCTGCAGCTCTTTACAAAGCGTATCATCCTGCTGCAACAATGACAGATATCAAGAATGCTCTACTTGCAGGAACAACAACAACATCGCTGGCGTCGCCTAAGACGTCTAGCGGTAACCGACTTTATATTGGAGGCTTTTAATGTTTATTTATTTTCCACAACCAGATAAAGGCTACTTATCGGCGTCTGCTGATGGTATCTTATTCCCCATCTTTGAATTAGGCGTAAACGACAGTCTTATTGTTGAGCGCTACCGCATCATCAACGGTGTATTGGCCGACATCTATATTGGTAAAACAGATCAGGAGGTGGTGGACATGCTAGCGCCACCTCCTGTCATGGCAGGAGCGCCTGTTTCGTCTCAAGATATTGCAATTGCCACCGCCTTGGCTTCTCCCTTAAATCCTGTGGCATTCAAGCTGCGGTTCACCACAGACGAGCGTGTCGCGATTTACGCCAGCACTGACGCGTATGTTGTGGACTTCCTTAGAATTCTTGATGATGCACGTTTAGCCAAGGTGATCAAGATTGACCAGACTCTCAATGACGGCGTAGCCCGTTTAGTAGAGCTAAATTTGTTAACAGCAGAACGCGCTTCTGAAATCCTTAATTGGTGCTGATTATGGAGTTTAAGCGGCTTAGTAATCTTAGCGAGCTTCGCCGCTGTCTGACCATCTCTATCGCGCAATACAAGAAAGATCAAATTCCTGAGTTTCCAATAGATGAAAGCTACTCGCTACAGAGTCTTATGGGTCTATCTCGCAGAGGGCTTTTCAGGGTGCAGTACGACGGTAAAGATCTAGTAGGGTGGTTATCGGCGGTGGAAGGCGGGTGTCCTCTATATAGCCGTAGAAAGACACTCACACTGGCAGGATACCATACGTCGTTGCGCGGTAGAAAGGCAGTGAAGGCACTAGTAGAAGCGCAGTATCTTGTGCTAGACTACGCAGAGGCTTTGAAATACGAAGTAGTCACTGCAAATAGTGTTCTCAGCACTCGCGCAGTATTCAATAGAATCTTAGGGGAGTACGATTGGTTCGACAGAGGAGGAACGATGGTGGCTGTTACGACACACTACAGGAGAAGTGCATGAAGTATCTTAAAAACAGACTAAAAGAACCGTCAACGTGGATGGGATTGCTCCCTGCAACGTTGACCTTATTAACATCTTTCCATCTTGTGGAGTTGACTCCGGAGCAATATGATGCGATTAAGAATATTGTTATTGTATTGCTATGCGGCGGCTTAGTCGCTACTAAGGATAGTAACGGTGACGGCATTCCTGACTAGCCACGCGAGTGTACTAGTTCTGCAGCCGCTGTGGGCGCGTGTGGCGCGTTTTTCGGCGGCGCGGGTGAGAGTCACGGGGCAGCGTGGTGGGCAGACTGGGCGCGTGTCGCCAAAATTCACAACAACGAGTAAGGCAATTATGAATAAAGAATTCAAGATAAGCGAAGTAAAGGCGGCGGCAGAGTTCCTGAGAAGCCTCAATGAAGTTAAGCTAGATGAGCTGGTGCTAATAGACGATAATGGCGAAGCAGTTGACTTCTCGGCGAAGATAGCTAGGTGGAGATTCATAGGACTGAATAATCGAGACTTTGTACTCGCGCATTTTTAGGTATCTTATATGATATGGATAACAATCCCGTTATTCAGTCATTTAGGAGAACTATTATGAACAATTTTATCGAACTAAAAGAATGGGAGGGTTCTGTAGAGGAATTCAATAGTGCGCTGAACCTCAGCTGCACCACTACGCCCATAGTAGACATCGGTCCTGGCGCTGTAGTCAAGCACTGCATGGAGGTGACAACTAAAACACCTCTATTCCTGGCAGCCGGGAAGCTATACAGGACTTACGAGGAAGCCGCAAACTCCGTCAGTCTTGAGTTCCAGACGGAGAGGGTCAAATCAGTGATCCATGTTAACTTCATAGTTGCTAATCTGGCCGCGCTAAAGCGTATGTCAAAAGCAGAGGCAAAAAGGAGAGGGGAACTGTACACCAAGCTTGCTCTCGGTAGACTGTTGAAAGTTGCACCTATTGAGGCTTTGCATAAGTGGGAACGGGCTAAACTAATTGAAGTGCATGCGGAGTTAACTGTTATAGGTCTCGATGTAAAGTATCTCAGTAGACTCACGGATAATGAAATAATCAAAGCGATTAAGTTGTGATGTAGTGGCAGGCGTAGGAATGGTTCTGCGCCTTTTATCAATCTAGTGGAGTAAATATTATGTTATTTGAGACTTACGAAGTATTGCCTGGGATGCCAACCTTTGCAACCCCAAAAGAACTGTCCAGCCGTTATTGGCAATCACAATTCGCAATTCTGTATATTGTGAATAAGAATGGGGAGCCACAAGCAGCTTGCTTGCCGACAACAGACAACAAAGTGAAAGCAGTGTGGCAGAAGGCTGGGTGCAAAGTGTTAACACCAGCTGAGAAGGCCTTCGGCATTGTCGGTTCAGAAGAGTACAACAGTTGGGTGCGTTCCATAAGAGTGTAAATGCGCAGAAAGCAGTATCTTATATGAAAGGAGTAGAAATGGTTCTGCTCCTAACTTTAGCGAGGGCGTTATGATTAGTTTAAAACTATGTGCAGTATTGGAAGTTCAAGATGTAGAAGATTTGACAGAGATTTTAACAGCAGCAGGGGTTGCCTTTAAAGAATTGAGTGGCGACAGCGAAGACCATTTCAATTCTTTGGCAGAACGGGTAGAGAAAATCTTAGCAGGGATGAGCGTATGAGCACGTATGGGTTGGCATGTATTTGGACAACGCTGCTTGCAACGGTAGCGTATGCAGCGGTGATCTTGTATCACGAGTTCCACGAAGGTCTCATTGCCACGAAGAAATGGCGCTTGCGTGACAAGCTCTACTTCGCAGTTGGTCCACGGGCACGCAATTAATTGAATCCATTTGGGAGTATTACCATGTCATCAGTAAAATCTAAAGAAGAAGTTGTCATCACCACTCCAGATCGCAATCACGGGTATTGTGATGAATGTGGTGGAGTAGAGCGTTACGATTCGTTTTACCATTTCTCCAGCGCAACAAACAAGCATGTACATGTGTGCGTGCATTGTGTGCTGAAGGACAAGTTTCAGTCTAAATTGGTAGACATGTAAACGCGCAAAAGGGGATATCTTATATGAAAGAGATAAAGATATCCCTTCAACGACCAATTCCGGTCACAATTAAATTATTCGGAGTATTACCATGAAAGCATTAACACAAGAAGTAACAGCAGCAGCAGCAGGAACAGTAGCAGGAACAGCAGTGGCAACACAAATGGCGCCAGTAGTTTTGAGCGTTGGTCTTGCAGCGGTAGAATCACAAATCGCAGTAACAGCACTTGGTATGGAAGTTGTATTACCATTTGTAGCACGTTCAGCAGCTGCGGCAGTTGTAACAGTTAACCCAATCATTCTCGGTGCAGCTGTCGGTTTGACAGTTTACAGCTTGGTGAAATGGTTCAACAGATAATGCGGTAACGGATATCCCGTTTCATCAGACCGCAGTCCATTCAGGTAGAGAAACAATTCCGTTTCTCTACTTTACACATTTTATTATTATTATTATTATTATTCGGAGTATTACCATGTTACCATTAGCAATCTTAGGCACAGCAGTTGCAGTTTCATTAGCAATCAAAGCAGTAAAAAGCGTATTAGAAGTTAAAACAGCAGCAGCAGAATTAGTTGAAGTAACAGCTGATGCAGTAGTATCTTCAGTAATCGTTGGTATGGTTTCTGAAGCTTTCTTTGGAGCAGCATTCTTACCAACTGCAATTCTTTCTTTCAAAATCTTCATGGCAATGTACCTTGTGGGGTGGGTGCTAATGTGCGGATTTATTCTCTTTGTTCTTTCAGCATCATCATCACGTATTTAATTCAATTTACCAGGAGCATTACAATGAACACTACAGTAGACATGTTACAAACATTAAGAGCAAACACCGGTCTTGACTTCAGCATTGAATTGTTTGAAACGGCGGATGCGCTCGACAAAGAGCACGAAGCATTCCAAGCTGAATATGCAGCGAAAGCAGCTGCACGTGAAGCACAAATGGCAGCAATGCGTGCAAGAATGGCAGCCAGGGCTGCCAACTAATCAATTAAACATTTTGGAGAATTACGATGGACTTGGGCAATTTAGTATTTCAAGCAGAGATACACGGTGTAGAAGTATGGATCAATCACGAAGCCAACCATGAGTTGGATGTGGTTGCTGGTGGTGGTGCTGCAATACGGGCAATGTTACCAGAAGTAGGCAACGCGTCTGTAGTTACAGAAAGAGCTGTGGCAGTACTTGGTATTTCACTTGTAACAACTGCACCAACCGATGAAGTTAACTTTGTTGTGTTGCATGAAATTGGGCATATCTTGAGCGGACACATCGCTGAAGGGTATCGTCTGATTTCAGAACGAGATGAACCAGCTGCTGACGCGGTTGCGATGTCTTTAGGTGCGTCTCCAGAAGCTGGTATTGATTTCTTGAAGAAAGCGTATCAAACGTTTAAGACTACGGAAAAAAGTCTACTTCGTCGTATGTGGGTCTGGTGCATGACCGAGATACGCGTTCACAAGCTTGCAAAATTAATCAACTAACCAGCAGCAGATATCCTGCGCCACAATCTGGTCATTCAGGTAGAGAGACAATTCCGTCTCTCTACTTTAAACACAATTCAGGAGTATTATCATGTTACCATTAGCAATCTTAGGCACAGCAGTTGCAGTTTCATTAGCAATCAAAGCAGTAAAAAGCGTATTAGAAGTTAAAACAGCAGCAGCAGAATTAGTTGAAGTAACAGCTGATGCAGCAGTGTCTGCTTCAATTATTGGCGTTATTGCAGAAGCGTACTGCGGAGCAGCATTCCTTCCAGTCGCGATTCTTTCTTTCAAAGTGTTGATGGCAATCTATCTCGTTGGGTGGATGTTGATGTGTGGGTTGATCATCGCTATTTTCTCTTCAGTGTCACGAGTGTAAGCAGCAAATACGCGGAAAGCAGTATCTTATATGAAAGAGATAAAGGTATCCTTTCATGACCAATTCGGTCACAATTATTTTATTCGGAGATTCAAAATGAGCACATTAGTATTGGCAAAAGAAGTAGTAGCAGCAGCGTTGAAATTAGGTATGGTCTTTAACGAAGTGGCTTATGACCGCTTCAACTACGATGACAGTCGCCGTGATGAAATGGGTCGTATCAGTGTCGGCATCACAGAAGTGCAATTAAGCGTCCTCAGCTATGACGCTGACCGCGCTGCGTATTTGGCAGAGCAGTTCGGTGGAATGGAGTTGACAGGTGATGCTGATATTGGGTACTCTGTCGTCAAATTCTTTAAAGCTGCTGCGTAAGCGGCACCTGCATCATAAGATGTTCCTTCAAGACCAATTCCGGTCACAATTATTTTATCTTATTTGGAGTATTACCATGAACTTATTGAACACAACAGCAGCAACTACAGCAAACAACGTTCGTATCCGTTTCGAAGACAATGGCACCCGTATTGAAATGCGTGGTGAGTTTGCAGCCATCCGCGAAGTAATCGCAAACAACCCAGGAGTATGCATCGACATGGACATGTATCAAGAAGGTCTCGACGAAGTAGTCGGAGGTATCTTCAATCGTGATGCGCAACGCATCATCCTTAAGTTGATCTCAATGGGTGTTGAGCTTGAAAGAGACGGCTACAACACTTTCCGTGAAACAGGTCTAATGAACAACGGATTTGTTCGCATTCGTGTATCAGAAGTAAATCTTCAGTTGCTAGCTGGAGAATCAATGGCTCGCCAAACAGCTGTAGCGGATGCAATCGGTGCATCAGTTACAGGCTCAATGCGCGGTTATGTAGTATCAATGCGGTAACGGATATCCCGTTTCATCAGACCGCTGCAGAGAGACAATTCCGTCTCTCTGCCTTATCCCCTTTAGGAGTATTATCATGAACACAGAATTACCATTAGTAGAAGACACTAGAAGTCTTGAAGAACGTTTAAATGCCACAATCGAGATGGCATTGAAACAAATCGCGCAAGAGCGCAAATCAGCTCGTGAAGAAGACAACTTCTTCAGAACACTTTTATCATCAAACTAGGAGAGCCGCAATGAGCACAATTAAATTATTTGGTACCACTTTCGACGTAACATACACTACGAAAGCCGGAGCAGTAGTGTTCGAAAATGAGGCAGTAAGAGGACACGTGTACAATGGCATTGCGTACCTTGCCGGAGGCTGTGAAGCCCTCGGTCGCATCGTTGAAGGCAGAGAAGACTCTGTCTACATCGTTGGCGTGGAAGAAAGAGAATTGGGCGGCTACGCTCAACTGTACATCAACGTATAACTGAGGCAGCGGATATCCCGTTTTACCAGACCACAGTCTATTCAGGTAGAGAGACAATTCCGTCTCTCTACTTTAAACACAATTTAGGAGTATTATCATGAAAGTAGTAACACAAGACACAGCAGCAGTAGCATTCGGAGCAGCAGCAGGAACAGCAGTGGCAACACAAATGGCGCCAATGGTCGTCAGCGTAGGTTTGGCTGCAGTAGAAACCCAAGTGGCAGTGACAGCACTTGGTATGGAAGTTGTATTACCATTCGTGGCCCGTTCAGCAGCAGCAGCAGTTGTAACGGTTAATCCAATTATCTTAGGCGCCGCTGTAGGCTTGACAGTTTACAGCTTGGTGAAATGGTTCAACAAATGAAACTAATTCATGTGATGTTATTAATCGCGTTTATCGCAGCTTTGGCACCTGTGAAATTTGCGTACTTTATCGCAGTCCTTTATGCAATCATGACGGGAGGTTAATATGCCAGCTTTATTATTGGTAGGTGGTTTGTTCGTTCTAGTTGTCGGTCTGTGCTCCCGACAATACAACAAGACTGTAGCGGAATTAGTAGAGTCTACAGAGAAGGCTTTAGCTGCAGCAAGAATCTCTGGAACGTTGCAAGTGGACTGTTTGTCTTGGGACCCTAAGACTAAGGAGTACTACGCAGACACTCAAAAGCTCACACTCGCTACCATTATCTTGGTTGAGAGAGATGTGGTGTTAGACGATTGCATGTATCGTGCAATATCTGTGACGCCTAGAGAGCGTCCCATCTTAGTAGTTCCTCATGTCTTCGCTCTAGTAGAGCGTTGCAAAGCTCTTTAACTGACTATACAGACCACCCTTCGGGGTGGTCTGTACTCCCCTTATTTTTTTTTTCTTACAGGAAGCTTATGACAGATTTCGGCTGTATAGTACTGGCGTTATTGATGGAAAGCCAGAATCAAGGTCTTAACACTAACTTAGGAGTAGCGAATGTAATATTAGACAGAGGAGGAAAGCCTTGCAGCGTAGTTACAGCGCCTGGGCAGTTCTCTTGGTACCCGCGTCATCGTTTAAGGCCGTTCAAGGCTAAGAATCCTGCTGAAGCAAAAGCAGTGTTGCTAGCTAAGAGGGCGGCCAGGGCGGCGCTACACGGGGCCAGAGCGAAGGGCATGAAAGGCAAGAAGTTCAAATTCTTCAATACGAGGAAGAAAGGGAAGCGCTTCAAGACTAAGAACTTGATGGTCGCTTCAGGTGATTTAGTTTTCTATTAGGGGGGGTGAATGTGGTAGATAATGTGTTGGCGCGTAGAGTCGCCGAAAGAGTAATGGCAGAAGAAACGGTCTCCTTTGTGGAGTATGTGTCAGAGACTATCCCAGAGTTTGACTTGGATAAGACAGAAATCTTGAGAGAAGTCTTAAGAGACGCCACCTACGATCATCACTGGAAGGATGCGTATTTACTGAAGGAGTCGTTAGATGACTGAGACGCTTCTGGTTATCTCTATTCTAGTGAATGTGATTGTTATCCGCAATTACACAAAGCTCGATTTCAAGTACAGAGAGCTTATCGGTGCCTTCCAGTTGTATGAGAAGGAAATCATGACGTACCCTCCTAGCAAGAGAATGGTCCAATGATAGTTGATGAAACGTATGTGATGGGGCGTCTAGGAATAGACAGCATACAGATGAAGTGTGCAAGGTATTCTGGTCGGATACCTGACCGCGCTGAGTGGGAACTAGATGATATCGAAGTATATCTGAAAGCGTGGGAGCGTTCGCTTCGTGCTAAGAAGAAAGACATAGACAGGGATGCGAATCATTCCTGCGTGTCGAGGGTAGTGCCCAGTTAAGCTGTTAGGGACTTTAGTGTATTTCCTTTATCTTTTTAAATTCAACTCAAATTAGCTGTTCGTATCTGCGATCACAGTGAGGACCATTATGTTAATTGCTGTTATTGCAGGTGCTGTTTTATTGGGGCCTAGTGTCCCTGCAATCGTTGTATCAAGCGTTATTTATCTTGTAGCGAAAGGAGTCCACGATGCTGGTTAGATTCCTCGTAATTTACTTAGTGTCGGCAGTAGTCTGTCAATTATCTGGCAAGCCACGCAAGCCACCTGCGCACAAGAAAAGGTAACATTACATTTCCGATATCCTAAGCATGATGTAAAACTGCTAATTGGAGACAATATGCTTAGTGAACTTTGTCCTACTGTTACGGAGGTGTTGTTTCTGTACACAAGGGCTAAATATAATGAGCCAATAGTGTTGTCAGAGGTGCTGACAGCGCTCGGCTCGAAACTCTCCAGAGATCCCAGTTCCAGAGTAAGAGCACAAGCAGCAGCAGATCTTGTCTACGACCTTGAAGCTGCCAGGATTCTCAAGATACAGGTAGAACGTATAGGGAAGAAGAGTGCCTACACAGTGGCTGTTCTGAATGATGAGGCTATTGTGGAGGCTTGGCGGAAGTGTTCCAAACAGAGTACTACAGTCTACCCTTCACTTATTCCTTACTCTCCTTGGACTTCTAGGACACACGATCAGCTGACTTACCCACTTATCAAGACGCGAGCAGTATTACCGGCTGTTCCTGCAATGGTATTGGACGCTGTTAACCGTGCCCAAGCAGTAGGATGGAAAGTAAACGAGAGAGTGCTGGCAATTGCTATATGGGCGCATAAGTACCGTGAGGAAGCCTTCTCAGATATTTGGAAACAAGTCTCAAAGGAGGCAAGAATCACCAAAGGTAGAGAAGTCAACACAGTCCTGACAATGGCGCAAGATCTGGCAGGTGCTATCTTCTACCATGGTTACTACACAGACTTCAGAGGACGTATCTATGTCGCATCTGCTTACCTCCATGAACAAGGCGCTGATGTTGCCAAAGGCCTTCTACTACGAGCTGATGCAAAACCGCTAGGAGCTATTGGCTTTAAATGGCTGAAGATATCAATTGCCAGTAACTGGGCGGGCACTTCTGCCAGAGAAGACAAAGCAAAGACTGACAAGATCCCTTTGGAGGAAAGAGTGCAGTGGGTAGATGATAATCATGAGCTAATCATGGCGTATGCTACATCACCCAAGCTCTTTAAAGGGTGGATGGGCGCTGACAAGTGCTGGCAGTTCTTAGCAGCCTGTATGGAGTATGAAGCAGCATGGCGAAGTGGCAATCCAGAGACTTTTGTGAGCCATCTTGAGTGCTTCATAGACGGAAGCACCAATGGAAGTCAACATCTAGCTATGCTGACGAGAGATGAAACATCTGCGCCCTATGTGAATCTTGTCAAATCAGTACTTCCTGGTGACTTGTATGCGTATGTTGCAAATTCTCTCTGGAACTTTATCGCGCTGACAATCGCAGAATTAGACCCTAAATTAGTGGCGGCTGCTGATAATTACGTCACAGTCGTTACAGAAATGAAGGCTGAAGTGCGAGCTGCAGAGCGTGGGAGTGATCTCAGAGTTGTCTTAGGGGAACGACTAAAGAACTACAGAGAGGCAAATCATTTCCTAGAAGATTCTGCTTGTTTCATATTCTGGAATCGTATCAAGGACAAGAAAGAACGTAGAAAGATAGTCAAGCGTTTAATTACAGGCGCTTGTAAAATCCCTTTAATTGCTGGAACAGCCCAATGGTGTGATGCTAATGGCCAATCAGCAGCCAAGGTTTCAAATAATGCTGGGAAGTATGGTTTGAAAGAAGGTTCAACGACTAGCCGTAAGGCGTACTGACAAGTGTCAGGAAACGGGGGAGGTAGCTATTTGCTATCGTGATATAGTCTGGCCTGCATCGGAATATGCAGCAGTAGCTGGTCGCTACAAAAGAGGAGGTTGTATGGTAGAGTATCTCTATGATAAAGAGAATGGTGGGCTATTGCACAAGAATGGCCGCAAGGCAGGTTCGCCTAATAGCAAAGGGCATGTGCAAGTAGAGAAGAATGGCAAGAAGACAATGGTGCATCGTATTGTGTTTGAGATGCATAAAGGAGCAGTGCCGAAAGGGAAGGTTGTTGATCATAAGGATGGAAATCCTGCTAATAACAAGATATCTAATCTGAGGGCAGCCTCAGTGGCTGAGAACCGTATTAACACGCTTCCTAATAAAGGAGCGAAGACCGGCGCTAAAGGTGTAACTGCAACGAAGTCTGGTAAATACCGTGCTAGAGTCTGTGAAGGGGGTGTTAACAAGACTGTAGGTACCTTTGCAACGGTAGAGGCTGCGGCTAATGCAGCGAAGAAAGCGAGAAAGAAGATTTTTGGCAATTTTGTCAGATAACACAAGCGACCAACTACGCGTAGAAACTAACGACATCTACGGAACACAAGCGGGAGTAATGACTATCCCATACGGTGCAGTTTCTTATGGGATGTCTGAGCAGGTCATAGAAGATGCCAAGAAGCACGGCATCGATTCGCTCTTAGACCTGGACAGGAAATGGGGAGCATTCATGGGAAGACTAATCTACGCTAGCTGCAAAGATAGCATGAATAAACCCATGAAGCTTCTTGAGATATTCAGTAATGCAGGGATTGCTGCTGAGAAAAGAGGTGAATTCCTCAGCTGGACTGTCCCTGTAACGGGCTTCAAAGTGGTTCAGCATTATGAAGAAGGCACTATTAAGCCTGTTATCCTGTCTTATGGACACAAGGATATCAAGATTAGCCTACTTCACAAGGAAGAACGAGTCCCTGCTAAGCGCAAGCAAGGCCAAGGAGCAGCGCCTAATATCATTCATAGCATGGATGCAGCACACTTAATGATGATTAAGGTGGGCTGTGAGTTCCCTGTGACAACCATCCACGACTCTTACGGATGTTTGTGTGCGGATATGGATGTATTGTTCAGAGTCGCTAGAGAGAAGTTTGTTGAGCTGTACTCTAGCGATCCACTAGTAGCGCTGATGAATGATATCTCAGGTAACTGGGAAGGTCTTGAAATCGGCTCACTTGACATCAATGCAGTATTAGAGAGCGAATATGCTTTCACTTAATCCAATTATAGAGGAAACAATGGGCGGAAATGATACGTACTACGCAGCTCTGGCAGCTGAGTCACGACCTAATTTTACACCACCTGTGCCGGTCACGACAGTGTGGGTGTTGAGTTCTGGGTATTTACATACTAAGTGGGAAGAGGGGAGTCCACGTGTAAACCTGATTGCAGTGTACCGCAATAAGCCGAGTCTAGACAGACTCTCCCAAGACTTAGTTGACTTTATCGATAGCGTTGCTGCTGTTAGAAGCATTGGTGCTGGCGAGATAGTGATGGTCAATGGTGAGGCTCTTAGCTTAGAAGAAAAGGAGCTAGAATGAGTGATTGGAAGTTTGTCGTTGTAGACACTGACACCTCTAAGAAGGACGCAGAAACAACCGAATTCAAAGATATTATGGTCAGATTCAGCCTGCCTAACTTTGGATTCGACAAGTACCACCTCCTCGCTGAGAAGAGTAAGATTGTCCAAAAGGTAACTACGCAGGAGCAGCTCTGCACTTTAGCTGTGTTGATTAACAAAGGAGGAACAGATGGTGATTAAGCAGGAACGCCTCAAAGCGTATGTATTTGAGGCAAATGACGGAACCCACTTGGGGGAAGTGCAAGTGGGCGAGGATGGGTTGATGCAAGTGTTTATTGACATTGACTACTTAACGTTGGAGCAGTTTAAGGAAACTGTTTCAGCACTTAACGGCGTATTGGATGGAGTGAGAAATGCAAGTATTTAAAGATATTTCAGAAATGGCAGAAGTGCCTGAAGATTTGTGGGCGCACATGCTGCAAATCTGTCCTGAAGACAAATTCATGGACTATCTAGGAGGTGATGTATTTCTGTTGGAAACACTAGATGATTTAGCGCAGGTGGCTGTGTGGGATCTTGACAGTGATGGTGCTACTTTAGCATCTGCTGCTGGCGGCTTTGATGTGGCGGAAGAGCTCCCAGGCGGGGAGCATGCAGTATTTGTAAGTATTACCAGTAACTCAGGGGGAGCCACTTTCTTCATCCCTAAACAACTTTGGACTGCAAATGTCCTTGAATCAATTCAATTAACTAACTAAGGAACTATCATGGCTCGTGAAACAACAACTCTAGATGTAACATTCTTATTCGCTAACTTGAGCGACAAACCTCGTAAAGACTTAAGCTCCAAGTTAGCTTGGTCTGTCCGCTGCGAGTTCGATAAAGCTTTGTTACCTCAGGTAAAAGAGTTGGGCATTCACATTAAGAAGGAAGTGGATGATAACACAGACGCTGTAACTTACAGCTTCACTGCGAAACAAAATTACCTGAATCCTAGAACAGGTGAACCGTTCCGCAAACCTAACATCCTCGACGCCAAGAATAAGATCCTAAAGGGGGAGTTGATCGGTAATGGGTCGACTGGTAAGGTCAAAATCAGCACCTTTGAATACAACTTTGAAGGCAAGAAGGGTGTTGCAGCGACCTTAGAGGCAATGAAGGTCATTAACCTTGTCGAATACGTACGCGAGGAAGACCCTGACTTTGCAGTAAATGAAGATGAATCTGATGACTTTCCGGAAGATGATTCTGATTTCTAAGCAGTAAAAGAGAGAGGCGCAGTCTCTAATCTGTGTCACCGTAGTATCTGTGAGGGCGGCAATCCCGTCGTCCTCTAACCCTATATTGGAGATGTATCATGGCTCGTGAAACAACAACTTTGGCAGTAACATTCTTATTCCCTAACTTGTCTGACAAACCTCGTAAAGACTTAAGCTCCAAGTTGGCTTGGTCTGTGCGTTGTGAGTTCGACAAAGAATTGTTGCCAACTGTCAAAGCATTGGGCATCCACATTAAGAAGGAAGTGGATGATAACACAGACGCTGTAACCTACAGCTTCACTGCTAAACAAAATTACCTGAATCCTAAAACAGGTGAACCGTTCCGCAAACCTAATATCTTGAACGCTAAGAACAAGATCCTAAAGGGCGAGTTGATCGGTAACGGCTCAACAGGCCTCATTAAGATCAGCACCTTTGAATACAACTTTGAAGGTAAGAAGGGTATTGCAGCGACCTTAGAGGCAATGAAGGTCATTAACCTTGTCGAATACGTACGCGAGGAAGACCCTGATTTCGCAGTAAATGAGGACGATGACGATGACTTCCCAGAAGACAACGGCGACTATTAAGATCTTTCAACTTCAACCACGAGGTAGTAAATGAGCAGTAAATTCGTATATGAGTATTCTAACGGTGTAGGTGCCTTAGAAACTACTGAGAACTTCGTTCATGTCGAAGATCATGTTACAGGTCTTGTAACAGTTACACGCAAGGACAACAGCGAAGTAGTTTGTGTTCTTGACACTTCTGAGCAGTTCGCTACATGGCGTGACATGCTAGAGCGTGATTTTGCGTGGAAACCAGACATGGTGGCGCACAATACTGCTTATGCTGATTTGATCGCACCACTAACTAAAGTGGCCTCTGCTGTTAATCCTTCACATTACAAGGGGTACGTGAAGGACATGCAATGGATGGAGACAATGGGTCATCTACCTAACTTCAGAGATCTCAGCAATGGTAAATTCTATGCAGCGATTGAGCTGCAGATCAGAAAGTATCTAGACCGTTTGGGGAAGAAAGATGCCGGAGTGCAAGAGCTACTTAAAGCACGCTGGTACACCGACTACCTCATCGCTTGTATGCACACTGGTCGTGTAGTGAGTGTTGAAGAAGTTCAAACAATCATTTCAACAATTTAGGATATCTGCACAGGGAAGTGCAATCTTTATAGGAGTAGTTTTATGTTTTGTGTAATGTGTGAGAACCACGATAGTGGTAAAACCTTTCTTATCAAAGAAACAGGCAGCAGACCTAGTGTGGCAAATCTACATCGAATGTTAAGAGCTGATTTGACTGACGATCAGATGGGCATGGTCCGTAATGGCACGCGCCAAAGAGCCGGGGCTGTAAGCTATTGGGTGGCAAAGATATGAACTTGCTATTTGACATAGAGACTGACAACCTCTTAAAAGATGTCACAACTATGTGGATCTTTCACGCTAAAGACCTCGACACAGGTGAGAAGTATACCTTTCTGCAGGGCGACGAAGGCTGGAGAGTACTGCTCGATCATGCTAAGAAATTGGTAGGGCACAATATCATCAACTATGACCTTGCAGTACTTCGTAAGTTATTCCACTACTCGCCTCCGAAATATTGTAGAATCGTTGACACGCTGATACTCAGCCAGGTATTAGACTATTGGCGGTTCGGTCCTGGAGCCGGGCATTCTCTGGCTCGTTGGGGTGAGTTTCTTGGCTGTGCTAAAGGGGATTACCACGATTGGACTCACTACACAGAAGAGATGTTGACGTACTGTGAGCAAGACGTAGAGGTGAGTCATAAGGTCTACACACATTTAATGGCTGAATTCGCTAAGAAGAATGTAGATGTACTTAAGGGCAAGCTGAAACGTTATCTCGAGATTGAGCACACAGTAGCTGATTTTGTGTCTAGAGCGAATGAAGCTGGTTGGGCGTTTGACCTGGACAAAGCCACTGTGCTGCGCGATAGTTTGCAATTAGAGCTTGACAACGCGTACCTTACGTTAGAGACCAAGCTTGGGTGGAAGATAACCGCACCAGATGCCTGCAAAGGCGAGGTAAAGGTGCATCACCCTTTGTGGATCAAGAATGGGAACTACAATCATCATCAGGCTAAATGGTTCGATATTGACCCTATAGCAGGTAATGACCCGGATCCACTAATGGACGGTCCCTACACTAAATGTGTAGCAGAGAAGCTTTCATTGAATAGTGTGTATGATGTGAAGCTCTTCTTGCACAGGCTGGGTTGGAAACCGATGGATTGGAATTATAAGATGAATCCAGAAACCGGAAAGAAAGAGAAGTCATCTCCAAAGATCACTCTAGAGTCTTTGGAGTTCCTCGGAGGAGATGGCGCGTTATATATGCATTTCTTGACTGTAAAGTCACGTCATGCTGTTGTCAATACTTGGATTAAGGAGTGTAAAAATGGTAGGGTTCACGGAGACTGCATGTTGGTTGGCACTCCTAGTATGCGGAGTCGTCATAGTATTATCGTTAACGTGCCTGCAAGTACTAGCGCTTATGGTAAAGAGATGCGTGAGTTATTTATGGCAGATCCTGGCTATGTACTCATTGGAGCTGATTCATCAGGAAACCAAGCACGATCTCTCGCGCATTATCTTGACAATGAAGATTTCACCAACACACTCTTGAGCGGTGACATCCACGCCTTTAATGCAGCTAACATTGACAAGGTGCTGACTGGCATGGGCATCAGCTGGGATGAATACTTGATTGATAAGGGCGCTGCTGCGGATGAGAAGCATACCTTGGAAGAAGTCTTGTTCGGTAAGAAAAGAGGGGCAGCTAAGCGTATCTTGTATGCCTTCTTATTCGGAGCAGCAGGCGGTAAGTTGTGGAGCTATATCTTCGGGACTCAAGACAGCACTCTCGGCAATGAATTCAAGGATGGTTTTACGAAGTCAGTGCCAGGGTTCGAGGGTCTGCTGAAACGACTCAATGACACTTTTGTCCAAGCTAAGAAGAAAGGAGACCCGTACATTCCTTCACTGGCCGGCAATCGTATCTACGTAGATAGCAAACACAAGCTGTTGGTGTATCTGCTACAGTCAGCTGAGAAGATTACTTGTATGTCAGCTGTGGCGTGGATGATGCAGAAATTTGAGGAAGAAGGGATTGAGTACAAGCCGTGTATTATTATGCACGATGAGTGCCAATTCATGGTTCTTGAGAAGGATGCTACGCGTGCTGCAGAGCTAGCTGCGCTGGCCTTTGCAGAGGGACCAAAACAGTTCAACGTCATGATTATGGCAGGTGAGGCCAAGATTGGGCATAACTGGCAGGAGACTCACTGATGAATCAGCGATTGAGGGACAAAGTGGAACTGATGATTGGCTTTTGGGAAGAGAATCTCGTTGTAGTGGATGCGGAGATTGAACTTCAAAACAGCATCAAGTCAGCGCTACAAAGTGCAATCTCGGCATTCAAGAGAAAGCTCGCAGAACCTGTTAGCGAAGACTAACATAAGGCACCGCCACAGGCCTATTCGAAACTGTGGCACCACTCCGATAGAGGTAATTTATGGAATTTATGATGTTTGTACAACAACAAGGGCAAGGCGGCTTTGAGCTTACAAAGCTATTTCAAGAAGGCTGGCGGATAGATAGAGTCGCTGCTATCATCCAAGGTGCGGCCTCTCATGGTGCATCAGTGCATGCTTCAATAAAGCTGCCTGGTGAAGCGCACTACTTACTAACACGTGGGGAAGAACATGCAAGTCAGTGAATTATTGTTTTCAATGCTGGCCGAGGAGGCCTGTGAAGTAGGTCAAGCAGCCGGTAAGTGCATCAGATTTACGCCACACCACACTTACGCGTCTTATCATGAGTCTAATCTGGACCGGCTCAAAGATGAGGTGATTGACCTCATCGCGGTGTATTACTTAGCCATGCTGGAAATAGGTGAGCAGCCTAGTATCGATGACGATGTCGTGCTAGACAGGGCGCGGCGTAAGTCCCAAACGTTGCATATCAGTCGCAGCATGGGAGTTATTGAATGAGTGAGGGTGCCAGCAATTACTGTGTAGTAAGCCCTGATGGCAGTGTAAACTACTTCAGCCATCAGCTTTCTGCAGAAGTTTACCTGTATAAGATTCCTGGTGCTACTTTAATAGAAGTAGACGGCCCTTTAACTCAGGAAAAGCTGCCGAGAACTGTAAGTGTTGAAGACATGCAGCTCTTTAGCAGGGCTGTGCGGACTTGTCTAGACCGTACTATTGGCTCTGATTTCAGATGGGAGCTAGTTACGTTGGCTAAGAAATTTAACATAAAGGTGGATTAATGAAGTTGAGAATGACTGCGTATAAATCGATGGCGCCTGCGCATGCTGTCAGAGTTGATGTCAACGCTTCTAGTTGTGCTCTTGGCACAGCCTTCAGTAAGGCTGTCGGAGACTGCTCCGAGAATGAGTATTTCACGATGTGGGCACAGTTGACTGCCTTCATTGGGGAATCGAAGGGTGGGGATTCTTTTATCTATTACTGGGTGGACTAATGCCTACTAATATTGTTGTGATGCCTAATAACGTCAAACGGGAGTTTCTGAAGCCGTTGGAAGCTCTCGAGTACTTCGAAGCGAACAATGCAACTGCCTTGTTGTGTGCCAAAGAAGGCTGCGGTGTTAGCACCTTGCCGCCTGAATCAAATATCGATATGGACAGCATTGCCCTAATAAGTGGTGATGAAGTCAAAGTGGCCGTTTATGTGTTCGAGCGTTATTTCAACAGTACATTCAGAGACGGTTCAACCGCTGACGAATGTGCAATTTCAATTTACAATAAACTGGTGGGAAGATGAGTGAATTTAAAGTAGTACACGGGGAAGATGTTGAAGGGCTGTTTGATCACGAAGAAAAAGCACGTGCGTTCTTTCACAACATGTGGGGGCATCGAATCCTAAAAGGCGACGAAGTCATCAAAGAAAGAGAAGCAATCAAACCAGGCGACATTGTAGCGTTGCTGGACATTGACGTTTATCTGCACAAGTCTTGCTTCGGCAGAGATGGGCTCCATTTGCATCTCTACCAAGAGGAGGATGGCACAAAGGTCTACTCAGAGGCACAAGATGCTGAGTACTTAGACGCAATCATTGACGTGTTTCAGAACCAAGTGCGTCAAACAATGAGTGCTACATTTGCCACACACAGAAGGGGCGCTACAAAGGGTGTAGGTAATTTCCGTCAAGATATGTTCCCTGCCTACAAGGCTAACCGGTCACGCAATGTGACAAACAAGTTTGTGCCTTTGCTCCGCGAGTGGGCTATCGAGAACGGCTACGCTGTTGAAGCTCACGGACAAGAGGCAGATGATTACCTACGCATCTGGGCAGAAGAGCATCGTTTACGCGGTGAAGAATTCTGCGTAGTGTCTATTGATAAAGATTTAAAATGTATTCCAGGGTATCATTATAACCCTTGGACCAACACGCATCTGCATCAGACCGAAGAGGACGCGATGCAGTTGTATTATCGACAAATCATGATGGGGGACAGTACAGATGGTATTAAAGGAATTCCTAAACTCGGCCCTAAGACAGCTGAGAAACTTACAGCGCACTGCAAAACGCACGAAGACTACCGCATGGCGTGTATTGACGCGTATATGGCGGCGTTTCCGGAAGATGAATGGTTGGAGCAGCTCGAGCTTAATGGAGCGTTGATCCATATCAAGCGCAGCTATGACGATAAGTTTACAACTGAAGAGTGGTTCTAGCTTAGCACTGCTTCGACGTGTCTAGGCCGCAAGCGCGTAGTCAAATTTGCGCGTTCGCGGGGCGGCGTGGCTGTCGGCGCGGCGGCGGAAAAACGTGGCGTGGCGGCGCGGTCTGGTGGCCAGTTTGGTGCGCTCGCGTTGCCGTGTCACACAAAAATTTCAGCTGTATCAATCTCGGTACAGCTCATCTAATAGGAGTCTATTATGTTTATTTTATTCAGTGCAGATGATGAAAACGATCAAGTAGTGAAAGAGCTGTCTTTCGACCACATGCCCACCGTTGATGAACTTTGTAACTACATTGCTCGTGATGCGGACATTGATATAGAGGCTGTTGTAGCCAACTCCCTGCTAGGTAAAGGGTGGCATGACGGTGATCATACGTTATACCACATTGTTGAAGTTACAGAGGAAGTTAACACTGAGTGGAGACCTGATAATGCTTAAATGGTCCATGATCTGCGGTATCGGTCTGTTATGCTATGTAGTCTTGACATCGGACAGCGAAGCTCACGGCTCATCTCACCCTCGTTGGAGTCATGAGGTTGATGACAAAGGCGTCGAGTACATGCGCTGCAGTGGCTACCTTGTGTCGCAGGTCCCTTACGTCTATGAGCACCGCATCCTCACTCACTTCTTCAAGCCAGATGAGCTACGCGAGTATAAGTGGTCTGTGGACCGTATTGTCGCCTTTGCAGAGTTCGGCAAATTTATCAAATCGAGAGGTGCACTATGTCGCAAGTAACATTCAACGGGCACTGGCAATACCCTACACAGATGGGCGGAGCTGAATATGTTGGATTCGTCTACATTATCCACGATCTTCCTGAGAATAAGATGTACATAGGGAAGAAGGACTATTTCGTTAAGAGAGGCGCTCAGAAGGGAGCTCCTAGTAAGTGGAGAGACTATGTCAGTAGTAACAAAGACCTCGCAGCAACCGTGGAGAAATATGGAAAGGAGTCTTTCGACTTCTATGTGCTGGGTGAGTACAAGACTGCAAGCGGTCTCATTTACGCCGAGACCTGGTCTCTATGTAGCGTGGATGCACCGTGCAAGACCAACTGGATCAATAAGCGAGTGGAAGAAGTTTCTTGGTTCATAAAAGAGCCTGTAACAGACGCCCACAAGGCTGAACTTATTAGATTAAACGCGTTATTGGAGGGCTAACATGTGGTGGTGTATAAGATGTTTGGACGGTGTTCTTGACATAACGTCAGGCGCAGTAGTAAAGTCTGTACTTCAGAAATATCACGTCACTCATAAGACACACTCTGTGAAACCGGCTAGAAACAAAGCGCCTAAACGTCAAGCTTGTTGGCGAGGTAAGAGAGTGCGACATGGCTAAACACGTAAGCTGCGATGTGTGTGGCAGCAGTGATGGCAAGGTGGAATACGGGCCTGATGATTGGTGGTGTTTCGTCTGCAACAAAGGTAAACGCCCTGGTGGTAAGAACAGGGATTCTTTCGAAGTAGAAGAGGAGCTGTATGTGAGCGGGCATGAAAAAATAGCAGACATTCAAGGTCTGCCGATTAGAGGCTTTAAAGAACGTGAAATTACCAAAAGTGTTACAGAGTTCTTCGGGGTAAGAGCTGAGGTGGCAGCAGATGGTACTGTAGCAAAACACTTCTACCCATATGGCGATAAAGCCTTTAAGTGCCGCGTTGTAGAAGATAAGGAGTTCTACTGGGTCGGTAAATCTGATGAACTGTTCGGTCGTGATAAATTCTCTAGTGATGGCAAACGTCTCATTATCACAGAAGGCGAGTTAGATGCGATGAGTATCGCTCAAGCGGCCCACAGTAAGTATAATAAGATTTACCCTGTAGTATCTCTGCCAAGTGCTTCTGGCACAAAGGCGCTGCTGAAACATCGTGACTGGGTCCGCTCATTCGCTGAAGTTGTCCTTTGCTTAGATAATGATGAAGCTGGGCAGAAGTGTCTAGCAGAGTGTATCAAGATTATCGGTGCCGAGAAGATCAAGATAGCGAAGCTCCCAGTCAAAGACGCATCTGAGATGTTGACGACCAAAGGGTCCCCAGCCCTTATGACAGCGATCTTCGAAGCCGGCAGATATACACCTGCAGGGATTGTCAGTAAAGAGGAGATCTGGAAAGCTCTCGTCGAGTACAATGAAGCTGAGAGCTTGCCTTACCCGCCATGTCTAGGGGGCTTAAACTCTAAGTTAAAGGGCATGAGAATGGGTGAAATCGCCCTCTTCATTAGTGGCACAGGCTGTTTTGCGCCAGGCACTATGATTCGGATGTTAGACGGAGGAGTGTCCTGCGTTGAAGACATCGAGGTTGGTGACTATGTAATGGGCCCTTGTAATATGCCCCGCGAAGTTCTGACGCTGTTTACAGGTGAAGAACTCATGCATCGCATTACATTGGAAGATGGCACTTCCTTTGTATGCAACGATTCTCATCGACTAGCTATACGAACCAATGGCGAGATGTTCCCTGTATTAGTCAGTGAGTATCTTACTTGGCCCGAAAAGAAACGCCGTCAAGCCAGACAGTATAAGGCAGGCAACATGATCGGCTTTAGTTTCGTAGTAGAGCCAATAGGCATCGGCGAGTTTTACGGATTTGAAGTTAACGCGGACAACCGTTTTGTGCTGGGAAATGGCGTTATTACTTACAATTCAGGTAAGTCTACTATGTTACGCGAGACAATGCTGCATATCATTCAGACGACACAAGACGCGATAGGAATTATCGCGCTAGAAGAGTCGCCTGCGGAGACCGCTAGAAAGTTAGCTGGGATGCAGCTAATGCGTAACCCTGCAGCAGAAGAGATCTCCATCGAGGATTTGCAACCAGCTTTCGAAGATGTTTTCGGAAACGACAGAGTATTCTGTCTAGATCATCAAGGATCGATGGCTGACGTGTCTATTGTGAATCAGCTGGAGTATATGGCGCTTATGGGTTGTAAGTATCTCTTCATTGATCACATTACCATTTTGGTCTCAGAAGGTGCGGAGGATCTCACCGGTAACGAAGCTGTTGACAAGATCATGAATCATCTACTGCGCATTGTCAAGAAGCACAATGTCTGGATTGGGCTGGTGAGCCATCTGAGAAAGGCCCAATCGGGGCAGAAGTCATTCGAGGAGGGGAGACTGCCTTCTATAGATGATATCAGAGGTTGCTTAGCGTACGATACAGGAATTTTGTTATCTAATGGAAGAGCGAGGGCAGTGCAGGATATCAAAGTTGGCGACCTGTTAATGGGCGATGATGGTCTGCCTCGTGAAGTGTTACGCCTATTTGATGGCGAGCAACAGATGTACCGTATCACCACCAAGACCTCTAATGATTCGTTCATTTGCAATGAGGACCATATCTTAACTCTGTCACACAATGATCGCATGAGAGATGTCCGTCTTGGTGATTTTTTGAAGGAGTCAGAAAATTGGCAGTTTAGGTGCAAACAGCACTACTCTACAGGTTATGAGTTGCCTGAAATCCCTGTCTTGATTCCTGCGTATTCATTCGGAGCTTGGCTTGGCGATGGTTCGAAGTCTGCCTTCCGAATAATGGATGCCAGTGATCTTGGTATTTCAAACAGAGTAGCTGGCGAGATTGGCGCTGAATTATTAGCGCCTTCTGATCCAAACCGGGAGTACTTCAACTTCAACACGGGACTGAAAGGTGAAATGCTTGACAAACTTCGTCAACTAGGCGTGTGGGAGAATAAGCATGTACCTGACGTCTATGTATTTAACTCTAAGGCGGTAAGGTACAATTTGCTCGCTGGCTTGATTGATACAGATGGCTGTTATAATGTGAAAGACAATGCCTACTACTTCTACCAGAAGTGTGAGGACACTGCTCGAAAGGTGGTCAGAATTGCACGTTCACTAGGCTTGTATTCCACTGTACACCCTAGAATAATTTCTGGTAGCTATACAGGTTCTAACGGAAGCACTATCTTTGAAGTGGCAATCTCAGGAGATATTAAAAAGATTCCTGCACAGAAATCCACTAGAATTGTTGCTAAGGTCCGTCGCACGGATCCTTTGAAGCGTGGTATTCTTATTGAGAAGCTTGATGTGCAGCCTTACTTCGGCTTTCAGCTAAGCGGAAACGGCAGGTTCCTATTAGAGAATCATACAGTGACACACAACTCTGGATCTATCAAGCAGATTTCCTTCGACATAATCTCTTTCGCTCGTAATCTTATCGCTGAAGATCCTAAGGAGCGTAATACAATCCTCATGCGTGTACTTAAATCGCGCTACACAGGTCTGACAGGGAATGTCAGAGGGGCACAATACCATTATGACACAGGGCGGCTAGAGCTAGCTGACTTTGACCCAGATGGTGACATGGTAGAATTTTAGTAACAACCAGGGCGCGACATCCGTCGCGTCCAACCTTCCAATAGGAGTAACTAGATGTCAACAATTGCATTCGATGGCACAATCATCGCTACGGATTCACAAGTCACAGATGGTGCATTTGTGTTTGGCAGTATGCAGAAGCTGTACTATTTAAAGGGCGGTGCTATTGTGGCACTGTGCGGTTCGCTTAGTCTCTATTCTGCGGTAGTAGACTGGTTAGACGGTGGGGTAAAGCCTGAGATCAAGGAGGGAGACAACCTTAATGGAATCATTGTCCATCCTGACGGTACCTTTTTTGAGATATCATCTCAACTACGAATCTTTGAGACCTGTATTCCCTGGGCCGGCGGTAGCGGCCAGAATATCGCGTTAGCGGCTATGCGCTGCGGTAAGAATGCTGCAGAGGCAGTAGCGCTAGCTTGTGAGATGGACATATACAGCGGTGGCCCTGTAGTGCGTGACACTGTTAATTTAGATATCTGATCAGGAGATAAAGATGACACCTTCGAAGTACCAAAGCGCAATATATGACTGGGTCGGTAATGGCCAAGGCAGCGCTGTAATTGAAGCCGTGGCGGGCAGTGGAAAGACGAGTACAATATTGGAGGTGCTGAAGTTAATACCTTGCACGTCTGCAGTACTGATGTTAGCTTTCAATAAATCTATCGCTGATGAGCTAAAGTCCAGAGTGCCGCCTCATGTAGTTGTAAAGACCTTCAATGGTCTAGGCCACTCTATTCTAAGTAAACGGTTAGGCAAGCTTGAGCTATCATCATGGAAAATGAGAGACATCGTGAGGGCCTCAATGGAGAAGGAAGAATTTACTGAATTCGGAACGGAGGTCATAGCCTTGGCTAACTTCGCTCGCAGAGTTGGTCTTTCTGCCTCTCCTGATGAGACTAAGTGGGAAGATGTCTTGCACCATTTCGGTATCACAATAGAACTTGACATTCGTGAAGAGGCTATCAATTACGCTAGAGCAGCTCTCAACAGAAGCGTAGAAATGGCTATTCATGAGAAGATAGTTGATTTTGATGATCAGATCTACATACCTTCAATGCGTAAAGGGTTCGCTGCTGATACATATGATTGGGTGTTTGTGGATGAGGCTCAAGACGCCTCTAAGACACGTATCAAGTTAGCCAAACTCAGTCTGAATCCTGGAGGGCGTGTAGTAGCCTGCGGTGACTCTTCTCAGGCCATCTATGGGTTTACAGGTGCTGACTCTGATGCAATGAATTCCTTCTCAGAGGTATTTAATGCCTGTAAGTTTCCTTTGTCAATCTCTTACCGTTGCGCTAAAAGTATTGTGAGAGCTGCTCAGAAGGTAATGCCGGCAATCGAGTTCTCCGATACAGCCAAAGAAGGTGCTGTGGAGTACTACGGACTTGACTGGAAACTTGGCATATTCACAATCGGTGATATGGTCGTAAGCAGACGTAACGCACCGTTAATGTCGCTGGCATGGAAACTTGTCGGGTCAGGTGTTGGCTGCCGTATCCTTGGTAGAGACATCTCTAGCGGCTTAACCTCTCTGATCAAGAAGTTACGTGCTAAATCTCTCCCAGAATTAGGGGGCAAGCTCCGCAAGTGGCTGGCAGATGAGAAAGCCAATCTAGACCCTGAGAAGGACGCTGTGCTAATTGATCAGCTCACTGATAAGGCAAACTGTATAACTACGCTGCTGCAGACGCAGTCGGTAGACACGGTGCAGGGATTGATTGGTGTAATAGAGGGGATGTTCTCAGACGACACATCTGATGCTTCCTCGACCATTACCTTGTGCAGTGTCCATAAGAGTAAGGGGCTTGAAGCTGACAGAGTGTTTATCCTGAATCCTCAAGATATGCCATTGGCTTCAGCCAAGCTACCTTGGCAAGTAGAACAGGAGTATAACCTTCTGTATGTAGCTATCACACGCGCAAAAAGTATCTTAACTTTTATTGAGATGGAGTGAATATGACAGTTGTAGTAAATGAAGCAAACTTTGACAAGATTGTCTTGGAGGCTAAGAGGCCTGTCCTGGTGGTCTTTAGGGCGGACTGGTGCGATGCTTGCAAGATGATAATGCCCACATTAGATGGGTTATCCTTGAGCATGAAAGATTCATTAGTGATCGGTAAAATTGATGTTGAGGATAATCCGATGCTTACACAGCAAAAAGGAGTCAGAGGGCTGCCAACCTTGAAGCTATTCGATGACGGCAAGCTTCTGGCGACAAAGGTCGGAGCATTGAGTGACACTAAGCTGTTTGAATTTCTCGGGAACTACTTAGACTTGTAGACGAGAGACATTAGTGCGCGTAGCTGCCTACTGCGCGTACTTTCTTAAAAGGCAAATTATAATTAAAGGATACCATGTTAGACACATTAATACGTTCGCACGCGTTGCCACAGATAATGACGCGTAAGGACATCTACACAGTAGATTACCCTCGCGCTATCCAGTTCGCACAAGAGCAGGCGTCTATTTACTGGCCACCAGAAGAGATCGCTGTTGAAAAGGATCTACACGACATCAAGACTAACTTCACCCACGCAGAGTATCACGGCATTGTAAGTACTCTCAAACTATTCACGCTGTATGAGTTGCGCGTTGGTCAAGATTATTGGCTGAATTACGTTTGCAAGGTCTTCCCACGACCTGATATCCAACGAATGGCAACAACCTTCGGATTCTTTGAAATCGGGGTGCATGCGCCTTTCTATGACAAGATCAATGTGGTGCTGGGGCTCAGCAATGACGAGTTCTACCTTTCGTATCTAGAAGATCCTGTCTTGGAGTCTCGGATCAAATGGATTGAAAGCAAATGCGCCAAGAAAGGGAATGTCGAAGAAGTGCTTACATCTGTAGGGAGCTTCTCAATGGTAGAGGGCGCTGTCCTTTACTCTAACTTCGCATTCTTGAAGCATTTCAATAATGCAGGAAAGAACAAGCTATCTGCTGTGAACTCAGGTATCGACTTCAGCGCTCTTGATGAGACAATCCACTCCTTAGCTGGGGCTTGGTTGTTCCGTCAAACAGCTGAAGAGGCTGGGATCGATATGACAAAGATCCGTAAGGATCTAGAACAGACAGCTCGCGTCATCAGAGAGCACGAAGAGATCATCATCAATAAAATCTTCGAATATGGCCCTATTGAGGGGATTACCGCTCACATGCTAATTGCCTTTGTCGAACACCGTCTGGACATGTGCTTGATCAATTTAGGCTTTGAAGCGATTTTCAATCCAGCTAATACATCTATCCAGGAATGGTTCTACAATGACTTAAATTCATCAATCCTGCATGACTTTTTCGTATCTCAAGGCAGCGACTACAACCGCTCTTGGGACAAATCTAAATTCACTTGGAATCAACAATGAGCACAATCTCTGATCAGCGCCAGCCCACACGTGGCACAACTGCTACACAGAAGAAGCAATCTCCCCAGCCGACGAAACCCACAGGCACCGCCGGTTCACAAAGAAAGGGAACGTGGGCGATGTATACTGACATTACGTATATCGGCGCAGACTGCAGCACCGACACATCATCTAGCAGTGATAGCTGCGATTAATCTAACAAGGAGCCGTACATGACAGAAACAATCTTTAGAAAATTAGCAGATGAACGCAAGCGCCTTCAGGAAGCTGACCGATTACCGCCTTGGATGATAACCGCAAGTTGGCAGTTGCTTAAGGACAAGTACGTAACACCAGCGCACCCTGACTTCAGAGCAATCTGCAATCGAGTAGCTGCTGCGGCAGCAGCGCACACTCCAGACCCTGAGAATTGGGCACCCAAGTTCTTCGAGTTACTATGGAAAGGCTGGTTGGCAGGTAGCACACCTGTTGTGGCTAATATGGGTGTATCAGGAAACAGTCAGCCTGTAAGTTGTTCAGGCAATACAATTCACGATGAGGTATGGGACTTTTATGAATCACAGAAAGAATTGGGATGTTTGTCCCAGCGTGGCTACGGGACATCAAGCTATCTCGGTGAAATTAGAGAACGTGGTGCAGACATCTCAGATGTGCCAGGTGGAGCTTCAGGAGTTGTTCCGGTCTTTCGAGACTGTGTTCAAGTCGCTCAAGACATCAGCCAAGGAAGTCAGCGAAGAGGAGCCTGGGCTGGCTACATAGAGATCAACCACCCTGACGTCCCTGAGCTCTTGACATACATAAAGAACAACCCTGAAGACGCTAACATCGGTTGGATCATTGACGAGGAGTTCATTCAAGCTCTCCAAGACGGAGATGAGGTCGCCAATGAACTATTCAAAGAGACTATTGCGTTACGGATGATGCCTGGAAAGGGCTACTACTTCTTCAGAGACAAGGTCAACGCAGCGAATCCGCAAATGTACAAAGACAGAGGCCTTAAAGTAAAGGCGTCGAATCTGTGCACTGAGATCGCATTGTTCGCCGGGCTAGACTACACCTCAGGGGAAGAGTACACGTTCAGCTGTGTGTTGAGCTCTATGAATGCGGCCTACTACGATGAGTGGAAAGGTACAGATGCTGTATTTGTAGCTACTGTGTTTCTTGACTGTATTAATCAGGAACAAATCGCTCGTGGTAAAAAGCTCAAAGGGTTCGAGAATATCGTAAGATTCGCTGAGGACAGCAGAGCGCTCGGTCTAGGTGTCTTAGGCTTTCATACGTATTTGCAGGATCATTCTATTCCGTTTGGTTCGTTAGAAGCTCACTACTTCAATCAGAACATCTTTAAAGAACTGCATGATGAGTCTCTAAGAGCGTCGCAGTGGATGGCAAAGGAGTGGGGAGAGCCTAAATGGTGCAAAGGTTACGGTGTCAGAAATACTCATCGTATCGCTATTGCACCTAATTTGTCTTCTTCACTATTGGCAGGAGGGCACAGCCAAGGAATTGAACCTATCTACAAGAACGCTTATGTGCAAAGCACAGCAGCTGGAAAGGTAGAGAGAGCTTCCCCTGCGCTCAGAAAGATTATGAAAGAGCGGGGGATTGACACTCGTGCAGCTGCAAAGCGCATCATGGAGAACAGTGGCAGTGTTCAAACAGAAGATTGGCTGACTCCTCACGAGAAGCAGGTCTTCTTAACAGCTTTTGAGATTCCTCAAGAGGACATTCTTCGGTTAGCGTCTACACGCCAGAAATATATCGATCAGGCTCAATCGATCAATCTATTCTTCAGCGCAGATGAGAAAGAAGAGTATATCTCGGCAATCCACAAGCAAGCGTTTCTAGACCCCAACATCAAGAGCCTGTATTACGTCAGATCTGAGAAGGGTGTTCTTGCTAACGTAAAAGAGTGTATCGCTTGCCATGCGTAAGATTTACTACTGGGCTTGCGGTACGTGGTGTGACCAAGACGACATCGAGGAGTACCTGACATTCATGTCAGACGCTTATGGTGTCGTCAACGTCTCATATTCAATGTCAGAAGAAGAAATCTGGCAAACTATTATTTCACTTAATTAAGGATCCAAAATGACTATTCAAGTTCAAAAAGTAACACCTTCAATTGTCTCTACAATTGCTGTTGATGTAGCTGATATGTCTCGTTTCGCTGTAGCTACTGCGCTTTCACGGTTCATCTTTGATGACTGTGCGGGGCAAATCGCTTATGACAACCTGTTCTTGACATCTGATAAGGTGTGGATACTGAAAGGGTTTGATCATCACTTTGAAGTAAAGTTGTGCAGTCCTGCTTCTGTCACAGCTCCTGCGAAAGAGACCCCTGTAGAAGTAGCACCGGCGGAGGAGGCGCTCGTGATCACTATTGCCAAGGCGCCTGGTGTATACTTTAATACTAAGGCAGGCAAATGGCAAGCGCAGTACCGTCGTTTAAATGCAGAAGGCGTCAATAAGACTGTCTATGTAGGACAGTACGACTCTCAGCAAGACGCTATTTACGCTAGAAGAGTAGCGATGGCGCTTTAAGCAACACTGACCTGAACATGTCATTAAACTGTTCAATTACATTAACCCATCTTTATAGGAATTTACCATGAAATATCTCCAAAGAGAACCTCAACACTTCACTCTCTCAGGCAAGAGAGTTGCAACATTCACGGAATTTCACCGGGAAGGATTAGCCACTATTCGTGTCGTAGAATGGGTGAAAGGGGCTGATGTAGAAGAGTTCGTAAAAGCTCTAGAAGGGATGCTGCTCTGGACACGAGTAGAATGTGCGGTGGCTGCCAGCCCTGAGCGGCCTTTGGCACTGCCAATCACCCAGTTTGACGGTTCACCTGGCGATATAATTTCAGAAGCGGTGATAGAGCCAGACGGTATCTTGATACTGACCCAACAGCACCCAGTGCTTTCGAGAGTTCTCGGAGTTTCTGTTATTGCCTCCATGCGTAAGGAAGGTCAATCACTTCTATTCCGGGCGTTGACATCTGCGGATGCACCGGCTTCTAAAATCGTAAAACCTTCACAATCCATTTAACCTAGGAGTTTATCATGTTTGAATCAGCATTAGAAATTGGCGCAGTATCTCTCTCACTTGGTGCAGCAGTTGGCACCGCAGTTGCAGTCTCAATGGCCTTCCGTAAGGTAGTCCCCGCAAGCACTGTCCACATCGTTCAGCGTGGCAAATCAGTTAAGTCTTACAGCTCTCACTCAGAACATGGCTCAGTCTACTATGGCTGGCCTAGCTGGGTGCCTGTCGTGGGGACTTTCAAGACATCGATCTGTGAAGCCATCTTTACTGTGCGTCTCGATAACTATGAGGCGTATGATGAGGCTAGACTTCCGTTCAGCATCGATGCCGCAGCCTTCTTTAGAGTAGTAGACGCAGAAAAGGCTGCACAGCGTACTACTAGCCCTGAACAACTTGACATACAGCTCAAGTCAGTACTTCAAGGCGCGGTAAGGCGTATTCTTGCTACAGGTACACTCTCTCAGATTATGGAGAGTCGTTCTGAACTGTCCGAACGCTTTACCGTTGAAGTAGCAGAACAGGTCAAAGAGTGGGGCGTTGAGCTCACTAAATCAATCGAATTCATGGATATCAAAGATTCTTCAGGATCTAAAGTTATCCACAACATGATGGAGAAAGAGCGTAGTCGAATCGAGTCAGAAGCTAGACAGTCGGTGGCACTCAACGAGAAGACTGCTGAATTGTACGAAGTCAACGCGGCGCGGGAAGTTCAGGTAGAGAAAGCCAAGGCTGAAGAGGCCGTAGGTATTCGTATTGCTCAACGCGACTTACAAATCGGCATAGAACAACAAAAGTCTAAACAGGCTATTGAAGAAGCTTCCAAGGCCACCACCGTCGCTCGAATGGCAGTTCAAAGAGTGCAGGAAGAAGCTGCAGCTGATATCCAGAAGGCTGTACAGGTGACAACAGCGAGTGCGTTACTTGAAGTTGTTCGCTTAAATGCCGAAGGTCTCGAACTGGAAGGTAGAGCAAAAGCTGCCGCAGAGCTAGCTTCATTAATGGCGCCGGTAGAGGCCCAGCTCAAATTAGCAGAGGAAATCGGCAGTAACGAGGCTTATCAGAAGTACTTGATTGATGTCAAGAAAGTGGAAGCTTCCAAAGATGTCGGTATCTCGATGGCTACGGCCTTGCAGTCAGCTGACTTGAAAGTCATTGCTGGTGGCGGCGAATCTCTGCTAGGTTCCACGCAGGGTCTTTTAAGCAAATTCTCTACAGACGGTGGATTGCAGCTTAACGGTCTGCTCTCAGCTCTCGAGGGAACTAAACTTGGTGACTTGCTGGGGATGAAGAAATGAGCTGTGCGGTAGAGGCAGGCAAGCAGTATCGCACAAGGGCAGGGAGAGAAGTGGAGGTGATCAGGATCACTCGTGGGTTCTCTTATGCTGTCGTAGGGATCGTTGCTGGTGACAGTCACTATTCTTTCTGGGACCTCTATGGTAAGACGTGGAGCTCTGCTCATTGTGATGACGATCTTGTGCTTCGGGAGGAGAAATGAGCTATGTATTGGTAGCAGTAGCTAGCCTTTTAATCGGGAGTCTGATGGATACATTCCTGCTGCTCCTCTTAACAGGTGTTGTGCTTATTTGGGTAATTATTCCGTATGTACTGTTCGGTGCGTACGGGTTCTTTATAACAGCTGGTGCTGTAATTTACGGAGTAACAAGACGATGAAAATCCTTAAACTGATGGAAGGTATGGTGCGTTGTGCGCAATGTGGTGCTCCGATGTATGCTGTGTGGGGTCTTTATTGTAGCAAACACTGTGAAGCTTTAGGTGAATGTGGGGAGTATGAGTAATGATATGGCGTGAAAACAAACTCAGACGTGAGCTTGACGAGCAGAAGGCGATTGTGAAGCAGCTCAAGTTAGAGTTACGACAAGCTAAACAAGCGCACTCGTATATGCACGATTGTAGAGAGCAGTTGCTAGCGCGTGCAGAAATTGCTGCGGATATTCTAGCTGGCGACAGAGGCTGGAAAGAGAGTGCCACAACCCGCATCGCTGAATTACCTGCTTTTGTGAAGGCAAAGAAATAGCGAATATCTCGCTAAAGGCCTGGTCATGCCTTCAACTGACCGCATATTGGAGACAGAAGATGTTTGAAGTATTTATTGTGTTGCTCATTGTAGTTCTAGTAGCCTTGGTGGTTGCACTTGCTCATTATGGCGCTAAGCTGACACAAGAATTAGAAGCTGAAAGAGCCATGCACGCGGCTACTCAGTTTATGTTGAATGAACTACAGGCCAACACAGCTGTGCCAGAGATTGTTAAGCGTAAACCAAGAACGAAGTAATTCCTGTAACGACCTGAGCATGTCACTAAACTGCTATTTGGAGATTCAACTATGATGAACAGAGATGACGCAATTAAGAAGACAGACTACAACATTGCCGATCGTGATGAAGCGGTCGAAAGAATAATGCAGCGCACAATGGTCGATGTTTCAGATGCCATTTACGAAGCAGTGGAGCAGTGCGAGTATTCCTGCAAGGTTTCTTTCTCTCCATTTGACAATCCTGTTTGGAATGCAGAATTACTGAAGAGAGTGGCGTACGAGTTGCGTTGCGAATCTTTTGATGTCTCTAAGAACGGTGCTGGCCTCTTGATACGGTGGACCAAACTATGAAGATGGCATTATGCATCGTTGTTAGCCAAATTATCACCTTTTCGCCATTAGGGGCGAGAATACCCAACTATACAGCGTCTGTGCAAGAGATGCCTATGAAGGACTGTGTTATCGTCAAGAAGGCGGTAGCTAAAGTCAATCACGTAATTTGCGAGGAAAAGAAATGATCACTATACGCGCTGGCGACAAAGATGAATCTGCTGTAGTCGCTTCACTATCAGCATTAGCTGTAGACAAGCTCATAGCAGGAGACATGACTGCTCTTGGATTTGCCAATGAAGCAGGTCCATCCTTGAGAGAGAGGGCGATGGTAGCACTCAATCTCGGGATGTTTCAGAATGTAAATGCGCCAGAAGAAGTAGGCCTTGTTGTACTTGATCCGCAATTGCCTCGCCAGTACATACTGCGAATGATGGTAATGCGTGATGGAGATCCCATGCAAGTGCCTTCAGAATTATCTTGGCTTTCACCGATGATTACTATGGCGGAGAAAAATCAGGCGTCTATTGGCGTCAGACAACCTTTCTGTTATATTACCGTCCGGCATGGAGAGGTCACATCTGAGCAAGATGATGAGTGGCACACGGATGGGTTCTCGACCAGAATAACTCATTTACCGGAGCAGAACTATATCTACGCCAACACGTCACCTACTGAGTGGGCGCGTCAAGGCTTTTACATCCCGTCTGACTTCAACCCGCTTGTGCACAATCTGCATCGTTACTTAGCTGCACGTGTTCAAGAAGAAAACATAAGAACTGCGGTGCCACGAATGGTATACGCAATAGACCCTTATGTGCTTCATCGCCGTCCGCCTGTGACTGCAGGCATTACGCGTACCTTTGTCAGAATCTCTTTCACACCGATCGAGATCTTAGATGATGCGCACACACCGAATCCACTTCTTCCCTGTCGAACATACGGTAAGGACGGAGTATCTATTCGCAATAAATTGAAGGAGTACTAGTATGAAGAAGTTAGGTGTTTTTATTGGAAGGTTTCAGCCTTTACACGCTGGACATGTCAGCATCGTAGCTGAAATGGTCACTAAATGTGATTTAGTTCTTGTATTAATCGGTTCTGCAAATGTAGAACCATCTCTACGTAACCCATACACCTTCGCAGAGCGTAGAGAACATTTCAGACGCATGTTTGGTTCCCGCGTCTTAGTGGCACCTTTGAATGATCATCCATACGATGATGATGCTTGGCAGAAAGAAGTAAGAGCCACCATCGGAATCTATCTAGGTGAAGATGCTTGCAATGTAACCTTGTTCGGACACGCCAAGGACGGCAATGACTACCTCTATTGGTTCCCTGAGTACCACTATCAAGAGATGGAGAACAGCCACCACGTCTCAGGTACCGAAATCCGAGAGCAATTACTTCTTGAGCGCAATTTGCCTGAATCGGTACTTGAGGAGTATGCGTATACTGAGTCCGAGAAAGCTATGTTCAAAGACTATCCGTACGCCGACTCACTTCATTTTGTAACTGCAGACACGGTCTTGACCTGTAATGGCAAGATACTTCTAATTCGGAGGAAGAACTCCCCTGGACGTGGTTCATGGGCGCTTCCTGGAGGGTTCAAGAATGCGAACGAGTCAGCGCTAGCCTGCGCCAAAAGAGAGTTAGAGGAAGAGACTGGTGTCCGAAATGCTCGCTTCAGAGGAAGTGAAACCTTTCATTGTCCTTCCCGCCATATGCAGAACAATGGCATCCCGCGTGTCACTATCGCGTTCTGGGCTACGCTAGAAGAATACATAGCGCCAATAGCAGCGGATGACGCCGAAGATTGTGCTTGGCTTGAGGTGCAGTCTGCGATAGATACACTGAGATTGTTCAGCGATCATCGTGCTATTATCTGCAAAATGTTGGATGTGAAATTAACCCCTGCCCACGTAACTGGTGCAGTTTATCATAGTTGAGGAGGAAGCATGTGTGGCAATTTAAGAGAGACTAATTGGAACGCGATTTTGACAGGCTGGGCGAAAGGAAAGAGTAAGGAAGAGGTGAAAAAGTTCATGAAAGACCCTTACCAAATCGCTAACGCTAAAAGAGCGGCTGAAGAGAACCTCGATTACAATAATGATGACCACAATTGGTATGAGCGGTAATTAGCGGTAAAATAGCCTCGTCAATTCCGGCGGGGCTTTCTTTATAGGAGTGTAGTATGTACAGTAAGTTAGAAGTACCGACTGATGCCAAGTACATTGTCGTATTGGCTGTGCAAGAAGTAGCGGAAGTTTTAGCAGTCCTTCATGGAAACGAGTTCAGTAAAGCGCAGGAAGTGGCCGAGCTAGCCGTCGCTGAGTGGCTAGCCGAGTGGAAAGAAGATGATGACAACTACGCACCAAGTGAGCCCTATATTGTCGATACAGATGTAGGCCTTTTTGATGTGGAGCAGGTTGTTATCGAGCGGCTATTCTATGATGGCTCTAACTTCGCCATTCAAATCAACTTTGTGGGGTAAGAAATAATGGATGTAGATGACTTTATCGATCATGGGCCAGACACAGTGACGTATGCGAGATTTGCGTTACTACTGATGCGGCTCCCAGCAATCAATCAGATAGCCTTCAAGGAGCTTATCGCAGAGTACAAGCTATTCTGCACCTTCGAGGGCAATCGCTACCGCGTCACAGGCGCTAGTAGAATGGGCGACATCTGGTTACACAGTCACCCTGAAGCTACTGTAGGGTATGAGAAAAGAGTTGATGTCGCTGACTGCAGCAGCTTCAGCAAAAGCTACTACCCTGAAAGAAACCCTAACACCTACGCCGAAGACAACGCGGCTAATCTGACTAGAGGAGAACAACAATGAGTCACAATTTAATCTTAAACGCTGACAGCTACAAAGCTTCACATGCAGCATTCTACCCAGAAGGCAGCACAGGCCAGTTCGCCTATATCGAAGCGAGAGTAGCAAACGAAGCTACTTGCTTCTTTGGTCTTCAAATGTTCATCCGTGAGTATCTCTCAACGCCTGTTACTCACGGGGATATAAGAGAAGCGGAGAAACTCTTCTCCGCGCATGGGGTGCCCTTTAATAAGATTGGTTGGGAGATTATTGTGGACGAGCACAATGGCTTTCTGCCACTGCTAATACAAGGCTTACCTGAAGGCTCTGTGGTACCATCTCGGACACCCTTAGTGGTGATTGAGACAACAGATCCAAGACTGTTCTGGCTAGCGTCGTATATTGAAACGGCGTTGCAGAGAGCTATCTGGTATCCTACAACGATTGCCTCTAACGGCCTAAAGGCTCGATTGCTGTTGGAATCGTTGTATGCACAGACTTCAGATGTACCTGAAATGGCTGCGTACGCTCTCCATGACTTTGGTGCCAGGGGCGTAACTTCCAGAGAGTCAGCTGCAATTGGTGGTGTGGCACATTTAGTTAACTTCCAAGGAACTGATAACCTGCAAGCGCTGATAATGGCGCGTGACAATTACTTCTGCAGAATGGCTGGCTTCTCTATCCCTGCGACGGAACATAGTGTTCAATGTGCGTACGGAAGGGACAATCAGGGAGGATATTTACGTAGAGTACTAGATGCTATCCCTGATGGTGGCATAGTGTCAATCGTGTTAGACGGATATGATATCTACAATGATACCTCCATGTTCTGTAATGTCTTCGGTGCAGAAATTCAGAGAAGAAAAATCAAGGCTGTTATCCGCCCTGACAGTGGTGATGCTGTCGAAGTAATCCCTCTAATCCTGGAGATACTTGACGCGTATTTTGAAAGCACAGTTAACTCGAAAGGCTACAAGGTCTTGAGCAATGTCGGCATCATTCAAGGGGATGGTATTGACTTCGAGACGTTAGTAAAGCTGACACAAGTAGTGGAACAAGAAGGTTACGCAGCCGAGAATGTCGTGTATGGTTCTGGAGGCGGCTTGCTACAGAAACTAAACAGAGACACCTATAAGTTTGCTCAAAAGACTTCAGCGATGGAGATCAATGGCAAATGGGTGGATACTGTGAAAGACCCTGTCACAGACCCTGGTAAGCGCTCTAAGGGCGGCAGATTGACACATCCAGACTTTGTTGACTATTACTTCAATGGTCAGCCGTACTGTGATGATTCCCTTGAAGACATTCGCAAGAGAGCAAGAGCAGGTGTTATATGCTAATGCCGTTGCATATCGCTGAGATGGCCTTACGTGAAGAGATTGAGGAAGTCAAAAGGGAGTTGAAGATGTCAGAGCAGCGCACTGATCACCTTCGTAGAAAGCTAACCGCTAAACGTAAGATGCTAGATGTCATCTCCGAGGCGGTGCAGAAATGAAGGGGCTACGTGTTAAGATTCCTTGTCGAACCGATGCAGGCGCCTATTCTACGGGGCGCTGTGTCTCGTACCCTTTCCCTGTTCTACGCATAGAGGATGGAGTAGACACCTTTATGGTTCTAGTTCAGGTCGGGACTTTGTTCAAGCGGTTCTATACGGATGAGCTGGAGTGCTTGCACAATGAGTACTAGCCTGACCAATCTGAAAGCAGAACTAAAGGATCTCTTGGAGCGCTATGATGCTACAATTCAGTTTGAATGTGCGGATTGCAGTGATCTCCATGGTGTTTATGACGCCAAGTTGCAGGTGACTGTGAGGGAGTCAAAGAAGAGCTGGAAAGAAACCGTTGTAATTGAAACAGCTGGCTACACAATGTCAGCATTAGATTTGGAGGAATAAATGATATTGTTTTTGAAGTTAGCGTTTATCATGGCGCAAGTGTTAGGGTTGTCCGCAGAGCTACGTGCGCTTGTAAGTTTAGAACACTGGCAGACCCAGTATGCAGCTATTACTGTGTTTGGATTCAGATGGGTCGCGATGTCGGGTCTCATTCTTCTTGTGTGCAACCATGACTTTAGCAATTGGCCGAGAAATAAGTCATGACATACAATTCACGAATGTGGCTCAATGAGATTGACAGTCATTTCACCGGTGCAGTGGTGTGCCATGATGGTGTTGTGGCCAACCAAGGAAAGCCTGCGGAGAGATATACCTTCGTAGAGATCGCCAGTTGCCATGGCAAGGTGAGATTACATGCCGATAAGAACTTCGGGATGTCTGCGTTCATAGCTAAGCTAGAACTGCTCCAAAGTGAGCTGTCCTATTTTATTGATTATTTGAAAGAGGAAGAGTAACCTCAAGGGCCTGGACATGCTCCTTAACTGTCCGCAACTACAGGAGGCGAATCATGAGCGTAATGCAGTATTGTGAAGTAATGATGAGGACACGCGAAATGCCTATCAGACCTCAAAGAACCGAGAAGGCAGAGTTGACGCATCCTGAGCCGCGTCAGAAACCAACACGTAGACAGCTTGAAGAGTCTGCATGGCGTGGCGCATCAAGTCTGAGTGGAGCGGTGTATGGCTGCTCAAACTAAGAAAGTCCCGCTAACATGGTGGGAGTTTAAACGAAGATGCAAAGAAGCATTGCACAATGGCCCTAAGAGAGGTTGGTATGGCAGATAAGCGTAACGAAGATGTAGCAATTATTCAACTCGGCGAAATCCGAATGAGAGTCACCCTGGAAGATGGAGTGCTACGGGATGTAGTGATCGGGGGCTATGATATAGCCCATTTATTGAGCGAAGAAGCGTGTGATGAGATCCACGCAGAATTTATTAACCACTGTAAAGAGAGAAATGCACAATGAGTATAATTTACCAACCAATACCAGAGTCACTCCGTGAAGGCTACAATGCGCTGGCGACGTGGGAGTTCATGCAAGGGCGGTTACTTGGGCCTGATCAAGTCCTTGCAAGAGATGCAGCTGTTAAATCGGCAGGCTGGACAATCCAGTACTTGAACATGAGCGAGAATATCTGTAGTCCGCTTGTGGAGTACCCTGATTGCAAAACAGCCTTTGGTGCCATTATCGCAAGTATTGAAGAACAACAGACTGGTGAGTTTGGTGTGATGGAGATCAATACATCAGGGGAGCTTTCACACATGGGTGCAGCACTTATCTTCTTCTTGTTAGTGCAGCCTGGTATTGGGTTCCTTATTGTAGGGAATGTCCCTCCTGCTGTGGTGCACTGATAATGAAGATAGAAATAAAAGCAGCAACAGCGCGATTAGTAATAGATCCGCACCACGTGGCAGTGATGGACTTGAACACAGCCTCACAGCGCTTGGTAATTAGAAATGCTAACGGTAGTGAGTTAGCATCTATTGGGCCTTCTGCTTTCCTGGCAGTCTCTTTTGAGGAGTGTGAGCGTATCTTCAATGAGTACAGCGAATGGGTGGAAGAATGATGCAGCAATCTATGTTAAGGATCGCGGGTGAGTCTTTTACCTGTAATTGTGGGTGTAATGTGTTTCATCCTTCAGCACCTTTTGAAGGTAAAGAGACATTTCAGTGTAATGGCTGTAATTTAGAGTATGCAACGGAGGTTGATGTGGTTATTGATGAGAAGTACAATTATGTGATGTTGAGCTGGAACCCAGCGCAGAATGAGCTGGCAGTAGAGAACATCTGGATTGGCAAAGAACCTGAGCCAGATGATATATTCTTCATTGATTCTGATATTGACTTGCAGAATCTTGATGACCTTTACGCTGGTCTACAGATTACTACTGTCGGCCACACTGTTTATAAACTAGAAAAGAGAGGTGCATGATGCCAGCGTTCAGATTAGTAGTTGTGACAAAAGACCAGCCTGAACACATCCAAGATGTGAGAGATGTTATCATCAAGTTAACGCCAGAGCAATGTGAACAGTTGTCTTTGCGCGATGACGAAGTTGTGTTCGATGTAAGTGTTGACCTGAAGGGCTAAAAGAGGACGCGCAAATGAGGGTATCTTATATGAAAGAAAGAAACAATTCCGTTTCAATCTAAATTGGAGATACTCTCATGCACGCAGCTATTAAAGCATTATGTTACGAAGAACAAGGTTATCTTATTTTTACTGGAGATATTACCGAGATGGAAGAAGAAGTTCGCTTCTCACTCAGCGAGGAAATCTACGCAGCGGGCTTGACTATATGGGATGACATGGTCAGACTGGCTTGGAAAGGTGACGTACTAGTGGCGTCCTGGGTATTCGGGATGTCATTACAAGAAGCCTTAGATTGGCCTGGAAAGTATTCAACACCGGCAGGTTAATGCACCCTCCTCATCTTACTTCCCTAACGGGAGGTAGGGTGAGGCTATCCACCTATTTTTTTTTTTTCTACTAAGGAGTTACCACATGCATTCTTTTCTTCAAAGCGAAGCCTACGCTTCATTCGTCCTCTCAATGGCTGTCTATAAAGAAAGCTTGGGCATCATCACCATCAGCGATGCAGAGATTACACAGGTGTTAAATGTAATGCCTGATGTCAAATCTGCATTCAGTCATTTCTGCGGCATTGCTGACCAAATTCACACTACTGATGGGCAGGTCGCTACATATGAGATCTATCAATCAGAACCCAACCACAACAATGTAGGAGTATTTATGATCCCACTTAGTGACACTGGCCGTCTACAACTCAACTTCCTTGTGGCTGAAGTTTACAAAGCGCCTATCATCCAAATGGTGCGCTAAGATGAACATTGTCATGGACCAGAAAGAGCTTGTCAAGATTATCGAGGCGCATATTCATTCGCGCCTTCATGATCCTAAGGCTAAACTGAAAGTAACCTTTGAGGCCAATACTCTTGGCGTTAAAGCCAACATCACTGTCGTAGAAATCAAACCTAGACCATTCGAGGAAAATTATGCTTGAAGTAATTGACGCAATCGCTGCAACCCCTGGAACACTTGATAAAGTGGCCTTACTAGCTCAACACAACTGTGAAGAGCTGAGAAGAGTCTTAGTCGCGGCGTACGATACACGCTTGCGCTACTACATTATCGATCCGGAGATGCCTTCTGGCGCTGGTATCCATGACTTAGGGGATGATACATGGTGCTTGTTGGCGAAATTATCTAACCGTCAGGCTGGTCGTAAGGAGTTGCTAGAGCACATGATGGGGTTAAATCCATCCGCTCAGGAGCTATTGCGTCGCGTTATCAACAAAGACTTACGAGCTGACATTGGGGACAGTCTTATCAACCGTGCCATCCCAGGACTAATTTACCAACCGACTTACATGCGCTGCAGTACTGTGAATGAAGTTGATTTGCGCTTGTGGCCTTGGACGTCTGGGGTCTTCTCCCAAGAGAAATTAGATGGCATGTTTGTTAACATCGACTATCTCGGTGATGCGGTCGTTCTGCATACGCGGCAAGGGCATGTATTCGACTCTGCCTATTTCAAAGAGCTCATCAATGACATCAAGGGCGTCTTAAAAGAAGGTGTCCAGTATCACGGCGAGCTAATGCTAGAGCCTATCGTAGGAGGTCCTTTCATGGCGCGGAAGACCTCTAATGGTATCTTCAACTCTTGCCTCAAGAAAGGGACAGGAATTCCAGAAGGTTATCGGCCTGTGGCTATCCTGTGGGATATCAAGGACTCTTCAATGTTCTACTTAGACCGTTACAACTTCGTCAAGGAATTGTGCGAAAAGACAACATTGAAGACTATCCGTCTTGTGCCTACTAAAATGGCAGCAAGTCATGCAGAGGCGCTTGAGCACTTCAAAGAAATCACTGCAGCTGGTGGGGAAGGCTCTGTCGTCAAGAAGGCATACTTTCTGTGGCGAGACGGCACTAGTAGGGATCAGGTGAAACTCAAGAAAGAAGCGACCTGCGAACTCAGAGTGACAGGCTACAAGCCTGGAAAGGGTGCCTTTGCCGCTACATTCGGAAGTCTGGAATGCATCAGCGAAGAAGGTGATCTCGTCGTGAATGTGAGTGGATTTACTGAGGCTGAGCGACAAATGATTTGGAATAATATTGATGACTACATGTTTAACGTCATTACTGTGAAGTTCGAATCGGTGTCTCAGGATAAGAAAGGAAAGTACAGCTTATCTCAACCGCGTTTTGAAGAACTGCGTCTTGACAAAGATGACGCGGACACATTAGACTATATTAAGGGGTTATAGTATGCCAACAACGATTGAAGAGTTACTTGAGGCAGCTTACGAGAAAATAGGCTACTTGACATTGACGGAAGAAGATGACGTCTCCGGGCCGAAGGAAGTATACACGCTGGGCTTACATGCGCGGGTGTACTACCAAAACAAGGCGGCGCATGAGTTTAGCGGTCCCGTGTATGACATGCTGAACACAATAATGGTGGACCCAGTGACTGATGAAGTTAGGGTTTCCTTTGAGACAGCCAGTAGCTGTTGCGGTATTTCAGCTTGTGTAAACACTGAAATCACCCCTCTGAAGCTATCTTCGCCGATCCCTCCCCACCTCATCGTAAAGTTCTACAAGGAGGTTAGATGAAAGTCTGGATTCTTACCAGAACGGAGAGCAGCATCGCAGAAGTGCTAGCTGTATGGGCGCATCGACCTATCGGCATTGAGCTGGCAGAGTGGGTGCCTCCAGAGGTAATCGACGCGCTATTACTGCTCCAAGCCATTTCAGATGGTGACTACTTGTTTGATCTGGTTGTGGCAGAAATCATTAATTAATCTACAAGCCTGGGCATGCTTCTTAACTGCCTTTAAATCCTTTAGGAGAGATACAATGGCTTTAAAATTAGTAAGAATCAACTCAGAAGCAGGCGACTTCCACGCAATCGTGTCCACGGCAGTTGATGTAGCGTACTTCAAAGGTCTAGAAGGTGCGCCTATTATGCAAGACGTGGAGGCAGCGGAGCAATTGGCTGTCACCCTTCCTCACGAGTCAGAACTGTGCATTAAGCAGCTTGAGGAAGTAGCGAATGCGTTCAAGGCGCTTACAATCCCAGCTACAGCGGAAATCGATACTTTGTGGAAGAAGTTGAAGAGAAGAGAAAATTTCATCATTAATAAGCTGCTTGGTGAAGGAAAGTTTGCCGCGCATGTGCTCTTCTGTAATCCAGATGGTGTGTCAGTAGTGGACTCTTTCTTTACTTCGACATACGAAGCTAACATACGAGAAGGGTTTGAGTATCTTCTCTATCGAGTGGAGGGATTCTCGGACAGCTCGGACCTGGAAATAAATACATGGAGAGAGGAAGAGCTAGACCCTGGCTGCAATACTTATATCGTAGAAGTGTCACATTCTGCGGTAGACTGTAGCTATCAATTAAACATTGTGGAGTTAAACTGATGAGGGACGCTATCAAGTTTTATGTTCAAAATAGCCCTGCAGGGTTGGGGAGAGTCTTCTTGGACTTATTAGTGGATACCGCCTTAACTGACGACTGGGAGGTTACAGTGGAGCTGTCTGAGCAAGTTCCGGAGTTTGTGGACACTGTCACTCCTTGGGGGCATGTACCTAACACCAATGACCAGACTAAAACATTGGTATTGCGTAAGGATGGGTTCTGTTTTACGTTAAGTCACTCAGGTATGCATGGGATATACCAAAAAGAGCCTGTCAAGGATCTCACAGATCCTTTGGCATTGTCATTAATGTTGCTGTTTGGAAATTAAGGAGATAAAATGGTACAAGAAACAAAAGTAGCAGTATTAGTGCAACATATGCAAATAAGCTTAAACGCGCTTAACAGAGAACTGGCAGAAGGCTGGCACATCATTGGTGCTATGCACTTGCCAGGAACAGATCTTCTATTTCCTGGTGCGATATATTACACTCTGATACGGGAGATCGACTAATGGAAGAACAAAACACCTTTATTTGCACACCAATGTTTGATAACGATGACGAATTAGTGGAAGGTGCTGATTTGCCTCCTGAAATGAAGAAAGACCCACAGTATTTAGCAGCAGTCCGTAATGGCTTCTGTTATGACACCTACGAAGAGGCATTTGCTGCCTCAGTAGCTATCCGCAATTTTGCAAGGAGTTTGAGATGAGCATTGAAGACGTTATCAAGAAGTCAATCGGAGCACCCCTTCGTGTCAACCAACGTAGTATCACAGTACGTGTCCCTGCAGCGTTAGAGACTCTCCGCAGCGAGCTAGATTGCACCATGCAATCACTCGTAGGTGCGATGGTGGCCGATGGCTTGGTGAAGGCTCGTAAGTGCATGTCTTCAACCCAGCCTGCTATATTGTGGCTATTGCACTCTAGTATTGGGGTGGTCGCTATCTGGGAGGCACGGCCTACTGTTGACGACTTGCGTCTTGCATTTCCCGCAAGCACCTCTTACGACGCGCTATTTAGCTTGGCAGGCATGCGCTGCTATATAGTCGGTGATCGGGAATACACCATCTCTGAAATTCCACTAACCGCCAATATTTCACACAAAGGAGGCAACAATGGCAATGGGTAATTATGGGCAGAACAAACCTGCTATCAAGGTATCACAAAAGATGTTCACAGCAACTGGACATCCTGTGGAGATATTCAGAGTCGATGATACGTACATCTACGGAATCATTGACTTCGTGGATGATGTACCTGAAATCCACAGATGGTGGTTGTCGGGTATCAGTCCTAACAATGTGGATTGGTCACTGCGGCCAACTCAAGTGTTCACTGTGAAGAGCTTGTGCGAAACCAAGAGTGGAAAGGCGGTGCGTCTATTTGCTGAAATAGATGAGGCAATACATGGAGCGTACTTGGACAAAGGTGAGTGGCTGCCTTTACGGTGGTCTACTAGCGGTGAAGCAATCTACGCTGATGAGAGTGAGGGCTTGGATCTTTGTCGCTTAAAGACCAACAAGAGTTTTGTTCCTCAGTACATCAAGGAGCGGTACACTAAGGTTCAGGAGGATCAACATCCCTTCTGTCCCGCAAGTGAGTGTAAGCGCGGGGCTATTCAGTAACCGCGTAAGTCCTCTCCCGCGTCTGCGAATTTCGCGGCGGCGGCGTGTTCGTGCCGTGTCGGGGCGCGGGGGCGGCTAGAAATGTGTGCGGCGGCGGTGGCGTGCGCCCTCGCTGTCGATACATAATGATAGGAGCGCGTCAGACGTGGATTTGACGTGTTCGGGGTTGAACTCCCTATAACTTATCTTAACTAATTTTATTTAAACGGCGAAAGCCAAATCCTTTAGGAGTGTTACAATGAGCATTAAAATCGAAATCAATGGCGAAATGGTAGAGTTCAACACAATGGCAGAAGCAACTAAAGCTCATTCTGCTTACACTGCGTCTATCGAATTGTTACCTGCTGTCAACGTATTGACTAACAACAACGAAGCTTTAAGCCAGTGGATCATTGACAACCGTATTGCTTTAGTTGGTTTAACCAAAGTTGATACATCAACAGCTAAGAAAGAATTAGCTGACCATATCGCTGCTTCAGGCGATGCTTGGTTGATTGCTAATGCAGAACGCATTTCAATCGCTGTAGCTAAACCAACTGCAACTGAATTAGCTGTTAAGGTTGCTGCCGGTATTCAAACTTTAGCTTCTGGCAATCCAGAAGTTGCTGCGTTTGTTACAACCAATTATGAAGCAATTCGTGAGGCTGTGAAGCCTAAATTGAACGAAGCAGCTACAACAGGTCGTGACTTGTACTTAGCTGACGTTAAAGCAGCTAAAGAAATCAGTGCAGCTCATGGCAATGCTTGCCGTTCAAAATATGCTTTGTATAAAGCAGCTGTTGCTGACGGTACTGTTGAAGAATTCGTAAAAGGCTTCTAAGAAGCAAATTAACCCCCGTAGTCCATAATGGATTGCGGGGGTTAAACGTTTAACGTAGTATTTAATTAACTAGTGGAGATTCAAAATGATTGAGCAAGCTATCAAAGACGCAGTACGCAACGCAACTATCGGAACTAAATACATGGCACATGTCTTGTATACTACGAGATATTGCAGCGCTGTTGTAGACACTTACATGGGCAGTCCCTTGACCGATTGGGAGTTCGCGCTTACTACCGCCGCAGAAAGAGCGGAGCAGTGGTGCGAAGGGCAACATGTTGAAGACATCCGTGTATCAGATGTGACAAGTTATTCCTGTAACGAATGTTGCATTGAGCTGTTGCTCCCACCTACGCTGCTAGACAATCTGGATGCGAAGTACTATGTCAACATCGTGGCAATCAACTAGGAGAATTAGAATGGTAACTACATTCACAGCGTTAGAGCTCAACATGATGGCTTACGCAGCGGAAATGGCGTTTGATTTAGCGTACACCGAGAAAGAGGAATCTTACTCAGCGGAGTTTGTGGACACTCTAGACAATCTGCTTGACAAGTTGAAAGGTCTTGCCACAGAGTATCCTGCTAAGCTTCCTGGCATCTACGAGAAGGAAGAGCCAGCTTATGTTGAGACTGTCTTCTCTTTGACAGACTTGACACCTGAACAGTTCAATGACTTGGCGTATTGTGTAGACGTCTACATTGAGAACATTGGAGATGTTGAAGCTGACGATCCTGACTGTTTTGCGAGAATTACACGATTGCCTAAAGCACTTAACAACCACCTAGGAGTTTCAAAATGAGTATCGATATCGTATTATTAGATGACATCATCGCAGCAATGCCTTCTGATCGCCGTATAGACAGAGGTGTTGTAATCACTCAGGATAACTTCGCAACTGTTCCAGGCTACTTGCAGGGTGATGTGATTGAGCTGTTAGTGGCGCTGTACGGTGAGCACTCTGGATTTGGATTCGGTTACAAGGAGTGGGGTGGCTGGTTTCCTAAGGCTGAAGATGTTAGCTTCAGCATGACCGTTCCTTGGGACTTGGAATTTGCCTTGTTGGCTGGCTTCAAGGTGCCAGGAGATGGTCCTGCTGAATGGCCTCTCAACAACTTCTTAGAAGAAGCTGGGGTTATATTAGAAGACGTAGACCATCTGAGCTTATCGAGCCGAACATACCTCTCTGCAGAACATGCGGCGAATCCTGAAGTAGTCGCTTTAGCCAAGTTCATTAACTCTGAAGTAGCTGCGCTTACTAAGATGGTCAACGTGAAAGAATGGTGGGGGAGAAACATGGACATTCCTTTATCGGAAGACATGATCCGCGCTATTGAACAAACAGAAATGCTAGTTCACAGCCGCCATTACGAAGGTCAAGCGTCCGAGTGGGCGTTGAGATACACAGTGAATGGTTCATTTGATTTGTCTTACAAATCCGAAGGAGGATACTAAGATGGCAGCGCTAATCGTTACATTGTCAATTACATCTGCGGCTGACAAAGAGCTCCGCATGCACGGGCCCTTCGACTATGAAGAATTCGAAACAGATGACTACATTGAGTCTGTCGAGATGTTGAATACAGCAGACACTCGCATCCGGATTGGTGACAACTGGATGTACTGCTGGAATGATTGTAAAGGTCTCGGCCCACTTGTACGTTATTTGTGGAAGCTAGACGACAACGACTTTAATCTGAACATGTTAAGTGACAGGCTAGAGGAGTACGGGAGTCTTGTATTATGACCAGCGACTTCGAGCTATCCATCGTGTGTCTTAGTGGTAGCGTGCTGGTCCTGATCGAAACTGTGAAGGTCAATAAATTGACCGATTGGGAATTCGTGGGGACTGACAATTGTCCGATCGAGTTGAAAGAGGACTATGATAGACTTATCAAGTTCTTCAATTTAGTGGGTGCCCCCGCGTAGTATTGTGTTAAGGCCTGAGCATGCCTTTCAACTGCTCATAACTTTATTTAATGGGGACTCGTTCCTCGCAAATCCTTAGGAGTGTTACAATGAGCATTAAAATCGAAATCAACGGCGTTATGACTGAATTCTCTACAATGGCTGAAGCTACCAAAGCTCACTCAGCGGCCCAAGCAGCAATTGAATTGAAGCCAGCGGTAGACATCATCACCAAAGACAACGCAGAGATCACTGCTTGGATTCTAGACAACCGTACTGCGCTTATGGGCATTACTAAGAGCGATGCAGCTGCTGTCAAGAAAGAGCTAGCGGACCATTTAGCTGCTACAGGTGACGCGTGGTTCATCGCCAATGCCGACCGTATTTCTATCGCAATGCCGAAGCTTTCTACAGCTGAATTGGCTGCGAAGATTGCGTCAGGTGTTAAAGAATTGGCGAAAGGTGATGAAGATTTAGCTGTGTTTGTAACTGCCAATTACGAAGCAATTAAAGAGGCTGTGAAGCCTAAATTGAACGAAGCCGCAGCTGCTGGTAGAGATCTGTACTTGGCAGATTGTAAGGCAGCTAAAGAAATCTCAGCCGCTCATGGTAATGCTTGCCGCGCTAAGTATGCTTTGTATAAAGCAGCTGTAGCTGACGGTACTGTTGAAGAATTCGTAAAGGGGTTCTAATATGGGAGAACAGCAAATGTATTACAATGTTTGTATTCGTGTCAATGTAGATGTGCGAGTGCTGGATGTGGAATGCAATGAAGTCTCTGATCCAGTGTTTGAGCGCATTGTGGAGCTCGATGCAGAGCTAAGCAGGGTGTTAGCTGAGTTGAAGGAGGCTGTGGCCTGCATGCGTGTTGAGAAAGACGCGCAATCAATCGTCAATCTCTGTCTCACTGGCGAGTAGTTCTTTAACCGGAGGGCTGTCATTACGGCAGTCCTCTCCTTCCTATTTTTTTTTTTTGTGAGCAAGTATGGGCACGTTAATTACCGTGGTTGATCCTCGGACGAAGTGGGCACCGAGAAGGTATGTGGCAAGGGGTTCAGATTGTCAGGGCGTAGCAGTGTGTGTATCTTTCATTAAGCGGCATGCAGCTCTAAGGCTGGCGCGACAATTAACCCAAGCGGAAGTTTGGGACAGCATTACCAATACAGTAATATTTCCTTAGGAGACAATACTATGAAGATTTTATTAGCAGCGTTAACCTTGACAGGTTGCTGTACAATAGGGCAACAGCCGCATGAAGGCTTCTATACCGATGAGTGTGGTGTTCGCAAATTCGCAGCATCTGGTAGGCATACTGCGACAAGTAGCAATTACCAAAATGGTCCATCGTGGATTCAGCAATATGACTCTCATGGCCGGTTGCATATGCATCCTCCAGGCGAACCGTATTCTTACGCGCCCATTACGAACAACACTGTAATTCCATTATCTAGACTACCTCGGAGATGAGCATGTATTTTGTGACAGGAGAAATCCACGGCGGTGAACAGAATGTTAGATACAAGAGTTACGCAGTCGCAGTCGGGGTTGCAAAGAAGTTAAGAAATGGCGTGGTCAAAGATGAGGACGGTCTCATTGTATTTCCTACTGCGCCCAAGACAACGCCAAGATGGATTCAGAATCCTCGCTACTGGACTGAAGAAGTAAGAATAGTAAAGACACTTCCAGGCGTGGTAGACGAGGAGGACTACAGAGAGTCCAAGAGAGCTACATATCTGACCTATACAGATTTATTGTTAGATGTTGCCTCTGCTATCTGGACAGAGCATAACGGGCAAATCCCTGCTAATTATTGGGTACGCCATAAAGTAGGCCCTCAGGGCTTCAGAGATGTCAACGACAATCGGCTATGTAATTTAGAGTTGACGTTAGCGCGTAATTTCTATGACTACAGATTGCCGGTTAATGCCATGCCAGGAGGGCTAACTCCTCTTAGTCTTACTAAGTTTAATGAGTGGTTCCATTATGACGAAGAAACAGGTGTGCTGTTCTCACGCAGACCGTACATCTCAGTCTATGGGGTCAGAGACATGACTAATAAGCGTCCTGTAGTACGTGAAAGAAGCGGCGGCTACTATTACGATATTGCAACGACATGTTATATCTCCGTCAATGGCAGAGTCCCTCCTCTTATGTACGTAGGCTTCATTGATTTGAATCCTAACAATTTGGCGCTCAGTAACCTAGGACTGTTCCACTGTGATTATAGTGTGGATTGCCTTAAAAGGGACTATGAGGTGAGAGGAGATTCTGATGTATTCTTGAAAGTTCTAAATATTAAAGTGACTACTTGGCCGCTATCTGTACCAGGTGCTAAGCTGTCGCATATCGGTGTTGTTAAATTACTTAAAGGCGAGGAATAGTAATGTTTTTGGAAGCGTTAACAGTAGCAGTAGCAAACAGCATGGCATGGGAAATGAAGAGAGAACAGCTACCTTCAGGCCTCTGCTATGTGGCAGAATGTCAGCTTGTAACTCGTAATGAGGAAGGGCAATTAAGAGCTAAGACGCGGTTGATTGTGAGTCCAAATCGTGCATTGATCGGGTCTTCTAATTTAGAAGAAGGTCGCTCTAACATTGAAGCGTTATTTAGCGCTTGGGGAAATAGCCAGAATCCTCAAGTGCTTCCAGCGGCTTTAGAGATCCTTCCGGGAACTGTAGGACCTCTTCGGTTTGTTGGATGGACCGAGAGTAGAACGCGTCTAGTTACGGTAGACGCTCAGAATTCTCTCTATGTGTACGAGGTGTGATTATGAGTTATTTCTTGGCTGTTGTGTTGACATTAATCTTGATGTATTGGTGGTATTCAAGAGTACCTCCTTTGTCAGAAGAAGAACTGATGTTCGAGCTGGCTACTCGTCGTTTTGACTGGGAACTATCTCCTGATAAGAGATCGTGGCAGTGTGCTGATGGTACGATTGTGTATTTCGTTAGTGCCAACAGGGTGGAAGTATGCGGCTACCCCACTTCAGATTCGTTGAGTGGGTTGGCGTTCAAGCAAGCAGTTATTAACAATTTCAGGATGTCTTAATATGGTAAAGATAGATGTTCCCAGTGGCAGTAATGGCAGAGTGTTGATTGTCGAACCTCTCCAGCGAATAGCCCCTTACAAGGGAGAGAGCTGTTTCCATTTAGACTTTTCAGTAATTACTCCTCGAGGATTATCCTTTGAGGAAATTTCCAAACTTGTAGCAGCAATAGAGGCAATTTTATGATGGTAACAGAGATATACACAGACGGTGCTTGTTTAGGTAATCCAGGGCCTGGCGGATGGGCGTGGGACTTCATGAGAGGTGATGTAAAGGTATGTTTCGGCAGTGGTGGCGACTACCATACGACAAACAATCGCATGGAGTTGATGGCAGTGATTGACGCCTTAGAACGATTGCCGCTAGAGGATGGTGTGGTGCGTAAGTTGTATACAGATTCGAAGTATGTGCTTGAAGGCTTTACTAAATGGCTAGCAGGGTGGCAAGCTAAGGGTTGGAAATTGGCTAACGGGAAACCTGTCAAGAATGCTGATTTGTGGGAGAGACTGCATATCGCGCATGCTCCTCATGATATTGAGTGGGTGTGGGTCAAAGGCCATTCAGGTATTGAGGGAAATGAGTTGGTCGATAAAAGAGCTTCGAAGTCAGCTAGAAGCTTCGCCGATGTTTTAGCGCAGGGGTTGTAAGATGGTGCTCTTGAAGAATATCATGTCAGCTATCGAGGAATGTGGTGATTGTTCTTTGTCAGTAGTAGATAACAATGGCAGGGTGTTTATGTGGGAGCGTGAGCGAGCGCTACTCCTTTGATGCAGAATTTGTTGCTGGTACTAAAGTGAAGCTGACAGAGCTGAGTACAAGCGGGTCAGGCCTGAATTGCTCTTTGAAGGGGCTCGTGCCTCGCTAGCAGTGAGACATTAACAGTTACCGGCAGGTGCTCTCTTCGGAGGGTGCCTGCTACCTATTTTTTTTTTGTGAGGGAGAGGAAGATGATGAAGACAGTGTATATAGGAGTTAAAGTAGAGCAAGGGGTAGCTGCATGGGGCGCTGCATGGGCGGGAGGAAGTGATAGCGGAATACTCACTGGCTATAAATACCTTCCCAGTAAGAAGAAGATACGTGAAGAGGCAATCAGGATTATCACTAGCCAGCCACCTCTAAAGTTATACGCCAGAGGTCGGACAAAGGAACCATTTGAGCATATTACAGTTCATACTACTAATTGGGCATGGGAGCTAGAGCATGAGAAGATGCTAGAGGGGAAGCTCCAAGCGCAGGCAGATGCCTTGGCGAGCAGAGCTGTCCATAATGCCTTAAACTTAGACATCTAGTAAGCCAAACCTTACCCTCAGTAAGCCAAACCTTACCCTCAGTAAGCCAAACCTTACCCTCAGTAAGCCAAACCTTACCCTCCGCAGGTCTCGCGAGGTAACGAGCGCCAGGTCTCGCCAGCACTGGAAAGTCCCGGAGGCCTTGCGGCGCATGGGCTGGCGGGGGGCGCGAAACTGGCCGCGTGTGGCACGAAACTGGGGCTGGGCGCGAGTCAAAATTTCGCGGCGCGTGGCGTGTCGGGCCAGCGCGGTGGGCAGAACGGGCGGCGGCGGGTGTGGCGGCGGCGAAACGGTGCGCCTGCATAATGATGGGTCACAAAACGCGGAGTAATTCGCGGCAGACCCCTTATGTATCTCTTATCCTAGGCTTGAATCGGCCTAAGGGATGAGAGATTGAGTAGACTAGGATATCGACCCTTATTGAGGGCGACAGTATGTGGTTGGGGGAGCGCAAGCAACCCCGCTAGTCGAAAGAAAGGCTCGAGAAGAGCGAGAAGGTATGGGTATCGTAGGTTGCGTTAAGGTGTATCAGTCCTAATCAGACTGTTATTGCTGCAATCAAACAAATGAGTAGGTGGAGAGATACCATCACGGCATAGGGGCAACCTATGAAGTCAACCCTCATTGGCGATATAATCAATTTTGGTATCACCACCAGAAGCGATGTGGATTGTGCAGTTGATAGCTTTGAGTATAACTTTCATATGAGCGAGTCTAAATGAGAGTAACACAAAGAATAAAAGTACAGCAATGTGCCTTTAGGCGAGGAAGCACCCTCCCAATAGTTAATCTTCATCATTACTCTTGACTAAGCTGTCAAGTGACCCCCGCCAGATCTTTACAGATAGGTGGAGAGTAATGATTAAGGTCAGTTATTGACTACTAGACCAGCGCCTATCTTCGAGACCACACCTCGAATAGGTCGGGCATCGCCCTCGCCAGAGCCTCTTTAAAGATTCTGAAAAGCCCTTTAGGAAATCTATAATAATTATTATTATGGAAATCTTTAAAGGGCTGAAAAGTTGACTTTAAAGAACCATTATGGGTGTTAAAGGCCTTTAAAGACTATTATGGTACTTTAAAGGTCATTAAAGGCCATAATGGAAATTATGATAATAATTATTACAATATACTATTAAAGTACTTTAAAGTATCTATAAAGGAGCTTTAAAGAGACTGAAAAGAAGCTTTAAAGAACCATAATGGGTGTTAGAGTGCCATAATGGGTGTTAGAGTTAATATCACAATAATCATTAATAATTACTATTAAAGATAATCCCTTAGAGTCCTTTAAAGGAGAGACTACTTTATGTGGAACAACACCAACGAGAGCACTTCAGAGACGCAATACATTATCACCAGCTGTTTTAACACTCCTTAGGATTTACAGCAAGCGATATAAGATTGTGTCCCTAAAGTGCTCTTAAAGTTAAAAGCTAATCAAGGAGGCTGTGATGTTCACAGACACTTATACAAATTCAATCCACTTACAGCCAAAGAGCAAATCATTGCCTGATAATTTTGTGGTGCAACAATACAAGGCCGGAGGAGGCGCTGCTAAGGATCGCTTAGCTGCCCTGGCATTCGATCCCATCGCTGAGTTGGTGATATCACATCGTCGCTTAGAGCTCGAAATAGAGCGGATGGAGAAGTGGAGGGATGGCATTGAAGTCCCCTTAACAGGCTCTGGAAAGCCAATGAGCTACCGTCCTGAGGTCCACCATAAACTGTACGATAATCTGTCTAAGATTAGTGAATCGTTACTGCGTTATGGTTATGGCAGAGTCAGCGAAACAGCTATTCTGCAGACTCAACAGATAGCACCTCTGGTCATTACATTGAGCGATGATGACTACAATGCTGTAGTGGGCGATTAGCTATGGTGACTCTGCATAAGACCCAATCAGCTGTCTTTAAAGAAGCTTTACTGCTCGATAATAAACGCTTCACAGCTGTATGCTGTAGTCGAGGTTGGGGAAAGAGCTATGTGGCGGCTGTTATTGGTGTCACTGCAGCTTACGAGCTTCTTCACTTGCCTAAGCACATCCCTAACAAATATGTGTATATCATTGCACCGACCTACCAGGACGTTGTGGATATTTATTATCCTCTTTTAGCCTTCGACTTAGGGTTAGAAGAAAGATGTACAAGTATCAGTAAGCAGTCTGGACAGTTCATATTCGCTAATGGTACAGAGATTAGATTGCTCTCCTATGAAGCGATAGAGCGCATCAGGGGTCGTGGTGCTTATTTTGTGATATGGGATGAGGTCTCCAGCTGCAAGAAAGGCATAGCGCCGCAAGAGGCCTGGGAGGGCTCTGTTCTGCCAGCTATTACATCGCGGTGGAGTCAGCTAAGAGTTGACATGATAAAGCAGAACCACCCGCAAGAGGGCGCTGGCCTGAAGGCGGGAAGAGCCCTCTTTATCTCAACACCTAAAGGATATAACTACTTCCACAAGCTCTGTATGAACCATGAAAGCGATTCTGCATGGGGCTACTTCACATTTGATTACACCCATTCCCCCTATCTAGACCCTGAAGAGATATTACGTCTCAAGGCTAGTATGGATCCGATAACGTTCGCTAGTGAGTACTTGGCATTGTTCAAGGAATCTGGTAATAGCGTATTCTATTGCTTTGACCGAGCTATCCACGTCCGTAAAGACCTGGAAGATCTCGGTGAAGAAGAAGATGTTCATATTGCTATCGATTTCAACGTTGCATTACAGTGTTCAGCTGTCTTTGTTGTACGAGGCGGGCAGATGCACTTTATTGATCAGTTCAAAGGTCATCCAGACACTGAAGAACTGGCAAAGGCCATTGTGGGCCGGTATAAGAACGGTAAACGTAAAGTATACTCCTACCCAGATCCAAGTGGACGGGCTAGAAAGACTTCTTCTCCGGTTGGCCGAACAGACTTTAGCATATTAGAATCACATGGCATTCATACACTTGCACATTCGAAGGCACCACCTATTGTGGATAGCGTTCAAGCAGTGAATAGAATGCTAAAAAATGCAAATGGTGATACTAACCTGTATGTTCATCCACGCTGCAACGATGTTATCTTGAGTCTGGAAAGGACAAGATGGCTAGACAATAACCAAGACACCGCCTCTATTGACAAGAGTGAGGGCGTAGAGCATTTCTCGGACGGTGTCCGCTATGCTTGCGAGTACCTCTATCCAGTCCGTAGTGGCGTCAAATCAACATCACGAGGGAGAAGATTCTAATGGACTCACAAGACGTTACAAATGTTATTTTAGCTGTAGTAGGCTTCTTAGTCACTACATTGTTCACGATGGCTGCGTCAAAGATTAAAGATATGCAGACACACCTCAATGGCACCTACAAAGAGGTCAACGACCTTAAGTTGCTGGTAGCCTCTGACTATGTGAAGAAAAGCGAGCTGAGCAGCATGTTCAAAGAGATATCTCAGAAATTGGACAAGCTAGAGGACCTCGAGATTGGTATGGTAAAACATTACGCCACCAAGGCTGACCTTAAAGGCCTGGGTGACTCCTTAGGGGGAAAGTTAGATAGAATTATCCAGGACATGAAGCTCAAAGTGGACCGCTCCAATTTACCTCCTAAGTGTGCTAATGGATTTCTGAAGGAGGACTGATGACTGCAGGTGGACCTATTATCTGGGGCGTAATTGCCCTCAGCGCAGTGGCTGTGTGGTTGATTCTTCTATTGAAGAATATGGCCGAGAAGGCTGCAGAAGAGCGTGCGATTATCCACAAGCAACAAAAAGCTAACCTCAGAGAAATCACAGGATTGCGCGATAAGTTGGACATATTAGAGTCGGACATGATCACTCAAGAGGATCTGGAAGGGTTCGTCGGCCAGCTGAGGCATGATGTAGAAAGCTTAATGGGTAAAATGGCAAATAAGATGGAAGGCTTCTTTAAGGAGGTCCGTAATGGCTAGAGGTAAAATAAAGACTATTACATCCGACTTAACGTCTGATGATGGCGGCGTTCTTTGGTCGCAGATTATTGGTGAGCAATTAGAGTTACCTGTAACTGTGGCCTTTGTCGAAGATGTGACAGCTGGATATGTATTCGAAGCTGTAGTAATGGAAGCCGATAACTTCGAGAGTCAGAATTCCGCACCCTCGAATGTTCGCGTGGAAGGCGTTAATACGACATTGATAGTTCGTCTGCCAGTCAGCAGAGGTGTCTGGGATGCTGCTACTGCATACAACTCAGAAGAATTAGTAACTTACAACGGGCTTACATATGAGCGTCAGGGTGGAGTTGCCACAATAGACGCAACAGCTCCTGATACATCGCCTGTATGGATAGTAGCTGCCAAGAATGTTGTGTACGTGCAGTTTCCTAAGACGCTGGGTGCCAATTGGAGTATACGCCCTAGTGTGACCTCGAATGTTTATGGTTTCTTTGAGATAAGCGTGACAGAGCCTAGTAACAGTACCTTTGTAAGAACTTGGAAGCCTGTGAGAGGAATGGTTGAGTTGCTGTTTAGCCCTACTCAACTGGTTAATTGATTATCCAGAAACCGGTCATCCGGGGTGTTGTAGCTACTCGCAGTCCCAATAGCGATCAGCATCCTTTGCGACCATACGCGCTCCCTGCTTTCAGCAAGGTGCATGTTTCTGTATTTCAGAGCTTACAAGCGGCCGCCTACGCAGCAGTTTCTACTCTATGCTCAGAAGTTAGTAGCTTACAAGCGACTGTTACTACTGCATTACACAGATCTGTTGCTGAGCCTATTGGCTTCCAAGAAATTGTCACATCAGCGCTGCACATTGTTGTCACGGAGCCGCTAGAGCTTTCTATGACAGCCTTGTCAGCTACAGCCAGCGCAATGGTGGATGACTATTTCCAATCAGATTATATCTTCCATGCCTACGCAGGCAGAGATAGAGACGTTTATTTAACCCCTAATTACTGCGACGGGTATATTCAATGATGAAAGAAGATGTGTTTTTAAAAGGGACCGTCGAAGTCACTATCAACGGTGAATTAGCGGAGACAATCCCAAATATGGTGGTGGCAACTGGCAAGGCGCTCGTTATTGACCATTTGACAAGAGCTGCGGCACCTATTATTTCCTTTATGGGAGTAGGCTCGTCAACAACGGCCCCTGATGTAGCGGATATCGGGCTAGGGGAGCCTGTGGCGAGAGCTGCAACTAGTGTCACAATTGACACCACTGCAACAACCAATGATACTGCTAATTTCTTGTCACTGTTCAACTTGACAGGAACTATTGCAGAGACAGGCTTGTTTACAGCAGAAACAGGTGGCATTATGCTCTCTCATGCCAATATAGGACCTTACACGCTTACACCAGCTGATGACCTGGTCATTACTTGGAAGGTTCAAGCAGTATGATCCCGTTGACATTACGTTCAGAGAAGGGCAGTGCGCTTACGCATAATGAGATGGATGAGAATTTGAGAGCTTTAGCGCGGATACCTCATTATATCCATTTAGTCAGCACGGGTCCTTTAGCACCCAAAACAGGAACTGTGCCGTATTCCCATCCTGTTCCCATTTCCATTAAGAGCGGCTACGTGACCTGTGATGGTACGGTATCTCTCATCCTCAGAAAGAACAACGCGCTGGTAGGCACTTTTACGAGTGTGGTGCCAGTGGCTGTGACATGCGAGCTTACACCTACTGATGTGTTAACTGTCGATATCGATAGCGCTTCAGGCGGAGAAAGTGCAACTTTACATCTAACTTACGAGAATAACTAATGACCTTTACCGTAACATCCCCAGGCCCAAATACTGTACAAATTACTGCGTCTAATGCAGGTGCCACTGCAGGCACACTGAATCTCTTCAAAGGAGCTTCAGGCTTCATGAAGAAAGTCGAAAATGCCATCACAGGTGTGGCGCCGGTCGCTACTACCGGGTGGACATTGTACGACACCGTGTCCACGCAAGCCATCGCCTCTGTCACATATGATCTGCCATGGATCAAGCAAGTCTACCGTTCATTGAATGCGGATGGCGTTACTTACAAGTATATCATTCTGAAATGGGATCTTGATAAGATGCAATTGCGCTCCTCAGTTTGCGAAAACTGGGACTTAGTGAACCATGTCCCAGTAAATGAATGCTGGACATTCAGTGACTGCGCTACAGTGCCTTTTAAGATGGACTCAACAGATTTCTTGATCTTTGTGAACCCACGTTGGTTGGCCTTCCAGAGTTATATCAATGGTGAATCTACGAACTGGATGGGCTGTTTCGAAACAGCTCGCGAAGATGTTGCCGACACAGCGGCTGCCAATTACCCTTGCTTCGGCTGGGTTTCATCTACATTGATGAATATTGGCGCAGTAAGTCTATCAGCAAAACCGATTGGAAACAGCGACCATACCTTAATTTCTTTCCCACGAACACGCGGCGGCGCTACAGGCGTCAACGCCGCAAAAGGCTGGGCGGGAGATTTCGGTGCGGCACAGTACCCTCATTGGTTAGCCACAACAGGCGCTGCATTCTCGTATTATCTCGGGAGCGCTATTAATAAATTTGTCGCCAACACATGGGACACTACGAAGCGGCTTGTTCTGCCAATCAAACCAATTCATGATTACGCTGCGACGTATATCAGCAACTATGGTCAAATCTATGGCTTGAAATTGTTATCACCAGCAGGTGAGAATATGAACAAGATCAAGATCAATACAGACGCAGTGGGCAACTATGACCCTACCGGGACTTTGACAGACCATTGGTTATTGAATTTGCACTATCGCAGCCCTAACGATACAACTACTGTCGGTTGGTCTGCCAACCCTGACTGGGGCGTCACCAACGTAACTATTGGTGCCAGCAATCGCACGACACAAGCTATGTCTACTGGGAGATTCTACTACGCAATCTGCGAAACTTTGGCCAAAGTGGTCAAAATTGATGCGATTAATAGTAGCACCACAGATATCTTGACCGGCGGGGTGTACAATGACATCGATTTTGATGGCGAGCGCTATATCTACGTGGCCACATCTACAGGTCTGACCCGTATTGATACCCTTGACGATACTACCACTCTCTTGGCAATTACAAATGGTGCATTTACTCTCGAAATAACTGCAGATGCTATTTGGACAGCCCCGGCTGCGGCTTCAGCTACTCCGGTTCTGACACGCGTCAATAAG